ATACAAGATAACTCTTCGGGGTCAAAAAAATGATTATGCTGTCGTTGTTTAATAACAGGCTCTTCATATACAAAAGGTTGTTGAAATGGTTGAAACTGACCTTGTTGAAACTGACCTTGACCTTGATAAGGTTGTATTTGAAAATTTTCTCTTATGGGCGCACTTTGTATCATTCCACCATTCATTGCATAAGACATATCCTTGTCTTGTTTTCTAATATGCCTATTTTGAACTTGATTTGTATACTCGTCACGTTCCATATTTCCTTTTGAAATATAATCTGTATTTCCTATGCTTCCTCCACCTGACATTAAGGTATCTGTGTCAATTAAATCATCAATAAATGTAACATTTTTCCTCATTTATATTAATATTTTTTTTTAATTTTATAATAATCAAGCCAATATGTCAGTGTAAATTTTTTTTAATAATGAATCTCCATCTGTTTCAACTAAATTTTGTAATAAAAGCCTAAAATTTGTTTGTTCTATAATAGCGGATGACTCTTCACGTTTTACAGGCTTTGCATCCAGCTGTATTTTTACCCCTTTTTCAATACATTCTTTGTATTGTTGTGTTTGTTTAAAAGCTTTAAATTCTTCAGGCGTAGCTGTTAGTTTTATTTTTAAATGAGAGTGCAACTCTTTAATATTGACCTTTGATATGTCTGAAACGGTTTTTTTGATTATGGTTTTTTTGGGCACATCTAAATCTATATTTGTGATGGCGCCTTTTTCATCTATAATGCAAACGACTCTTTTATCTGTATCCCCAAATGCGTGTTGTAAAGGAGAGCCGGGGTAGTATATATTTTTTTGAGGTGTTTGATTGTCGTGGATATGCCCGCTTATAATTTGAGGGAATTCTTCACCCCACTCGTCGCCATCTTTCGACACAATAGCACCCATCTTGCATCCTTTAAATTCTTGATGGGCAAAAATGACGTTGTACGTTTTCCAGTCTTTAGAAACGGTCTCAATTGCCTCAATAAAACGACCCGGATATACGTAAGGACACATTAAAAACGTAAATGTCGAGTCTGTTAATACAATAGGCTTTTCAACCACTTTTACATTTTTATAATGGGAAAACACATTAAGCCAGTGATTTGATGTTAGGAATTGTTGATTGTTGATCATATCATGATTTCCAACCAAAATGTGTACAGGTGCAAATGTAGATAAAAAAGTGACAAATTCCAGAGATTTGTTTAGCGCTTGTGTAAAAATGCGTTCGTGGTAATGCATCAAGTCTCCGCCAATGATAATATGGTCAATTTGATGCAATTCACATATTTTTTTCAACTCTGAAATAAGGATATCAATTTCTTCATGATTGTCGGTTTTTATGTGAGGATCACCAATGAATAAAATCTTCATACTTTATTCATTTTATATATTTGTTTTTATTATTTCGATTTCATTGTTTCAATTGCATTGTGTTAACTTTATCGTGTCAACTTTATTGTGTTAACTTTGCATTGCATCAATTTTATTGTGTTAACTTATTGCTTTTTGTCATTGTCCTTGTCAAGTAAATACATTGTGTACATAACACCTGCCGCTAGACCGCATGCAGCAACAATGTAGTAGATAACATTTTCAACTGTTTTAGCGCTATCACCGCCAACAGCGCCAGCGATTTTTTCAACAAGGTTGTATCCACATGCGTGGAAGCCCCAGTTTAGTGCGCCAACTACAGTGATATAAAATACGATTATAAATGCAATTTTCTTCGCGTCCATTTTATTTAAAAGAAAAAGATTTATTTAAATTAAATTTTAAAAAATGTTAAAAATAAATAATGGATATAATTACCAAATTTTTATCTATACAGCAATATATTAGAATTTATCATTGGACAACTCCTATATACAATCAACACGTTATATCAGGTCAATTGTATGAAAAATTAGACGAATTAATTGATGAATTTGTAGAAACTTTTTTAGGTAAAAATAAATTGACTTTTGAGCCATTTACAATCACAGTTTCAAGTAATAAAGATATAGTCTCATTTTTAAATACGTTTAAACAATTTTTGATAACAGATTTAGAACTTGCTCTTAATTCTAAATCTGTTATGAAAAATACAGATTTAAAAAATATCAGGGATGAAATGCTTGGCAAAGTAAATCAGTCTATATTTTTATTAAAATTAAAGTAAGGTCATTTGTTGGTACATATTTTTTACAATTTTCTTTTTAGTTTCATCTATTGTTTTTTTAGTATAAGATAATAAACGTTTTTGCTGAGATACACCTGGTATATTTTCTTTTAATATTTTGAATTTTTCATCATAGATTATAGTGAATACAGATGGATCAATAGAGTCGTCATCTAACGTATCAACAATAAATAATTTTCCATCAAAATTTAAATAATATTTTTGTTTTTGTTGAAATTCTGTATATATTATTTGCGAGATGGGTGATAATTTTTTTAATTGTGTTGACAAAATAAGAATATTTAAAGGGTTTAATGAAGGTATATAATCACTTATTGAATCATAAAAATGTAAAAGATTTTTTTGTGTGTAATAAAATTTAACTTCATTCCACTTGTTAATAAGTCGCATACGAAGTAAACATATGAGACGTTTTAATAAATTATTAGATGATACAATTATCTTTCCGTCTTTGGATAAATAATTACATTTTTTCATAATTTCTAAATCAATCACAGAGGAAGGTATTAGTTTAAAAGATGATTTTTTGAGAATAACTTTATCATCAATAAATGATTTAATATATTTTATAATTTCAATGCTTGAGTCGTCTTCATCTTTAATAAAAATAGAAAACATATAAATAAAAAATTCACCTAAAATAGTGGCTATTTTTTTATTAAATAAAAACATATCAATTAAAGGCATTTCATCCGTTGTTTCCTCTACATAAATTTTAAATATACCAAAAGAGACCACTGTTTCTTTTTTATTTAAACTTCTTTTTATCAATTTTTCTACAGCTTTACGATTACTTTGAAAAATATTTGGATTTTCGTCAATGGATAAAATTGGTAAAGACAACGGAGGAAGAGGATTGCACATTAAATATACATCGTCTTTAGTCACCAAGCATTGTATTTTTTTAAATGAATCTAATATTTGAAATTTGTAGTCGATATCTTGGGGAGGATAGTCTTGTTCTTTTATACTTATTTTTTTATCTCCTAAATAAATTTGTTTAGGAAATATAGGTGTCATTTTATCAAATAAGTATACGTATTTATCATCTTCTTTTATAGCAATTAATTCGCATCTAATTTCACGTGTTCTACTGTCTTGATTTTCTAATATAAAAAGTGTTTGATCGTATATAGGCTTATATCTTAAATAAGGACCTTTATGGTATGGTATAACAAGCTCGGCATTTTCATTTTTAAATAATCGCGAAAAGACTTGAATATTGCATTTATATGTATTTTCAAGCAAACGTATCCATCGTCGTGGGTCCATATACACGTTTTCATCTTTAAACATTTTTTCCATTTCATCAAGTGTCAAATCTGGGTTTTCTTGAGACGCGATTTCAAATAATTTTATTTTTTGTTTTTTTTCACCAGTTGCTTTTAATACGCACTCTAAAAAACTATGTTTAGATGACTTTACACCCAGCCTATAATATGTGTATACAGTATCTGTATAAAGGGTTGACAATAATTTAATAATATTTTTAGGCAATTCTCCATAGTGATTTGCTGGTAATAAATGATGAAGAGTTGATAAAATGCCTTGCTGTTTTTTGTCTTTTTCTTTTTCTGTAATTCCATAGTATATGTCAATATTGTTATTATTATTTTTACGATTTTTATAGCAGCAAGGAATGTATTCAAACTTGTCTGAATTTGATAAAGATTTATTTAAAAATAGCCCAATAAACGGGTATTCCTCGCTATTACATCGATAACAAAATTGTTCTGGCATTTCTTCTTTGGGGAAACGAATATAATCTTCGTATTCTTTAAGAGCTGCTATTTCGGACTCTTTTAAAATGACGGGATGTCTTGCTTCTATGCAAACTTTTCGGTATTTAGATACAAATACAGAGGGCGCAAGCGTTTCAATAGTTTCTTTTTGTTCCTCTTCTTCCTCTTCTTCGTTTACAATAAACGATTTTCCTAGAAAGGCTCTGTATTCAGTAATTATATCTTTTTCAAATTTGTGGTAAAAAGAAAGTACTTTTGAAATTAAAGATATAAATGCATTTGTTTTTTCCATATTTTTAAATCTAGATAATCTAATTCGGATATAATACGACCCTGCAGAAAAAAGTTTACGGTCATATCCTCTTAATTCTGTATCCGTTTCTGTCACCTTTTTACATATAACATTACAAGATGAATCAATATCAATACCATTTAATTCGCCTCCCCTATACTTTAAAAGTAATCCAGTTTTTTTTGTGCTTGCTTTAATGCTTTCATCCACGCATAAAAATTTGGAAATAATTGGGTTATTCATAATAAGATCACTTAAAACATATTTATCTACTTTTTGTTGTGGAAAAAATAAAACGCCGTGTATATTATGATCTTGTGTATCTTTGGTATCTACAAATTTAAAAATATCTGGGTTATCAAATAAACTTAAAATGTGTTCTTTAAAATCAAACTGTTGTTCAGTATCCACATTAATTTCAACTGTAAGTACACTATCTTTTAAAAACATAATGCTATCTACAAATGTATCATTTTTTATATTTATTTTCAAGAGGATTTTATTACTAAAACTTTCACTAACTGCCTCTGTATTTTCAAAGAATTCGTGGTGTGTTTTTTTATATATTTTGCATACATTTTTAAAAACACAAAAAGGAATAACTGAATGACATACAATAATGCTAAAAATATAATCAAGTGATATGTCTATTAAAGTTGTTGATAAAAATGCTTGATAACGTTGTTTTTTAAAATCAGTATGAGGCTGTTCTTTTTCAGCCTCAAGTGCTTTATATATTTTATCAACTTTAATGACACTTTTTTCAAGTTCTTCTTTTTTTGCTTTTATTTTTTTTTTAATTTCAGCTTTAAATCTATCATCTCCAAATTTTGTAAAATCAAAAAATTGCAATGAATTTTTTAAAAATACAGATTGATCAATTTCATTTTCAAGGCGTTTATATCCTATAAATTCTTCATCATCTCCTTCTTTATTGTACAGTATCCATATGTACATTATCAATTCTATATCCAATGTACGAGGAAACTCATATGTGTCTTTAATATATTTTAAAAATTCGCTAAAACTTTTTAATTTTGTGTCTTTTACAAGGGTTTCTATTAAAAAAACTTTACCATCTTTTATTACAGACATTAAAGATGGTAAAGTTCTAAATTGTACAGCTACTCTGTTTCTAAAATCATCTGTAGTTTCTTCAGAAAAAGATGGTATTTCTTTATCATTTATCTTTATATAAACCATTTCTTTATATAAATAAGTTTTTTTATATTTGATTAATAACATTCACATTCCTCGTTCAAATTTTTAATCTTACTCTTCATCTTCCCAATCATAGTTATCATCACCCCAGTTTTCACTATCTTTATCACCGTCTTTATCACCATCTCTATCACTTTCAGTCTCATCGTCTTCTCCTCCATAATTTCCATCATCATTTTCATCTTTATCTTCACCTTCACCGTCATCTTCACCTTCATATTCATCGACTAGTAAAACTTCATCTAATGATTTTATTTCTTCTTCTATTTGTTCTTTAATATATTTTTGAATAGATGCCATTGTAATTTTATTTGATTTTGTAAATAATATAATACGAGTTACAACTTCGGTGAAACTGTAAGAATAAATACTATTTACAATAGCATCAACGCATTGCTCAAATATTTTTCCAAACTTTTGAATGTTTTGAGACACAATAACTGATTTAATTACAATCTGCCTCTTTCTCTCGTTCTCTCTTTCTATCTTTCTCTTTTTCTCCATTTTTCTTTCTTTCTTTATCTGTTTTTCTATCTTTCTCTCTAGCTCTCTTTTTTTCTCTATGTCTGTCTCTCTTTCTATCTCTCTTTTTCTCTCTATTTCTTTTTCTTTTTCCTCCATCTCCATATAAAGAGGTGATTCTGTTTGACTTTCAGAACTATCAGAACTTTCGTCTTTTATAAAATAAGGGTTTAATAATTCTTGAAAATAAAATGTGGATATAGAGTGTTGTTTATTTTCATCTGGATGTATAAATTCATCAGAAACATAAACTAAACGTACAGCAAATTTTAAAGCATTTTCGTCAAATTTAAAGTCTGGAATAAATTTAGCAAGAGTGTCAAAAATAGTTAAAAAGGCTGAAATACACAATGATCTAATAAAACATTTTTGAATTTCTTGTTCTGGCAATGTTAATTTTAACAATACGTAAGATATCCAGTCTCCTTCTTTTACATCTTTTCTACTTACATTAAATCCGTATATATTTTTTAAATCATTAAATTTATAGTTTCGTGGTACTTTTAAAACTACTGTATCGGTTTTTCCACTAACAATTAATCTTCTTGCAATTTCCTTTACATTTATAGTATCTAAATAAAGCTCGTATGTATCTATATCGAATTCTGCGTATTCTTTTCCTCCCCAGGGTGCGTCAATATATATAAATGAACTTTTTTGCTCTAAATTTGCTTTAAGAAAACTAGACTGGTGTAATGTTATTTTTGAGGATAGATCAAAGGCATCCACATTTTTTTCTAACAAATCAAATGTTTCTTTATTAATCTCAAATGAATCAATAGTTGCCATTGGGAACATTTTTGCAAAGTGTATTGTGTCAACGCCAATATGCGCAGTTGCATCTACTATATAACGTGGATCGGTAAACCATCCTTTCATAATATCTTTTACTTTTTTGACATGTTTTGGTAGTAATGAGCTGTATTGACTTTCATCATTTGTCTGAAATAAACTAAAATCAAAATCATCAAGTTTATATGCTAAAATAGAGGTCTTGAATTTTCTGGATTTGCTTGATTTTTGTGTTTTCTTTTTGGTTTCTTCTTTGATGTCTTCTTTGGCGTCTTCTTTGGCTTCCTTGTCTCCTTCCTTTTTCTTTTCTTTTACAAACCCTGGTAAAATTGGTTTTTTATACTCTGTTTCTTCTGATGTTTCGTTTATTTTTTCCAATATTTTTAATCCATCAAATGAATCTACCATACTTAATTTTACTCTTTTTAAAGCATTCAGTGCACTTTGTTTTTGTTTTCTATCTATTATTCCAAAAACACGTTCTTTCCCATTTTCACCTAAACTTTTAGCTATCTGTAAAGTTGATTGATAAATAAAAAAGGTGTATTTCCATAATTCTTCCATGCATTCTTTTGAAGCATTAAATTCCATTTCTGTACTAAAATCATCTGGTACCAATGATTTATCAAATTTATCAAATTTAACAATCTTAATGATGCAATCTAAAAAGTTTAAAAATATAAAATTAAATGCCTCAATATCAGAATAGGGAATTTGTTTTCCATCTAAATTGGTCATAAAATATTTAGATTTAAACTGTTTCATCATTTGGTATAATTCTTTTACTTTTTTGATACTAAATAATCTTATATCTTCGTCTTTTAATATATCCGCCGTATTTTTTAATTTTTTAACTTTATCCTTTTCAAGCTTTTTAAAATCTATATCGCCATGTTTTTTATAAAACTCATCTAGTTCTTGGCGTATAGTCATTAATACCGCGCTCGCATAGCCTTGTCCAAGTATGGTTTCTTCTCTATCTGTAAAAGAAATATCACTATAGTCTTTTAGCGTAGAAATAAGTAAAATAACATTTTTAGATGGCACGCCAACTGCTCCTTCTTTTGTATATGTTGGTGCATATTTAATGCGTGTTAATTCTTCAAATGTTTTTTGAACATTTATTTTAATATAGTCGTCTTTTAATTCATGATATCTGTCTTTTAATTCTGAAAAATCTAAAAATACAAATCGTTGTTGTGGCATTTCTCGTTGAATTAAACTGTATGCTTCAAACTGATTATATGTTACATATTCATATTTTTTTACAATCTTTTCTTCTTTGACAAATTTTGGTCCATCACGAGCCGTGTATTTATTTTTTAATATTCCAAAAAATTCATACATTTTAGAGTAAACATAATGCATTATAGAGGGATAACTAAATGTTCCAATAATATATAATAAATCAACATTTGGCACGTAATGATAGGGGCTATGAATACTACTGTCATTAAAATAAAATACAGTTGGTTCACGATAAGCCGTATATGGTTTTGTAACTTTATCAGGCATCATAAACAATTCTAAAAGTTTTTTTGGCTTACCACTTTCTGTATCACTTTGAATTGATTTAGGAGGCGTGTAAAGTTGATATGGCTCATAATTTTCAATAGCAGCCTTTTCCTTTCTCAATTCCTCTTTATACATTTCAAATAAATCAATATTTAAATCGGCCTCTCTTAATGGGCTACAACTGTATGTAAATGTTGGAAACAAGTCAAGCTCTTTGTATTTTTGCAAACGTGCTAAAAGCGAGTCAATTTGTCCATTTGCTTCCAATTTTGCCAACAATTGTTGTTTCATTTCTGGCTTTTTAAACTTGCATTTTATGGACAATTGATTTATATAAAAAGCAAGCAATTCTTCTTTCTTTATTGTGTTACATTTTTCATTATAGTTGGTATGATACAAACATTGCAAAATTGCAGGAATACTTTCTGGAAAGTTAAATAAAAAATCTGGTATAGCATTTTTTAAAGTTGTATTAACTATAGTTACAGGTAAATTTTCTAAAATTCGTTGTTCAATAATTTCATCAATATTATTTTTATTTGTATATGATTTTAGATTATTTTTGCCAGACTGTATTTCATCTCTAAAGAGTGTGTATACTGAATATACCTTATTTATATAATCTTGTCTTTCTTGTTTTTGCTTTAAAACAAGGTGTGCGCGTTCATTTTTACGAATAGCATATAAACATTCTCCAATAAAATTTTCACCGACGCCATCGCTCATACCAAGTAAATGATTTTCAGAGTCATAAATAATACGATCTTCACGTATTTTTAATAAAGAATCTAAAGCAGGACTTCCTTCCTTATATTTAACTTTAAGAGCTTCTTTTAAAAATGTTTTGAAACGTTCGTCTTGTACTTCTTTAAAAATTTTTAATGCCTCTTTAACTGCTTCATCTGATCGCATTTTGCCAACCTTCTCGCAAAGCAATTTACTTTTTATAAGAGATGCATACGATTTGGATACGATATTATCTGCTAAAGGAGATAGATTGCCATAAGGTGTATCTTTTGGACTGAATAATAATAAAGTAGACATTTATTATTATGACTATAATTTAAATTAATTTAATTTGTATCGCCGTAATTTTGAAAAAGCTTTGGGTCTCCATTATACAATACATCTTTATTTTTATCGCCAACAATGTATCCAAGTGGAGGATTTTTATCTTCAGTGCAATATGGCTGTATACTTTCTAAATTTGATTCGATGAAATCTGGATTATTTTCAGTCACAGGTCTATTATAATTGCAACCAATTCTATCGTATTGAAATGTGGTTGGTTTGCCTCTGTAAAGACCATTGCAACGTGGGTTAAAATCGCTTACTTTAAATAAGAATGGTTCATTTACTGTTTGCTTTCTAACATAGGAAATTAACAGTATCACCATCCCGCCTATAAGGGCAAGCATTAAACCGGATAACCAATCTGGCTTGTCTTTTCCAACTGCTTTTGCCAATTCCTGTTGTATAGTTGGGTTTGAACAAATAATCAGGATTAAAAGAAAAATACAGAACATTAACATTTATATATAATAAAAAATTAGTATTTCAATACCACTTTTTTGCAAAAAGCAGCTAGTATTTCATATGAAATAACATTCGATCTGGACCTTTATTTCTTAATTTAATAGGTGGAAACTGTCTTAATCCGTTTTCATTAAAGTCCCCCAAAACACTATTCCAAATACTAAGTTTACTATTGGCTTCGGCCATTTCAATATCAGTTTGAATGCCGTCAATTAATAATGAAATTGTTTTGTCCACGATATATCCATAATCATCTCGTTGTGTTGCATCAACTACCAAAAATTTACCATAAATATCTCCTGTACGTGGTATATGATTTTCATAAACACCAAATAATGCAATTATAACGACTTTATCCGATGGCATAATCTTTTTTTGCATTGATTTGTATAAATATTCATAGACCTTTTGCTGAATGATTCTAATAGTTCGTTTTGTAAAAACCTGGCGAGGCAATGAAGACCATTCTGTTATAGTTGCCCACCCTACATATTGCGATGGATCAATGAGATCGTTATATTCTGTCTCTGAATTAATCACAGTATCTTTAAGAACGTTAAATAAATCGTTTTGGTCAATACATTTTGCATATTCCATTTTATATTTAATTTAAATTTAAAATGCATTTTAAATTTAAAATGGATGTCTTACTTTATAGCAAATTTTCTCCAGCATCTAAACAATTGATGCTACAACTACAGCAAACTCCTGAATTATTGGAGTCACTTACAATTACGTGTATTGATAATAAATTAATACGCAAACAGATTTTATCAGATGAAAAAATTAAAATTAATCATTTACCTTGTTTTATTCGTTTAAATGATCAAACTGGTAATTTTGACATTTATGAAGGTCAAAATGCATTTGATTTTTTTACTACACTTCAAGCGCAGTATCGCCAACCTGTTTTGCAAAACTATAATTTTACACAGCCACAGCCTATTCCAGAGCCTGAAAATGAAATTAGATATGAAACTGAAACTGAAACTGAAACTGAAAATGAACCCGAACCCAAAAATAAACCAATTCAGCCAAAACAAACAAAACAAAATATAAAGCAAAAAGCCCAACAAGAAGAATCACAACGTCATCAATCTGAATTAAAAGATATGAAACGTAAAGAAGAATTTATAAAAAATCAAAGTAAAGATACAAATCGAAAAGCTCCGCCCACTGTAAAAAATAAATTATCAACATCTTTAAAAACAGTCACATTTACTCCGATAGAAGACCTGGGATTGGAAAATCTTCAAGACGTTGATGAATTAGAAGAAAAAGACGACGAAAATGAAAATGACGAAGAAAATGAAAAAGAAGAAAAAGAATTAACCACGTCTATCTCTACTTATACACATGTCCCCAAAAATGTAAATTCTGAGTTTTCAGAACGTGAAGTAAGATCAAAACAAGCTGAAATGAATGCAAGTAAAAATACAAACTCAATCTTATCAAAAGCAATGAAAATGCAGAAAGAACGTTCATAAGCACCTAAAATATTTTTTGGCACCCATTTGGTACACCATACGTCCTATCACTTTTTTGAGATTTATAATCAAACGTTGGCCCATATTTTGTACATGATCCGCATTTGTAAGGTGATTCGCCTGAAGTCATATTTAATGTACGATAAAATGGTTCGATAATTGAACTTTGATTGAGGTATATTAGCATTGCCATTGCAAAAAGGCAAACAATTAAAACCATAGCTGACATTTTTAATTTAAAGCAAATTAAATTAAAACAATTAAAATTTCACAAACATTTAAACACCGGTTAACCGTTTGATACCAAATAGGGCATCAATTTGACAAAAAGGATTTACCCCAGATGGACTGTAGTAATCACTTGTAATTGTTTGATACAGTGTTCCATCCGGTAAAAATACGGAAAAGCGCAAACAATCATTTGGCTTGAATTTAACCGTTTGTGTCATTGAACCCGCGTCCAACTTTATAAAAGGTGATCGAAGGGGATCATTGATATCTGTAATGGGTACCAAAAACAACGCACGATTGCTATTTGGATTATTACTGTAAATAACATTTTTAGAGGATGAACTGCCCGCCGTTACATTAGTAAATTCCACATAAACATATGGATAAAATGCAATGCGTGCGCCTGTAACAAGCGTGATGTTTGGAAGCGTCAAATTCACCAAACTTATTTCATAGGCTACTGTTTCATTTTGTGAAACCACACTGCCATTATACATCAGAGGGTTATAATTATCGTTTGAAAATGAAACAATATTGATATAATCACCATTTACTGGATAACCGGTAGGTTCACTTTGATAACTTGGGTAATATTGTGTAGGTCGTATGACATTTGGCGGATTTACAGGATTAACAAAACACGCATTGATACCGTTTCCAATGTATGCATTAATATAAAAACACGATCCTTCTATGTTTGTAAGAGGCGTAGTTTGATTGTTTGCGACTAAAGGAGGGTATACATAAATATATTGACCATTGTAATAATTATCAGACGTATTTGCACCACTTCCAAGAAAGATACAGCCTGACGTATTTAACTGATAATTTGGTTGATTAGTATAAGGTGTTGGCAAAGGTAAGGATGTAGGACTCACAGCCGAGCCCACATTTAAAAACTGACTTGGCAACGATTTTCGAATGGAATACTGGTTAGTAATTGTCCATCCAGGTATTTTTTGATCAAGTGTCGCCTTACGTGTTGTATAATCGTATGAAACAATGGTTGAGTAGACTGGAGAATTTCTATATCGTGAAAGGGTTTCATCAATGACATAATATCCATTATAAGCCTGGTCATACGTCATTATCTTTTTACCGCATGCATCCACACCTGGAAGTGTTAACGTCCATGGCGGACCTGTAAACCCATTTGTATTATCAAGTTGACTTGGATCAACAATAGAAACGGGATTAGGCCAAACCGGCGTTGTAATCAGAGGTGTTTGTAATGTTATCAATCCACTACTTGGCGTGTAACTTTGAATGATGGCTGCGTTGGTTGCGTCTGGTGCTTGCAGTTGATAACCCACATAGTAATCTATAACATTTTTATAGGGAGAAGTTAAGCAGATACCTGTAGGGCCACTGACATTTACATATACATTATAAATAGTACTGGACGGGCCTGTTGCAATATAGGATGTATCGGTCACAAAAATTCCAGTTGCACCAGTTGAGCCAGTCGCGGGCCATAAATATTCAACAATGCCATTTGTGACTGGGTCAGCGACATCCATTGTTTGTGTGTAAATAGTGCCAACAGGACCATTTGGGCCCGTGTATCCAGTTTGAGAATAATAATAACCCTTTATTTGCTGGTTTGTATTTAACGAACGTGGAGGCGCAAAAGGTACTTCAAACTCAGCAGGCTGTGGATATTGATTGCGATTACGATTCGCACTACTGATCTCTATAAAACGACGATTGCTCATTTATTTATTCTTTAATTAATTTAATCTATTAAATTAATTTATCACCCCTTTTTTAATAAAATAGAAGAAAGTTATAGATCCACGATCTCACGTTATACTTATGCGATTCGTTCAATTCCAACCAATGCATCAATCTGTACAAATGGGTTAGTACCAGATGGGCAATAAAAGTCATTTGCAACCGTTTCAAACAATTTTCCATTTGGTAAAAATACGGAAAATACAAGGCAATCATTCGGTTTAAATTTAATGGTTTGTGTCATTGACCGGCCATTCATCTTTACAAATGGTGTTATATTTTTATCTTTAATGTCCCGTATTGCCACCTGAAAAACCGCCTTATCGCTCTTTGGATTGTTGCTGTAAATTAAATTAGGGGCTTGGTTATTTTTAACTGAAAACTCGACATAAACATACGGATAGTATGCAATGGAAGAACCTGTAATAAGAGAAATGTTTGGCATATTTAATGACACTAAAGATAATTCGTATGCAACGTATTCATTTTGAGAGACAGTACTGCCATTATACATTAATGGTACATAATTTTCACGGGCCAGTGAGACGATATTTATAAGAGTGCCAGGCGTGGGCGGTGTGGATAATATTGTATTTGTAAAACTTGGGTAATATTGTGTATTTCCATCTACACATGGTGTATCAACACTTTTTATAAAACATGCATTGTATCCGCTTCCAATGTAGGCACTGATATAAAAACAACTTCCTTGAATATTTGTCAGAGGCGTCGTTTGGCTATTTGTTACTTCAGGTGGATAAATGTACATATATTGTCCTGTATAGTAATTATCCATTGTGTTGGCTAAGCTTCCAAGAAAAATGCAATCCGGTGTGTCCAGTGATAATTGAGGAAAATTTCCAATTTTATCAAAAATGGGATGAATTGTAAATGTTAGCGTAAGTGTTGGTGCAAGATGGGTTATTTCTGTAAACACTTTTATTTTTGCTGTATACACGCCATTAGCGACAGACGTAAAAGTAAAAGACGTGATAAAATGTATTGAAGGGGTTGCATTCGGTATTATTAGCTTGAATCCTTTATAATTTAAGGTTGATATATCTTGCGATGTTTTTACTCTAAGTGTCGTTGGATTTACGTGATGGGTTACCTCTCCTGTAACAATAGGGAGTGTTGTTGTTGTTAAAAATTCATTTGGCAATGTCTTTCGAATCGAATACTTGTCTGAGATGGCCCACGATGCAAATGGCGTCTCCAATGTTGCTGCACGAATAGCATAATTGTACGATTTAATTTTACTTGACACGATATTTGCACCAGACGACTTTGTTTCATTGACAATATAATAACCATTATATGATTGTGTGTAATCAAGAATGGATTTACCACACGCATCCACCCCGGGAAGTGTGATAACAGCATTTGTACTTGGGTCTGTTATCGTAATATAACTACCAGCGGTTGGTGGGGCTGCTAATGCGGTTTGAAGGGTGAAAGTGCAAGTTGATGGATTATAACCGATGATAATCGAGCTTGATTCAACTGGGGTATATATGGTTAACAAATATCCAACATAATAATCTAGAACAGTTTTGTATACAGATGATAACCCAGAGACAGATACTGATGACGCGGTCGAGTTTTGTAAAACGGTGGCATAGTATGGATGGGCGTGATAGAGATAAGAATCATAATTATCTATTAATTGTATTTGGGGGCCAGAAAGTCCAATTTGTAAGTAATCGCCTATTTTGGTAAAAGAAGCTGTGGTTTTAGCAGCAACATGATTATTATTATTAGAATCACGTATAACAATAAGCGTTGAATCAAAACTTCCATCGTATACAGGATTATTATGATCTATTGTTACAGAATTAGTATATTCCAGTAGACCACTTCCACTGCCATTAAAGTATAGATTATTACTTAAAATTGTTGTACCACTCCACATATACTCAATAATACCCTTTAAGACTGGATCAACAACACTGGTGCTTTTTGTTATAATTTGTTGATTATCATTATACACGGCCTTTATCTGCTCGATTTGTTTGTTTAAAGGAGATGGGCTAAAAGGTACTTCAAATTGAGACGGTTTTGGATAGCGCGCACGATTTCGGTACGCGCTAGATATTTCAATAAAACGCCGATTACTCATTTTATAGAAATATCTTTTTTAAAATAAATATAGGATGTCTTACAAATCATATAAAACAAGTAAGGCGATATTAAATAATGCAAAATATTTTTTACCATCGTCTCTTGCATACGAGAAAGATGTCCATTCTATTCTTGTAGAACAAGATAATAATATGAAACAACAACAAAATTATTCCTATGGATTGCCTGTAGAAAATGATATTTATCAATATCGCTACGATTCGTTTGTTAAAGGAAGCCGAGACGTTGACCTAATGCCAACACCTTATACCACAATCGACTTGCCTGAGACAAACTCTTCTGACGTACCTTCTAGTAAATCAAAAAAAATGCCATCGCGTGTAACTGAAAATTATAGCGATGATCATTCTGATAATGGCACGTGCGGGTTTGAGGATGACGGTGTAACGAATGCGTGTGGAAAAGGTAAAAATTTATATAAAATTATGGACCCGCGTTTTAACTTGCGTGAGGCTGCTAAAAATTGTATTTTATTAGAAGATCATCTGACACACTCTGGTAAACAGTGTAAAGACTGTATTAAAAAACATTGTTTAATGATTGAGGGATTTCTTGAAGAAGGGCTTACTCTTGATAAAAAAAGAGAATACAAGCAAGAATTTGACAAATGTATTAAAGAATTTCGAGGCATTTTTGAAAGACTTGCGGCACAGTTATCAGATGATACATTAACAGACGAAGAATGTTGTCAGTATGCACAGGAAATTCGTGGATTTCGAAAACCACTTTGTCAAAAATATGCCACATTTTTTTAAGAAAAATTTGTTTTTTGATACCTCTTTTTTTACAAAAAAAACGGTAAAATAAAAATAAAAATAAAAATATTATCTTAAAGAAAAGATGTCTGCTTATTATTCCACGTTAAATAATACAAATGGCAACACAACGCCTGGAAATTTTGGTATTTCCAACGCAATTAGAATAGGCGTCCAAGGAAATGTCCCCAATTACAATTATGGTTTAAACAATGCCGGCTTGTTGCCTCAAAATGCCGCTGTCAATACACAAACAAACGTGTTATTAGGCTTGTTAAATAACAAAGATTCAGTAGGAAATCCAGTTACTCTTGCTCCCAACGTTCAATTAGCGGTTACACTTATCCCAGCTGATGTCAAGTTTAATGGAAACGATTTGAAAATCGTTGATGGCCCCAAAATTAACATGTATCCGTCTGAAACAAGCTTAAACACTTATCAAAACTAAATACTGAATACTAAATAAATTATTTTACATATATTGATATTATATGTAAAATTATACTGCTTTCTCTTAAATACGTTCTTGTGGATACGCAGATCCTAATTTATCATAATTTAATGCAGACGTTTTTACAGGCGGTAACACTCTCATTCCATTATTAGGAATACTATAAGGATCAACCGATTTCATACCAAGCATCATTGGGTTCATTACACGACTGTCCCCTTTAACAGAAAAAGGTCTACAGCCATTAGACGTATTGTAATTTTCAAATTTTACATAACCGCTCATTTATTATATTAAAAAAAAGTGGTGAAATAATTATAAGATGGGTAACCCATCGTATAATAAAAATAATCACCGTGCAAGAGAAGGTGTGTTAACAAGGCCTATGGGGTTATCAAAAAATCGTGGATGCGGTGGTAAAGCAGACGGTTTCTGACCCGTAAGCAGTCTTAACATTGCCTTGTGCTCGGCATTGTCAAATTCCGACAGCCAATCGTAAAAAGACGGGCAAACAACCAAGCACAAATGTTCGAACAATTGCTCGACACTTTCGGTGTCGTATTTCAACGAAAAATAGGGTGCAAGAATGCCTTTCATTTTCATTGAAAGGATAAAAGGCATGTTTTCGGTCACAAACGCGTGTTTTTCTTGACGTGTCTTTAAAGTGTCCTTTTTGTCGTTCAACACAATAAGATCAATCATATCGCCCACTGGGTGTGCCAACTCAATGTCAACCGCGCTTACCGCTGTCTGGTCACCCAATGCGTTTGTCAGCATGACCGTTTTAAAAGGGGTATCAACTGGATCGTCGACGCACATCGCAACGGTATTGAAAGCTTTTTCTTTTGTTGAAACAAAGTCGATTTTTTCGCAGTAGTCGCCGTCCCATTTCCGTCGTTTGATTTGATCAAATTGGTGAGCATGTCGTGGTGACAAAAAGATAAAAGTGTGCTTGAACGACGTATTTGCGGTAAGCGAATAATGTACAGGCTGGACGGCATCAATCAGCTTTTTGCCACAGCAATCGTTCGTAAAGTAAAAAAAGCTTTCCATGTCAACCACCTTTTTCCAATAGGTATCAAAATCCTTGACAAGAGATGTATACACCGCGTGGACTGCCGGCGAGATGTAAAGAACAACATGCAAGGTCGATCGTTTGGATTGAAACTTTGCAAACTCGTCGTTCATTACAACCGTCTGAATTTCAGGCCGGTCTTTTGCACTGTACGCACTTGGTAGCTGGTTGATGAATACAACCGTTAGCTCGTCCTCTTTTGGCTCCGGCGGAACAAGTCCTGCCAAGCTAAATGGCGATTGCACGGGCGCCACGCTTCCTGTATCGTTTGATGTAAGGATGTTTGGATTGGATCTCGCAAAATTGTCCGAATTGTAGTAAAGACAAAACTGGAGCCCGTGGTCGTTTGGAGTAGGCGTCGTGGGATCCGTCAGCGAAATGCGAACATCTGACACATTGGACGGGTGCGCCACAACGTTGACCACTTTGATACCCGTCATGTCCATAGAAGCCGGAATAAGCTTTTTGGTGGGGGGCGTGTTTACAACCTCTGCCTGAAAAAGTGCAATGCTGGTTCGTTTTCCGTCCTCCCCTGCACGACCACGGATAACGTGACAAGACACAGTAGCGCTAGACATCTTTCTGGGTGCTTTTTCCATACCTATTTTCAAGATGAAATAATCGATTTTATACCGCTTTTTGGTACTAGTTAACACACTTAATTTTATAAGATGGGTAACCCATCGTATAAATTTTTAGATACTCACACTTACTTACACTTACTTGCCCGTTTTGCCAATGCGTCGGACAGGTGCCTTGGCCGGTGCAGGAGGGGGAGAAGGAGCTCTCTCGACGGGAGAAGAGGCTACTTCCGCGTCATCTCCATCGTCGTCTCCTTTCAACGACCCCTTGTCATCGTCTGCATCCGCGTCTCCGTCTTCCTCCTCTTTGCTTTCAGAGTGCACGGCAGAAGCAAATGATTGAACAGGAGGCGCAGGGGCGTCCGCCGCGCTAGGACGCAAGAGACGCTTAACACCCGATTCACGCATTTCGACCTCTGCCTCGTGAAGCTTGACTTGGAGGCTTACCTTGCTGCCGATAAAGATACCCTCAATCTTGATCGCAGCCTTTACAAAGCATTGCTTATTCATCAATGTCATCGGGTCAATGTCACGACCGTACTTGTCATAAAACAAGCTTGTAATGGTTTGCATCTTTTTGTTTTGCAAAACCTTGGCATAAAGCATTGGACTGGAACCTTCCACAATCTTGCCCTTTTCACGCTTGATGTAAATGGGGTTAAACTTCTTTAAATCAGCCTTCTCAAGCTCGTACTTGCCAACATCATCGCGATGCTGGAGAATGTAATCGACCGCGTGGTCACAAATCTTGTTAAATGTATCCAAAAAGGCCTTCTCTTCTTGCGTGGGCGCGTCCATATTCGTCAAGCACATCGCCAACGTGTATCCATCCGTCTTGCCCGTTGTCATATTGACACTGGGAGACAGACCAAAAGAAAAGAGACGAGAAGTGGATAAAATCAATTCTCCCAACGTTCCGTCAGGATTGCGGGTTCCCATTTGAATACGCTTAAACGTCACCGAGCTGCCTGGAATGTTTCCATCGCGGGGCTTTCCGTAAACAATATTGGAGGTGGTATAGCCAGAGGCCGAAGTAATTTGGGTGTTGTCGAAACTCATCTTGCTTGTCTTTTATAAAGGTTGTTTCTTTTTAAATAATAAAATAAAAAATCGATTTTATTAAATTTAAACTTTACTCGCATATGCCATATTTACCTTTTCCTTTATCCTTAAAATTGCACCGACCACCTTTACAATCTGTGTGATCAAGGCAAGCTAATCCAGTGTTACTTACAGTATATCCATCATATCTTTGATTGTTAAAATATGAACTAATACTATTTTCCTTTACGCACAATAAGTATCGGTAAATACAAAAAAACAATGCAAAAAATACAACACCGTGAATAACATTACACATATCATCATTACAACCAAATAAATTTGCCGTCATTTTTTTTAATTGCTGGCTTGATAAAATAATAAATAATAATGCCGCAACGCCTGCACAAATCAATTGTTTATACAGATGATAACGCCCCGATTTTTGCGAGGTAGGTGACGTATACTCTTCTACGATCGACGGAACAGATGCCTGCAAACATTTTTCTCGACGTGCTGGATCTTTACAACACGGGTTTTTTACAAATTCTGTTTTTTCATCGCAATACGCATGAAAGGTTTTACAGTCTCCGATATCACCACATGGCCCTTCTCTGCATACATTTGCATCAACATAAGGATGTTTTTCGTAATCAGGATAAGGATCTGATACATATGGTACATCCATTGTTCGATTTCTATTTGCGTATTCTACCAAATATCGTAAAAGCTGATATGACGTCAATGCAATCTCCACTTTTTTTCCGTTTACATAATGAGATTCAGTAAAACCACTGTCTGTACTATACACACATTTATGTCTTCCAATAAAATCCTTGGCCCCTAAAATAAACGCAAAAATGTATACGTATTCCATTTCGCCGCTCATTGCATCTCTTCCATAATACCCAAAAAATGTTCCAAGTTGTTCTTCTAAACCAATGTTGGGTAAATTATGCCCTTTTTGTATTTCGTGAATAATATAAAATATATCTTCGTATTTTGCAAGATCTTCCATTGTATAATTTGTTCCAGCCATATCGTTGAGTCGCTGAATAGCATACCCCATCATTTCTGTATCACGCATATTAAACCTGAAACGAATATGACGATCGGCATGTTTTCGAACATGCTGACGATTTACTTCTGGCGTTTTGCTCATTTTATATACTGGTATATAAAATTTTCATACTAAATTTAAAAAAAATTGTTACAAATCATCTGCTTTTGATAATGGCGGAACTGGAAATTTATTTTTCCAGATTTCCACAAGCTGTTTTCGAAATTTAAACTCTTCACCTTCAGTTGTTTTTTCAATATCAAGCGGATTAATGTACTTTGGCTCTCTTCCATTAAAATAGTTGTATGTTGCCTTAACAATGTCCATATTTTTTTTTAAAAACACTAATTGTCTTCCATAAATATAATACAGCGCATACACAAGTTTTACATAAAAATCCTCTGTAATTGGAGTAATATAAGTGTTTACTGATGTCTTGTTCCATGTCTTTAATGACTGCATTAGAGTATCAATGACATCTTGGTCTTTTTTGTATCCTTTTCCAATAATATAAATCTCCGAATTGCCTCCACGACTTGCCATTGGCTTTGTCACATAAAAATGTTTAAACACGTTACACAAAAGACGTAATAAAGACATATTAAATGGCTTGAAAAATAAAAACATTTTACATACCATCGTTCCCCCCTATTTTAATGTTTTCAATCCGCAAATTACTTGCCCAAGATTAAGAGGCGCTTCTGCTTCTTCTTCGTTAAATTCCGCGCCAATGCCAATATCGCTGGTATATAAATCGACCTTATCAGCCAATCGGTCTTCTATAATCTTGATCATTTTTGGATCAAGTACGCTTCCACCGTTTTCTTCATTCATCAACCAACGATTGGGGTATTTATCATATAATTTAAATGAATCTTTTAAAGTCTCCTTTTTTCCATCACCCGGCCATAAACTATTTGCATACCATTCGTATTTTTTAGTGTTTGTCTGAGTCTTGATATAATGGTTTAATGCCAGTATAAATGCTCCCGGAAATTCTGCATTGCAAAAAATTGTAAACGTTTCAGGATGGTCTATAGGGACAAGGTTAAATGTGTGAATCATTTCCCAGCATTTCATCCATGCATTCGTGATTGATCCTGCTTTATGAACACGTTTTTCAACTTCACGAGCATATACTTTTAACTGATCCAATATCTTTGTAACGGATGAATAAAAATTAAATTTTCTCATATCTTTGCGATCGTTGTGAAAAACATCGATTTGGGCCTTTTCCTTTTCAAGATTTTCCTCCAATGCAAGTTTTTTGTCTTTTACTATAGGGCCGCCTACGCCTACGCCCCCGTCTCCGCCTCCACTTTCATCCGTTAATTCAATAATAATAGGTTTAGTTTCATCATACTGAGAAGGCATCGAGATCATTTTTGCAAAAAAAGTTGCAAGATAACTGTCCTTTATCTTTTTACATTCCTGTAGAATCATTTTTTGTTTTGTTGCAGGCATATTTAAAAGATAATCAATGTCAAGATCCTTGCAAAATCGACGAACGTCTTTTTGCGCGATTAATGTTCTTATCACGTTTTTCGTGCCTGTAATCCGTCTAGAATCCATTGCAACCCTTGAAAATAGTGGAGTTGTTAGTTTACGAGAAGGTCGATAAGACTGTCTTATAAAGATGTCATCGATAATTTCATCAATATAAATATTTCCAACAGGCGTATAAATACTAATTTCTCCCTCCTTGTTTTTGGATACTAATGCACTTGTTTTTGGTAATAAAAACTGTGTATTTTGATTTTTCACATCTTCAATAGAGGTAAATAAATTGGTGTATATATTATAAAATCCTTGGTCGATAATGGGATCGACTTCGTCTGTGCTTTCACCTAACTCGCCTACTTTTTTAAGATTATCATAGATATCTAATATATAAATGCTTCCATACAATGAAAAGTATAAACAAGGAAGAGTTTGCAAATAATCCAAAATAAGATAAGAACGTTCTAAGGTACGCTCAGTTGCGTATGAATAATTAAACAATTTTGTTGTATGTTTCATTTCTTGAACCATTGTATTATTTTTAATAAAACGTTCTTCTTCTTTTGTAAGAACATAAGAAGTGTTTGGATAAATATAATGCATTAGCAAGCTAAAATATCGTGTTATATCATCTACAGAATTTAAAAATAATAGTATTTCATTTTCATAGATGTGTATTTTGCCCACACCGATGATTGAAAAGATATGGCAAAAAACTTTTGTTTCTTTTTGAAATTCAATTTCTTTCTCCATTTCTTTCTCTATTTCTTTCTCCATTTCTTTAGCTTTTTCTTTACCTTTTTTGTCTCTTTTTCGGTCTTGTTTTTCATCTATATCATCCCAGTTTGTTGCGTTTTTTATAAAGGCCTCTTCTAAACTGTATCCAGATAAAAATACATCATTCTGAAGAGCAAGTTTATCTGTTTCAAACATTTTTTTTATTTTTAAAATAACGCCGTTTATTTTTCTGTATTCTCCATCTTTTGATAAACTTGTAGATATATTTGTATGCTTATAGTTAAATTCTGCAATCTGTTGCAACTGAATGGCTATATCCGATGAACGGCCTTTTAAGCCTTCAAATTGAATTACATAAAAATGCTTTAAAGATGTATCATCGCTTATTTTTACGTAACTAGTATGATTTGTAACAGAATTTTGTAAAAAAGCTAGCATCCTTCTCTTTATTATTTCATTATAAATAAAATGAAATAATCATTTTTATATTTACACCTTTGGAGATTTAAAACGCCGATTTTATATACAGATAACAATGAATACAAATAATGAAGTTGATACACTTTATAATCTTGATAAACTTATCAAAAAATTAACTATACAGACGCCAGAAGAAAAGATTAAAATATTACGCCAAAAAACATTTTATCATATTACAGATTGGAAGGCGCGTAAAAAGATGCAACGAGAACGAAAACGAATGATCAGACGCTTGAAAAAAGAGCTGGAAAAAACCAAATTTTAATTTAATTATTTTCTATTTAATAAGCTATATTATTTATTAAATAATATAATTAAATATGCCAGTTACATTTGTGACGGCTTTTTTAGATTTAAATAACATTGAAAATAGACCAAATCATAAAAATACAGTTTTTTACATTAAAAAAGGCCTAGAATTACTCTCATTTCCTCATTCTTTTGTCATTTTTATAGATGCAAAATCATTGCAATTAATTCCAGAAGAGTTTAAATCAATGCCAAATATTACATTTCATACCATAGATATAAAAACTCTTCCTGTATACCATTTAACTAGCCCGGAATTAAGTCTTCCCATGGGAAGAAATAAAGAAAAAGATACATATAATTATTTATGTATAACTATAAGTAAAACTTATCTTGTTGAAAAAGCAATTGACATTAATCCATATCAGTCAACACATTTTGCATGGATTGATATTGGAGTGATGCATATCATTAAAGATACTCCAATTGAAAAGGAGTCTTTCAAAGAATCACTGTATGCCATTTCAAATTATAATGAAAAACGCATTCGACTTCCTGGATGCTTTGATCCTTTAAGATTGCAAAATACGTCTTTTTTATCATACAAAGATTATCCTTGCTGGGCATTTTGTGGCGGATTGTTTTGTGGTGAAAAAGAATCACTGCGTTTATTTTCAAAAGATGTGTTGTCTGTTTTAGAAAATTTAGATTTCATGACATGGGAAGTTAATATATGGACATATCTGTATAATAAAAAAAAAGAATTGTTTGATTGGTATAGCGCCGATCATAATATCAGCATGTTTTCAAATTTTTAAGATTTTTATAATCGTACTACATATAATTTTAATACAGAAATTATATGTATTTTACTCACTACTTTATTCAGTTTTTAATTTTTATTTAAAACAATTTTTTCATCCTCTTCAAACATTGAAATGGTCTCATTATAATCTTTAATAATCAATTTTTTTAAACCAAAATCTCTTGGAAAGACGTCGGCGCCGTGACAGTCAAAATTTGGCCCCAAATAAGGCTCAACATCTTCCTTTACATCATTTCCATTTTCATCTGTAATAGAATCAATTTGAAAAGCACCTCGTGGCACTTTTAACAAATAAACGTATTCATTTTCCCTATATTTGTACGGCACTTTTACGTGTTTTTTATTGAAACGCTCTGGTGGTTTTGGTGGAAAACAAAGCATATAAAAAACTTTACAGATATCGTATGTGATCTGGCAGCAATTTTTCTTATTTTCTGGATCGACTGTATTTTTAAAAATGGAATAAAGTGAATACACCTTTTTAATCTTTGAACGATTGTAAATGGCTGCTAAAAACAAAACGATTAAAAAGTAACCAACGTAAACAATCATTTTATTATAAAAGGATTGTTTTAAAACTGTTTTTATTTTTTGCAAAAAGCCGTATTTACTTGCTTGTCACGATTTTCATAATTCGGTAAAATGCCCGAATATTGGCATCAGACAATGCCAACTTGTGCATCACTTCAAATGTTACTTTACGCGACGTACGCTCCGCCCAAAACCATTGATGGACATTGGATAAAATAGACCATTCGTCTTTCTGACATGCCACTTTTTCTTTCTTTACAAATTTCTTAAAATACATATTGTGCAATTGCTTTGCAATTTTATACGTGTAATTCATTGTTGTTGCCACCTTATTTACGTACTGTGGATACAAAAACAAAAATGTATGAAACAATGGACTTGACTGGTCTCGTAAAAGCTCCAAAAATCGAAACCCTGTATCTGGCTCATTGTTTCGAATGCAAACATAGTTTTGATATAACGATCGAATAATCTTGAAATGTTTTCCAGATCCGTCTTTTTTGAATGCAATTACTCCCTGCGTTTGAGATGGATCGCATGTCTCTACATATCCACGCACATCGTTGACGCTTGCAAATGACAGCTCATGTTGTTTTGGCACACCAATCGATGTCGTCATATCAAACGTTTCATTTGACACCAATGTACCAATATGATACACAACGTTGGTTTCTGGCGCATTTGACACAATACGTGTTTCGTTTGTATTACGAATCAAGAAAAAGTAAACGTTGTATGTACACAAGTTCTCTGTAAATTCATCAAATGTTTTGCCGATACATTTCAGAAAAATATCGCCAAACGATTCATTGCTTCCCCAACGGCTTTTAAAGGCATCCAATTTTCGGTGGGTTGAAAGGTACCATTTTTTGTGATAGAAAACGCGCAATAGTGTGCCTTCTTCTGCGGGAAAAAACGCGTATTCAGAAAGATTTGAGTGAGGAATAGATGACATTGTTTCTTCATTGTATTCTGGTGTAAATCCAAGCGATGAAGCAACAAGTACAGAGCCGTCAAAAATTAACCCACGATACGCTTTGAGGTCATCGGGGCTTTCGTTATTACATGACCGATAAGAATAAATTTGCAAATCAGAGTTGTCATCGGTCTTCTCTACCGATGATTGTAAATGTAAGAGGTGTTCAGGTAAATAAAAGAGATCGGTCATTTTTATTATTATTTAATCCTATAAACCAGAATTAAAAACTTTAATTTATTTTTAATTTATATAAAAAGATGTCCAAGCGTTCATTTGTTGTAGTCGCTGTCAATGAAAGTCCCGTTTCAAAAACTGGTAGATATTTGTGTTCCACACCCGCTGGTGCTGCCAAAAAAGCATTTAATGAGCTTGCTAGAAAAAAAATGAGCAAAAGCAAGAGTAAGAGTAAAAGCAAGAGTAAAAACAAAAAACGTAGTTTAAAAATGGTTATTAAAATTCAAGAAACAACCGAAGGATCAAACAAGAAAGAATATACGTACAGAGTAAAACGTGTTACATTGAAAGAGCCTCGTGTAGTCGAGTTGAAAAACGGCGAAACTATTACATATCGCTATGATACAATCATTGAAAAACACTAAAATAGTAACGCTTTATCACTAATTTTCTGCTTAACATATAATATTGATATTATATGTTATTTTTATTGTTTACGAGATACTGATTTCTTTTTACTTTTTTTATTTTTACTCTTCTTTATCTTTTTCCATTTTTCATCATTAATATACGTACATCTTTCTGAGCAAGCGCCCCTATTTTGTGTAATAATATTTGTAAAATCTTTATGCGATTTTACATCTTTATTATTAGAACAAGATTTAGCCATAAGTTTTCCAAGTTCCAATACTTGTTTTGCACTCAATTTTGTAATATCTAATACCTGACCTTTTTTACCATAAGGTTTAACACATTTCCAAGTTTCAGTTTCATTGTTTGAATCCATTTATTTATTAAAAATAAATAAATTTTTAAAGCGTGTTTTACTTGTACTTGTTCATCATTATCATACACACCATACTATTAAAATAAAAGTCACTGTTCTCCTGTGTGCTCAAGCTAAATTTACGGTCTCCGAAAAAAATGTGTTTCAATGGATCCGTTGTTACACGAGGCTTTTCGGCTACCTCCGGCATATAAATATGGTTAAACGTTATGTACGGCTGCGAATCCAAAAAATCAGACAATATCGTGTCGATGTTTTTTTGATGATGAAGCACCGGACGAAGCTTGCATAAAATGCTTAAAATCATCAAATTTGTGTGCTCGTTTAATACAGATGGCAACAACAGGTCAAAAACGTGATACGATGCGTCCGACGCATCACCAACGTGGACTGGGATTTTAAAAAACGAAATGGTCGTGCAATTCATTCTTTTTCCTTTCTTTTACTTTCTCTTTTTTAAAATTTTATTTTCAATTTTAAGCGGGGCATCGCCCACAGGAAGCAAAGCTTCCGCCTGCTTCACAGGCACGCGCGACGAATTAAAACGGCCTGCTTCGCCGGCGTCAGTAAAAATAACTGAAAAGGACCCCTTAATGACCATTTAGAAAAGGGCCGTACCCCCAAAGCGCGGTTCCGCCCGCGCGCCACGGGTTAAAAATAATCATTTAGAAAAGTGTCCACAAAGAGGGCGTAGCCCCGTATCATTCCGTCGCGCGCCCTCTTTTTTGGGCACTTTTTTCTAAAAAGTGCTACGGTACCCCGCTTAGTCCTCACTAAACTCGTGCACAATCAACGACTCCCGTCGTCCAATACGCAAAGCGCGTCCAAGCACCTGTCTCTTTAACCCCTCTCCCATACGATGGTATAAAATAATTTCATCCGCCACCTCCAAGTTTATACCCGCCCCGTTAAATCGCGAATTTAAAAAAATCACATTTAAAGGTCCTCGTGTAAAATTTTCCAATTTTGATTCACGAACTGACCGCTGGCCCGACAATTCCGCAAAATCAATCTCATTATCATGCAAGTCATTGCGAATCACATCAAATGTCTCGTCATACGATGAAAACACAATCACTTTTTTTCCCGCATCCACACACCCACGAATAATCGCCATCACCGTCTCTTTTTTTGTGCGCGGTTTTGGTTCGCTTTCACGCTTTTCGTCTTCTTCGTTTTCACTCCCCTTTTTATCATCGCCAATAAACGATAAATCGGTCGGTTTCAATGCGTGGCGACACAATGGGCACGTATTGTTATTGCTTTGAAGCCATCTCATAATGCACCCACCGCAAAAAATGTTTTGACAACACGATACCATCGTATGCTGGCTCAATTTATCATAACAAATGCTACAGTCGTCGGCTAACATGTTTGTATACTTTTCCTCAATTTCTTTCATTTCATTTTTTAATGCAGTCAATCGTTCACTCCACTGATCGGCCTCTTTTTTATTGCCTCGTCGCGTCCAAAAATCCAACGACTGTTGGCAATCCACGATTTTTTCCTCTTTGCGTTTCTTTACAATATCAATTAAATTGGTCGTGGAATACACATTGCCGCCCAACTTTGAAATTGCCCCCTTGATATTTCCTGCACTGATCATTGTTCGTGTCTCGTCGTCAATATGGTTACGAAGAATCGATAATATACGTGGATTAACACATCTATGTGTTATGGTCTGTACAGGTGGCATCTCAAACGACTCCTTGATAAACTGCTCGCTATTTTTAATCACAAAAAAGTGAAGAAGATGATACGGTATGCCACGCATAAAATTTCGCAAAAAATTGTGCCCATTGCCCTTAATGCCATAAAGATACTCATACGTGGCCGTCACAATCCACATAAATCCAAAGTTAATATTTCGCATTGATGGGATATGTGTATTGGCGCCCTCATCAAAAATAAAACGTTTCCATACCACTTTATCCCCGACGTAATCCATTACTTCATTGTATCGCGTCGTGCTTAATACCACCACATCGTGCTTGCCAATCTCGAAATTATTGACATGTTTTCGGGTGGAAATCTCGTATACAGACAAACTGGGTGCCTTTGAAAGGTATACAAGCCACTGGTTCATCAATGACACGGAGCATACAATAAGGTTGGTTTTTACACGCTTTTTTGTAGTTGTTTGGATCATTCGTACGGAAGTATTCATAATGATAAAATCATTGATAAGATGTTCCTCTTTGACATCCCATTCCATCTTGTCGCGCAACATTAATGCCACCATACTGTAACTTTTTCCGTAGCCAGGCATATCCCCCAGAATGCCAAACTCGGTTTCGCAATTGTACCGATTATCAAGCGGTAATCGCTTAAATCGCTCTAAATGTTCCATTTTATTTACAGATACGCGCTGATGGCGATACAGTTGAATATTTAAATTAGAAGGTTGTTCAATCTCAGTTTGCGATTGGCTCATCTTTATTCTTTATTTTCTTTTATTAAATTGGATTAAAATAAATTTAAACAAACTATCTTTAATTTAGATTGATTAAAAGATTAAAAAATCAAAAGACGTTTAAAATGTTTAAAAAAATTTTATATATCGGCGCAGGTACCGATATGGAACCCTTGGATCGCTTTCCATCTTCTCATTTTGTTTACATTGACTCGCTTCCGCGAAACAGTTACGGATACCCTTATTATTACAGAGGATTTTATGATGCAAATTTCAAGCAAAACGTGACGAGGGCATTACAGTCAATGTCTTTTTATAAAACATCCGAAAAGGTATTTAGCAATCTGTATTCTGAAATTAATGTGGCCAATCTGGATTCTCATTCTGTATTCTTTTATCGAAATAGAAATCAGAATAAACAAGAGAAACAAGAAATACAGTATTATTTGTCGACGGGTATACCTGAAAATATATACGACGGCGATGGAAATCTTAATACTGATTTATGCAAGGACATTACAGAATGCGATGCTATTCTAGTAAAAGGTCATTGGCCCCATAAAGACCTTTTTAAATACATGACAAGGCCATTCCATTTTATTGGAGACGAAACGACGCATTTTCCAGACACGTTAGGCGCAGAGATAGATTTAGACATATTATCTTTTTCTTTGCAAAGCTTATCGGGCAAACTCTACACATTTTCCACATATGACGAATTTCTTGAAAAAGCCAACGAAAACCGCTTATAATTTTATTAATAAAAATTATAAGTAAAGCAAAGTATACAATTTTAAGCCACAACAAGCGCTAAAATGCGCGCTATTTCTTTATTTATTTTATTCACCGTCAATTCGCTCAATTTTATTTTTTTGATAAAATCCTTTACAGCAAAGTTGTTTGCACCAAATTTTTTAGAAAAATGATAGTAAATAATTGAACTTGCAACGCTCTGTGGACGCGACCGATTGATCATACTGCTTTTGTTTTTAATTTTTTCGTAAATGTCAACAATCGCATCAATATCTTCCTTGCTATGCGTAAATTTTGTAATGTATTCATTAACAAGTTCAATCGGCGTAACATATCGGTTAACTATAGTACCATTTTTTGGCGAATTTAAATTAACGTGTTTTAAGCCCTTTAAGATTATTTTTTTATCAAGTTTAAAAATCGACCGAAGTGCCTCACAACTGTACATCTTTCCGTGAATTTTAATAGAATGAAATATGCATCCAAAAATGATGGCTTTTCGTGAGTTGCCTCTGTAAATTTTGCCTTTTGTAACCTCTGTATAAATATCATTCGCCATATTAACCACTTTTTCAGAAAACCCAAACGTCTCCACATCTTTAAAGATACTTTTATCTTCTATTTTGCGAATATGGCAACGATTTGGGTCCGAATTTTTGCGCGTGTCGTCGCTTCCATAATATCTCCAGTCTTTTTCATACGAAATTATTTTTTGCAACTCAAGGCCGCATTCTGTACAGGAAACAATGCCATTATCATTGCTTACATCTGGGTGCATACATTCCTCTGATTCAAGATCTGACGAGTCTCCGTCTTCTTCCTTTAAATCAATCTCATTAAATATATCGAAATCGTCAGACGACATTTTAAATTTATAAAAATCTTTTCTTTATAAATCAAATTTATTAAATTTATTTATTCTAAATCTTTCATTCTAAATCCAGCATCTATTAGCATATTAATGTCAATTCCACTTTTAAGTAATTGTTTACCTGTAAATCCACCGTGTTTTAACTGATTGATTTTTTCTATAAATTTCAGCTTTTCTGCTTTTATTTTTACATAATTTTCATGCAGTAACATTTTAATTTCTGTAATCTTTTTATCTGTTTCTTTTTTCTCTTCCTTCTCTTCCTTCTCCTCCTTCTCTATATCTTCCAATTTAAAGCCGCAATCTAATAGTACTTTTAATTCTACACCACTTTTAAATATGTGATTGGGTGTAAAACCTTTATCTTTCAACTGCTTTATCTTATCCATAAATTTCAACTTTTCCGTTTGCATTTTCACATAATTTTGTGCCGTATATGTTTTAATTTCTGCAATTTTCTCAGCTTCTTCGTCATCTTCTTCATCGTCTTCTTTCTCGTCTTCTTTCTCCTCTTCATCAACAGATTGTTTTGTAAAAATAGGATCTGGAAACATATTCTTAAATTCACTATCTATACTACTTGCTTGTTTATCAAATTCACTGATATTATCATAAAAGCACTGAAGCAAATCACTTATTACATCATCTTTTTCCATATCTATCTCTGCCTCCTTCTTTGCAGGAATAGAAAATTTTTCTAAAAATAACATAAATTCTGCTGAAAAAGGGTTTTTAGTATATTCATTTACAACTATACCTTCTGATAATAATTTGCCTAGAGAAAAGCAGTATACAATACCATTTTCAATATAAAATACAGTATCAGTAAAATAATCCTTACTACCGTTTGAATAACAATCTAATTTTTCAAGTGATTTATATGCTTTGGTATATCGAAAAGGCTCAATGGAGCCGCTTTTAATAAGTTTAGTTAACGTTAATAAATCAAATAATGTTTTCTTGACATAATGAGCAACAGACTTTTCAACCTTTTCATTTAATTTTTCAATATCATATTTGTCTTTGCATAATTGTGGAAATTCATCAATTATCTCTCTTACAGAATAGTCATAAACATCGTCAAATAAGTCTAATTGTAAAATAGTATCTTTAATTTTCTGATCGATATCAACCGTTTTTCCTTTACGAACATCATCTATTATTTTTTCGGCACATTTATCTTTTTGTATTGAAATTTTTTGATACACATCTTGAAGAATATCTGTGACAGAAAACCTTAATACATCTACATCCCTAACATACCCTGCTTTTAAACGCTCGTTAAACATATGTGCTTCATTTTTCATATACTTTTCTTCTAAGAAAATAACAAGGCGTCCTAAATGATCAAGCAATTCATCGACTTTTTTATCAGTGTATTTAAGAATTAAAGAATTTGTCAACTCGGCTGCATTTTCTTTTTCAAAATAAGATGATAAATGATTGGTAAGAAATTGAGATAATGTTTTTTCTACATCTTTTACAGTTTTCTTGCCAAATAAAACGATTTGTTCATTAAAGTTTTCTGTATTTTGTTTTAACCATTGTTGTTCTTGTTGATACACTGTATCATCGTCAATAAGTTTACCTTTACGCACTTCATATTTTATGCGTATACGATATTTATCTTTTTTATGTTTTACAAGGCTAATTGTTTTATCAGGATCATTTTTACCTCGATTACATAGTAACATATCAAGATAACGCGTTCCTCTGTAAAATAATTTACCATCTTCTTCTAAAATATCTGACCCATCTATTAATATATCTGGTATATCTATTTTATCAACAAATTCTACATAAAATGTTCCAGTATATCCCTTCATCCACGGTTTTTTGAAATATTTTTCAGGACAAGTATGTTGAGGAAAATGAAAAGATGCTGATTTTTTCTCTAATTTTAATTGTTCAATTGCATATGTAAAATCAAATTGGTCAATTATATCTTTTTCAATTGCTTTTATATGTTTATAAAAGTCAGCTTCATTATTGGTATGTGCCTCAATTAAAGATTTATGCTTTTCAATAAATTCTTTTTTTTGTTTTTTATTTTTTTTCTCATCTATCTCTTGAAATTGTTTAAAAAACTCTTTATATTCCTCTGAAATAGAGCTAGCATATCTTTTTGTTTCCTCTTTTAATGCTTTTTTATATTTTTTAAATTCACCAATATCGACAAATTTATAAGTTTCAATTAATTTATCAATTTTAGACATTTCTTCTTGTGTTTCATAAGGCAAACCAAGAACTTGTTGACGTAAATAGTTTTTAAATTCTTCTTCTTTCTCTGTTTCTTTTTCTTCTTTTTCTTCACTTTCTTCTTTACTTTTGTCTTTACTTTTGTCTTTACCCTTCTCCATTTTTTCTTCTTTAATCAATCTTAACATATCATCTTTAAAAAGTAATTTTTTCTTTAATATATCCAATGCATTTCTTATTAAAAATGGCGAGTTATCCTTATCCTTATCAGTAACTATGTAAAATGGCACAATCATCAGTTTTTCTTTTAATTTAATTAAAATTGTTTCAGATATAGATTGTATTTCCTCCTGTTTTTTTATAAGAGAAGATACTAATTGTTTGCACTCCTCATTTTTGCTTAATAAACGATATGCCATATATTTAACCGTTTCTCGTTGTATACTTGGATGAGTCTTGTCATAATTAATTTTTTCATCTCGAAGATGACTAAACATTTTTTTTAAATCTTCGTCATCAATAGTATCTATGCGTATAAATATTTCAGATAAATGATCATATATAGATTGTGTAAAATCTAACTCTTGGCTTAAATATCTCATTATATTTTTAATGTCTTCTTCTTTATATGCACGAGGTTTTTGTAACATTTCATCTTTTACCATTACAAAATTCTTATGGTCTTTAATAAATGGATCTAATACAATATATCTGCCTTCTATTTCATCAACAGAAGAAAAACGTGTAAATGTAAAAGGGGTCAAAGAAAATAAAATTTGTTCTTGCTGTTTAAGTTCTTTTAAATTATTTTTAAATAGTATTTCATCTTCCTTTGATAGCGGTTTTTCTTGAAGTTTTGATTCAAGATCTTTAATAGATTTTTCAATGCTTAAATAAAAGTCTTTATCAAATTTTTTAAATTGTTTAATTAATCCACTTTCTTTCTCCTTTAATTTTAAAATTATTTTTTCAATACTATCGTCTCCGTCTTTATGTTTGCCATCGTCGTCATCATCATCGTCGCCGCCGTCAGTATCACTTGTTTTTAATTTTATTATCCAGTCATTTATTTGTTTTTTTACTTGCTTTAATTCTTTAAACAATTCAATTTTTTTAACTGTATCTTCTTTAGGCACAACACCATCAAGAATATCTTTAATTTTTTCTAAATCTTTTGTTGTCATAAAAGACTTTTCAATCTCGTGCAAACGATCAACTTCATTTTGTATTTCTTCATATGTAACAGGTTCGATAAGTTTATCAGATCCCATTGATCTTATAACTTTATATAAAATAAGCATGCTATAATAATGATGCAAATTTTGAGAATTTACGTATTTTTTAAGAGTTTTTTGTAGATAGTTTTTCTTAACTTTTTTAACAAGCACTTCAATCATTGGAAAATTTTTTGCATTATCAAAAATATCATCATTGTCAAGTAAAGAAAGACTAAACATATCATCATAACGCTTTTTTTCCTCTTTTATAAAGTTTTCACGCAATTTTAATTTTTCGTCTGCTTCTTTCTGTTCTTCTATTTTTTCAAAAACACGAAGAAGAAACGCAACTCGCTCTTCTTCTTTTTGTGTCAATTTAGCCGTTTTTGCTTTTAACTTTTCAAATTCTTTTTGACGGTCTTCAACATTTAAAATTCTTTTTACATATTCGGTTTTTATTTTTTTACGCTCCTTTGGTTGAAGCAATTCTGGGTAACGAAATTTTAATTTATCGTACAGCTGATTTTTATTTAAAGGGTCACCTTTTACATCTGTAATTGATATGTCATTTTTTAATGCAATTTCAATTAGTTTCTTTAAAGGAGGTATCTTTTCATCTACAATCATTTTTTTCAATTTTTTTGTCTGCTTTTTTACCTTTTGTTTTACCTTTTTATCTTTTTGTTTAGAATCAGAGTCACTTTCAGAGTCACTTTCTAACTCATTTTCAGGATCATTTTCAGAGTCGCTTTCAGAGCTGGTTTCAGAATGACTATCCGACTCGTCACTTTCAGAGTCTTCAGGCTGGTCTATGTTAAAAAATTCTTCATCAAGTGCTTCACTCATTTATTTATAATAAAATTATATATTTAAAATTACTTTGATTTTTTTTAATTTTAAAAAAAATCTTAAAGGATTGTCTTTCTGTTAGGCTGTTCACTTTTATCTTTTATGTAAATAAATGTTTGTGTAACTTTTAATTGCTCAATAGCCTTTTCTAAGAATACAATATGGTCAAAATATTTTTTGCACATTTTGCACTCCTCCTTTTCTTTTAACATTTTTAGTTTTAATAACTCATTTGTTTCTGAATTTAAATCATACCAATCCTCGTACACTTTATGAGACATTCTTTATTTATTTATATTCTTTTATTTATATGTATATTTTAAGTGTTAGGCAAACAATGAGTTTGCTTTTTTAAACTTTTTAGACGAAATCTGTGGCGCAGATTCTATCTTTGTTTCGACAACGCCATCTACCTTAAATACAGATGGCGGAATAGGAAGCGACGGTGACACCACATCAACAGGTTTAGTTTGATGCGCAATAATTGCCTCAATATCCATCTTTAAATCAAACATACCTGTACCCGTCTTTGGTATTTTTCCAAGCATAATACTTGCTGACACGCCATCCGTCGTTTCCTTCTCACTATTCAACCCTGCTTTTAAGAAATTCTCCAAACTTTCCTCAAACGACGCCTTTGACAATGGCCCTGATCCTACCTTTTTCTGTCCATAACGACTAATCGAAATAATGGACCCGGTATAGACCATCAAATCCACCAATAGCTCCACATGGCTTGAATTTACAAATGTCCCATCACTTGTTACCACATCCATAAATTCCTCTATCAAAAACTGGCGCGTCGCTTCAATCCCAAACACCGTATTAATCTCCCACATGTTATTGCATAGGGATCGTTTTTTGTCAACAAGCGGGTCCGCAAAAAATCCGTATAAATTACTTCCTTCGGTCGTAATCACCCACTCTTCTACTTCATTTTTACGCTTTTCAAAAAAAATGCTATTTACACCTTTAATGCCACTGATTTGTAATGAAAGTAGTTGAGGGATAATCTTGTCTTCAATCATTACCATATCGTCCTCGTATGTTTCTTCCAGTTCTTCGTGTACAAGTTCAATCGTTTTTTTGTCTTCCTCTGGTTCATCTTCTTCCGGTTCGTCTTCTTCTTCCTCCTCGACATCGTCTGTCTCTTTAATATCGTCGTCGATTTCATCCGGTTCCTCCTCATCTATTTCATCCCCTTCCTCGTCTTCCTCTTTATTTACTTTTTCATTTCTATATTCATCAATAAAGACGTCAATAATGCCTTTTGATTCAGGTGTATACAATACAGTCATTGTTGGAAACGCGTCCTCGATTGCTTCCTTGATTGCTCGCATCGTCACTTGATACTCGTAGACCACATCCTTGTTTAACTCAAACCGGATGCGCCACCCCAAATTGGACGCGTCGATATCATACACATCGCAAAAAAGATAATGCCATTTCTCCAAAGGCTCTTTTATAAATTCGGACGACTTGTACAATCGTTTTAGGGTAATTTCTGTAAACGAGTTGCCAATACGCTTACGAATGCCTGCTATGTCTGTAAACGGCTCTGTCAAATATATTAGGCAATTCACCATCTTTGGATCCTTTGTCGCGTTCAACAATTCACTGAAACGTGGGACACCTACCACGACCGATTTGATGGTCAAGCCCGCACTATGAAAAGTGTCATTTACGCACAGTCCGTTGAATATTAAAAATGTTCGTGTTTTTTCAATAGTAAAATCGTAAACGGTTTCTTTTGATGCATCGACGTATTCAAGTGATACAATTTTATCGAAATATACATTTCGATCTACTGGAAAGCCTTCTTGTTGATATCGATGTTGAATACCAAAAAAAGTTGAAATAAAACGAATGCCATCAAAAAGGTCGGATGATACTGTAAATTTTTGAGGAGTTTTGCCAAAAAATCCATTAATCAATCCCTCTTGAAAATATTTATTGGCAAAAAAGGCAAATGATGGGACTATTTTTTCTGCTTTAGTTGGGCACATGCAAAGCTTGGCAATATCGTTATCTAATTTTATCCCATTCTGGTCATCCTCGTCCTCTTTGTCCGATAAAAACTGTCCAATCCGTTTACCAAGCTCCATTGTCAACGGAATTTTAATGTCAGATAAATCCAGAAAATCGTCTTCTTTGATTCGCTGTAAAAATGTGCAAGTTGGAACGATGTCACCTACTTTAATGTCGCTTCCATTTTTACCACTAAATTTTTCACCATCCCACACTAAAAACGACTTTGACTGTGTCGCAGATACTTCTCGTCCACTTTCTGTCTTTATCTTTACAAGTTTTCCAACAGGAAGATGACGTGTAATAGCCTCGACTTTTAACCAACTTGTCATCCCATTTTCATCAACGCTTGGCATTGTCAAGTCTAAACCAGTTGTATCAAAATATTCCGTGCGATTTTCTGGGATGTGGTCGACTTTTTTTGTATTTTTAGGATCATCCAATACTGTATCAATAAATTGCCCGATTGGCTCTATCACACACGAGCCATTCACGTTCACGATAATTTTTTCATTCCAATCCAAAGAGTTCAAGGTGGTTTGTGTTTGTCTTTCACCGATACTTTGGGCGGTGATAATGCCGACGGCTTCCCCTGCCTGTGCCATCGTTTTGTGGTAATATTTTACAATTTCGTCTTTAAATTTGGGGAAGATTTCTGGGTAAATCTTGACCGTTTTCATATCCGCGCAAAGCTTTGTGCGCACTTTTTGAATGATTGATTGGGCGACTAAAGGTGGCAATGCGCGATTGATTGGGATCGCATTGCATATCTCGTCAAGTTGCTTTTCAGTCAGAAGCTGGGGCGTGCTCATATTTTTAAAAATCAAACTATTTTTAAAATTATTATCAATTTTATATATAATCACAAATTTCTGCTATATTTTCTTCCGTTAGTCGAAACGGTTTACAGCATCCATACACCATCTCATTTTTGGATAAATTTTCACACGACTGTTTATCCAAATGAGGATTTACTTGTTCTCCTGTTTGCTTGTACACGGCATGTCGAAAAATGCGACAGTTGATCTCTTGTTTATAAATTAAAACGGAGTGATTGCAATGTGGGCAACTAATTATAATGTAATTATCTGTCATTTATATAAGTAAATTAAACTAGATGTAAATTTTTCATGAAAATATAAAAAATGAGGCACACATTTAATGTGTGTTGGACTTTTGAAAAATCCAAGGAAATATTTTACAGTTTTTAAAATAATATTTTTATTTTAGGTTGTTTTCAGGGGACACCAAAAATGCAAAAAAATTACCAAAATTTTTTATTTCAATTTATTTAAAAAATCTAAGATTTATTTAAAAACATAAAGATTTATTTGAAATTATCAAATAAATCTTTATATTTATTTAGCCTTAATTATGGAATAAATAAAAACATTTAGTAATAAATAAGATGATTTGGTCTTTAACAAAATGATTTATATTTTTTCGAAATCAGTAAAAATAAATATAAAATGACACATTTCTCTGTAAATTAAAAAAGTAACACCCACATTTTTTGTGTGTGTTGGCTTTGAAAAAATTCAGAAAATATTTTGATAGATTTAAATTTATTTTTTTATTTCAGGTTAATTTGAAGGGTTAACTAAAAATGCATAAAAATGTAAAAATTTTCATTTAGTTTTTTACAAACTTTTTTAGTTTTTATCGAAAACATTTATAAATAAATGAAATGATTTATTTAAAAACTAAATCATTTACTATAAAATGGATAAAGAGTCTTTTACGTGCGAGTTCTGTAAAACGACCTTTAAAACCAAACACATTTTAAAATCACATCTTATTCGAGGTAAAAAGTGTTTAAAACAACGTGGTTTAAAACTAGAATCTTCATTTATATGTAAAGGCTGTAATGTTTCTTTAGTATCAAATATAAGACTTAGGGAACATCAAGACACCTGTAAAAATTATGCATTATTTATAGTTAGAAATGAGTATGATGAAAAATTAAAAGCGATGGAAAAAACCATTTCTGAATTAAAGCAAACACACTTTAAAACCATCAACGAGTTGTCTGAACAACATGAAAAGCAACTTTCTGATGCAAAAAAGCAGTATGAAAAAGAAATGGCTGAAAATGCCCGCAACCATGAAAAGGAAAAACAGTTTTTAGAAAAACAACTTGAACGTATTCATACCAGCTATGAAAATGTCGCCAAAGATGCCGTAAACCGTCCTACAACCACCACCAATAATACGGTTAATCATATTCGAAACATTTTATCTACAGATAAAACCGTGGATAGTTTAAAACACGACGATCTTGTCCTTGTATTTCGCAAACATCTTACAGAAGACGTCTTGCTTGGCGGGCAAAAAGCGCTTGCCAAAATATGTTCTGAAAATATCATACATACCCCTGATGATAAAATGTTATTGGTATGCACCGACGCCAGTCGCGACAAGTACAAATATATGGACGACAGTGGCAATGTAAAAGAAGACGTCCACGCACGCAATTTTACCAAAAAAATAATAAAACCACTTGAAAGCGTCGGTCAAGACGTATATGATAATGCGTGTGCAACAATCGCTGAAGAACTTGAGAGTCTTTCTGTTATAGAGTATGGCAAACAGGCCTCTTTGAGAAGCAAGGAAGAACGATTGATCAATTCGTTAGTGGAATTGCGAGCCATTGATCTTGAAAATTACAATTCAAAATTTTTAAATGAATTATCAATACTTACAAAACGTAGTTAAGAAAGATATAGTTATTTTTTATTTCTTATTTTTCTTAAATTAAATGGGACAAACCCAAACATATGAAGGAATATTTTTCTGTAGAGTATATAAAGTAAACTATAATCAAACAGAAAGAGATATAATTGATAATCCATCAGATTATTTTTTTGAAATAGATGATTCTTCTTGGGAAAAAATTAATATGTTAATGGAATATCATTTGTTAAAAACGTTTCAAGATTTAAGATTAAATGGATTAGAATGTGGGTTTGGCGGTGATGAAGGCGATGGGTTTGTTCGATACAAGTCGCCTAACAATATTACCGACATACATCCGATGTTTTTTTCAGTAACAGAACCTGATACAATTATATATAAATTAGGTAAACTTGAAATTGGGTCTCAAAAATATCGGATGGATTTTATAAAAAAACAAGATGAATAAAAATATTTTGACATAAATATTATTTAAAGATAGTTTAATATATAAATGTTAAGCATTATTCAAAATATTCCGAATGTCAATACATATCCTCTTACATATGTATTTGAAAAAATGAAATTACAACATAAACCAGATACTTTATGGTTAGAGTTTGGTGTAGCAAGTGGAAATACTATTAACTATATTTCAAAATTTACAAATGATAAAGTGTATGGGTTTGATAGTTTTGAAGGATTACCTGAAAAATGGCGTGATGGTTTTGATAAAGGCGCATTTAATAGAAATGGCCATTTACCGCAAGTTAATGAAAACGTTGAATTGATAAAGGGTTGGTTTAATGAAACATTACTAAATTTTATACAAAAACATAATAAAAAAGTTTCATTTATTCATATGGATGCTGACCTTTATAGTTCCACAAAATATATATTTGATACATTGAAGGATTATATTGATACAGATTGTATTATTGTTTTTGACGAACTAGTAAATTATCCAGGTTTTGATGGAGATAAAGGAGAACTCAAAGCATTTTATGAATTTATTACAGAAAATAAAGTAGATTATGAATGGATTGGAATGAATGGAACACCTATTGGTATGTCTGGTTATTATCACGAAAATGTAGCATTAATTATTCATTCAATAAACTAATAAAATATATGTATGACCTTTTTTTGTTAAAATAATCTAAACGCTTAAATAGTTCAGTGGTTAGAATTTCGGTTTTCCAAACCGAAGACATGGGTCCGATTCCCATTTTAAGCATTATTTTACAATAAATTTATTGTAAAATAGTAAATACTTTAACATATTTTTTGGTTTAAAGCTAACATAATATATAAAATAAAAATATGCAAGAATTCCCTAAATCATTGTCATCAGAAAATACTTTACAATTTTCAGACTTGTTAAAGGATTATTATTTGCAACAAATGAGACAAGACATTTACATTCATATTCTTCGAAATAACCAGAATGATTTTTTTGACATTGAATTGTTTGACCGAAAATATGTTAAAGACATCAAAGTAACGGACAAATTGATAGACATAATTATTACTGAATTAGAGCAATTAGGGTGGAAAACATTTTTAGGATATGGCGGAACTGGACTTTTTATATACGATAAAGAAAAACCATCAAGTGCTTGGTAGATTTTTGTGAAAAAAGTGGTTTAATTTAAATTTAAATTAAAAATAATTTAAATTGTCTAATAAAAATGTCTGCTCAAGTTAATCAACCTCTTGAAAACGCGTTTATTTATAAAAATTTACTTTTTTTTATCAACAATCAAACGCTTCATAATGAGGCAATGTCAACTTATTTAAATACAACTTTTAGTTATCTTCCTAAAGAAAATGACGGTCGAACTATTGTAGTAAATGGTAAAGAATTATATTACCTTGGTTTGACAGACACTGTTTTTATATTTTATTCTATTGACGGAAAATATATTGAATCCACTGTATCGCTTTTAAATACATTATCTGAATACATTACGGTTATTATTAAAAAAAGATACCCTACAGCCGCTTTGGCTAATTTTATATCTATTAAATTGTGTTGCTATCTTCCATCAGATAAAAGTGTTCCATTTGGATTTATAAAGCAGTCTGATAACAATTCTACCGATTTATTTGGCATTCCATTGCTTTCATCCAATTTAACATTGTACACCAAAACGTTTGAATTTAATGAACAATATGAAATAAAAACACTAACATTTCAACACCTTGCCGATTACTCGGATATGATTCAAAAATTTGTACAAAAAAATACAGTGCAAACAGTGCCTATACAAACAGTGCCTATGCAAACTACACCTACACCTGTGCCAGTACCAGCACCAACGCCTTTTCCTTCATCAAATTATATTGGGTTTCAAAATCCATTTAGTCAATATCAATTCAATAAACGTTAAAATTATTGCTAAAATAATTTTTAATATTAATAAATGAGCAAGATTGTATACTGGAGATGGGCTCAAATAGATAATTATTTTTTATGCACGTTGCCATCTGATCCAAATGATATTGAAACAAATTTAAAAGAACACCAAAATGCGCTTCATTTGATACAATTATTTGAGCCTATTTTTGGGATTAAATATAATAGTATCTGTAAGTTTTCTTTATATGGGTTTGACACGGATGAAAAACCGATGTTTGAGTATGGTATAAAATGTATGATACCAGATAATGAGATGTTGAAGGAATGTGTCATTTGTTTGTTTGATCATTCTTTGCAGTATAATTACATTGATGTGATTATCAAGAAAAAACAGTATGGTGAAATGGTTTTAAACTGTGAGCATAATGGGAGAAAGACTGTACTTCCACCATCACAAATGTATCTATTTAATGAAGTGTTGATTACGATGGGCTTACAGTTTAAACCAATGCGGCTTGTTTCGTTTTATGATAATTTGCATAAATATACTATTGAAAAGTACAAAAACGTTGGCATTTGTTCATCTTTTTTGTACAAAGAATGTGCATTTGTTCAAAATGTATTATATAATAAAATGAGTACGGTTATCACAAAAGACATTATGAAAGAAGACCTTTTAAAACAACTTATAGAAGAGGTGAAAGAAGATGTTGTAAAAGAAGATGTTGTGAAAGAAGATGTTGTGAAAGAAGACGTTGTGAAAGAAGACGTGAAAGATATTATAGAAGACGTAAAAGAAGATGTGAAAGATGTTATAGAAGACGTAAAAGAAGACGTAAAAGAAGACGTAAAAGAAGATGTTGTGAAAGAAGACGTAAAAGAAGACGTGAAAGAAGACGTGAAAGAAGTGAAAGAAGAGGTAAAAGTAGTTATAGAAGAGGTGAAAGAAGACGTTGTGAAAGAAGACGTTGTGAAAGAAGACGTTGTGAAAGAAGACGTTGTGAAAGAAGATGTTGTGAAAGAAGAAGACGTTGTGAAAGAAGACGTTGTGAAAGAAGACGTGAAAGATTTTATAGAAGATGTAAAAGAAGACGTGAAAGAAGATGTAAAAGAAGACGTAAAAGAAGACGTAAAAGAAGACGTAAAAGAAGACGTAAAAGAAGACGTAAAAGAAGACGTAAAAGAAGACGTGAAAGAAGAAGTGAAAGAAGACGTGAAAGAAGAGGAAGTAAGACAAGACGTGAAAGAAGATGTAAAAGAAGACGTGAAAGAATACGTGAAAGAAGAGGAAGTAAGACAAGACGTAAAAGAAGTGAAAGAAGACGTAAAAGAAGAAGTGAAAGAAGAGGTGAAAGAAGAGGAAGTAAGACAAGACGTGAAAGAAGACGTAAAAGAAGACGTAAAAGAAGACGTAAAAGAAGAAATAGATCTTGTGGTCGACAAAAATAAAAAATATGCAAAAAAGAAAAAAAATAGTGAAAAAGAAAAAGTTGAAGAAATAAAGGAAAAAGACGAAATGAATCAAACAATTGAAGAAAAAAACGTTGAATTAAAGTTTAATGCTGATGAAAAACCTAAAGAGATAAAGGTTGAGGGAAAAGCTGAAGAAATAAAAGAAAAAGTGAAAGAAGTCGAGGAAAAAGTCAACGAAATAAAAGTTGAGGAAAAAGTGGAAGAAATAAAAGAAGAAATAAAAGAAAAAGTTGAGGAAAAAGTGAAAGAAATAAAAGAAGAAATAAAAGAAAAAGTTGAGGAAAAAGTGAAAGAAAAAGTTGAGGAAAAAGTTGAGGAAAAAGTAGAGAAAAAGGTTGAAGAAATGAAAGAAAAGGTTGAAGAAAAAGTGAAAGAAAAAGTTGAAGAAATACAGGAAAAAGTGGAAGAAATAAAAGAAAAAGTTCATGAAAAAGTGGAAGAAATAAAAGAAAAAGTTCATGAAAAAGTGGAAGAAATAAAAGAAAAAGTTCATGAAAAAGTAGAAGAGATAAAGGAAGAAATAAAAGAAAAAGTTCAGGAAAAAGTGGAAGAAATAAAGGAAAAAATAAAAGAAAAAGTTGAGGAAAAAATTGAGGAAATAAAAGAAAAAATTGAGGAAAAAGTGAAAGAAAAAGCAAATGAATTAAAACGCAAGGCAGAAGAAAAAGTCAGCGAATTGCAAAATAAGGCAGAAGAAAAAGTAAATGAATTTATAGATGGCTCGATTAATAAAATGACAGATAAAATATCGTCATGTTGTGTCATTGCGTAGATAATTAATGATTTAAAGATATATATTTATATGGGAAGCGTCTAGACGCGTTTCCTACTCAACATAGCTCAGTTGGTAGAGCGGAGGATTGTAGTCTGTTGTATTTCAAATGTCCTCCGGTCACTGGTTCAATTCCGGTTGTTGAGATTTTATTTTATTTCTAAAATAAAATTACTCCTATTATAAATAACAATGAATCTTGCAACATTGACACCAACGCCAAAACCAGAAATGGTTACAGGCAAAAAAAGTGTAAAAAAACGCAAAATAAGCAATAAACGTGATAAAAAACGTGATAAAAAACGTGATAAAAAAAGTGCTAAAAAAAGTGATAAAAAACGTGATAAAAAAAGTAATAAAAAACGTGATAAAAGCAATAAAAAAAGCGGTAAAAAACGTCATCGCAGTAACCCATATGAATACAATATACAAAATCAAATCAATCAGTTTTACGAAATGACTCTTAAATACCTTTCAAGCGGTCAAAAAGGCTTTTTAAATATTGTCAATAATTCTATTGTATTTAATAAAGGCGGAAGCGGAACCGAACTTTATTTGAAAAATTTGGAAGAGATGCCTTGGTGGACATTTAAACTTGCCGATGTAAAACAAAAATTACCAATTGCATCCCCATTATTGGTCGGACCCTTAACATTTAAAATGACATTTACACAAGCGGATAAAAATGCAGAAATAGAACGACGTTTGACTATCCAAAATGGAAATCTCTACCTTATCAAAGATTATTTATTAAATTTAAAATAATACCGCTTAGGTGCCATAATCTCGATTAATAGACTAATAAAATATTTATTTAATCTTGAATAAATATAAATATGTCTTGTATTTGTAAAAAAAATACAAAATCAGATGAAAAATGTACCCATAAATCAAAGCCTGATTCTGATTTTTGTGGCGTGCATAAAAAATGCAAAGAAGAATATAAAGCAAAAAAAAAATCAAAATCCGTTGGAAAAAAATCCGTTGGAAAAAAATCAGTTGAATCTGAAAAACCTAGATGCAGCTGTATAAATTCAACATCTGGAGAACGTTGTAAAAATAAAGCAAAAGATGGATCAAAATTTTGTGGTGTACACAAAGAATGCAAAAATCCTGTAAAATCCCCAAGAAAATCGGGAGTAAAGAAAGCTAAAAAACAAGAAAAAGACAAAAAGGTCAATGACAAAAAGGTTAAAGACAAAAAGGTCAACGACAAAAAGGTTAAAGACAAAAAGGTTAAAGACAAAAAGGTCAAAGACAAAAAGGTCAAAAAGGACGAAGAAGACGAAGAAGACGAAGAAGACGAAGAAGAAGAGGTCAAAGAGGAAGAAGACGAAGAAGACAGCGACGAAAAACATGAAAACGAAAATATCAATTTAGAAGAAAGTATCGCTGGAACGTCATATAGTTGGAGAAACTTGGGGGATGCATTAAAACCAACTAGTCAGAATAGTAATATTGATAGACGGTGGACAAATATAGCTGATAAAAATGAGGTCTTGGAAATAATGCGGAATGTTTTATGGCAATCAGGACAAAATGATGATATAATTAAAGAGAAACCAATTACTAATGTAATTTTGTTTATCAATTTTATACAGGAATTTTCAACAGACACTATTAAAAAGATTAAAATATTTACTTCGATGGATAAAACGTTTCAAAAATACGCCGAAACATTCATTCAAGACTCAACCGATTCAATGTTAAAAAGTCCTATTGATAAGAAAAACATACCCCTACATGTTTACTTGGCATTGGTAGACCACTTTTTATATTTCTTTCTCACAAAAAAACAAAAAATTACTTTTGTTAATAAATACATTGACAGCATCTTAAAAAGCTACAAGTATACGCTTGAAACATTTCCAGAACCAGGTAAAGACGGATTTATTTTACCAGATAAAGGAAAACTTGCTATTTATCAAACGCTTATTGTATTGTATGATGTCTTGTTTGAAAATTTAGATGAATAAAAAAAATATTAATATATATATATTAATATTATATTCAAAGCAGTATATACATTATTTTGTATTGATCTGTATTTTAATCCCCATCGCCTCCAACTCCTGAAACAACAACTTTGCGCAATACGGAATATTTGTCCTATTCACTTGCCCCGTCTTGCACATCCGGCACGCCGTCGCCGATGACAAGATGTTTCCGCATTGCTCACACACATTTACCTGATACGCATCGCTCATATCAAATAGGGTCTCCTGAATAAACGCCGCGCCGCCGTGACTAATCAGCGCGTCGCGCTCCATCTCACCCACACGCAACCCACCTTCACGTGATCGACCCTCACTTGGCTGGTGATGCATCATTGTCACATTTCCTGTCGATCTCGAGTGTATTTTATCTGCAACCATATGCTTTAACCGTTGGTAATACGTCGGGCCAATAAACAGCTCCGAGTCCAAAAACTCGCCCGTAAACCCATTAAACAACTTTTCGTTGCCATATCGCTGAAACCCGTACGCCTTCAACAAGTTTGAAATGCCTTCAACTGGATTAATACTTTGATCTGTAAATGCAGTCGCATCCCCAAACTTTCCGTTAAGACTTGATAGTTTTCCATAAAGACATTCGGTAAGCTGTGAGAGGGTCATTCTTGACGGCATCGAATGAGGATTCATCAGCAAATCAGGCGTAATTCCTTGTGATGTAAATGGCATATCTTCTTGGGGCAATAAAAGACCGCAGACGCCCTTCTGGGAACTGCGACTATTTCCTGTCCAATACGGTTTGCCGTTTCGTTTGGCATAGAAAACATTTCCAGGCACTTCGATGCAATACACTTTATCATTAAAATCCACCCATTCCTCCGTTTGCGCGTGCTGCTGATGAATATGCCCGTGATTTACAGTTGGCTCGTTTTTAGTAGTGACAATTGTGACTTTGTAATTGTCAAAATTCGTGGTGATGATACGGCCGTCTTTCATCGTCGTTTGACCACCGGCCTTTCGTCCTTCCGGTAAATTGACATTGGCACTACACCCGCAATGCAGGGCCAAACGTTGGACATCTTCGGCAAGCTTGATACTGCTTGTCCAGATGGATCCCGAAGACTTGCTACCATCGCCAAGTAACATGCCGTGCAATAGATTCTGGCATTCTTCCTTTGAAAAATTCCACACGTAACTTGGCAACGTTTTGTGCGGCGCACCGACGCTCAACGGCTTGAAATGTTTATACAGTTGTTTATTGTAAATAGACAGTTTTTTGCTTGATTCATGGTACGAATATGCAATATTCATTTTTTGCAATACTTCTGTTAATTTTGAATAGACACGAGGCTTGTTTGCCGAAATTGTAACCGCCCCATACTCGGCTTTACCAGACGCCCACCCCTCCGCGTACCAAATACCCAATAAATAACACCAGTCCTTTACGCTATAACTTGCTTCTGGATAGTATTCGCCATCATCAATTTGTTGGAGTGTAAAAACACCTTGGTCTGTCTTTGTCCATTCGCCGTTCTTTTTGTGCGACACACGCTTACCAAATGTCTCATCGGCGCGAACAAGTCCAAACGTTTTTCGGTCTCGCTTCTTGATGAACAATTTGTGGTTGGGCGTGACAAACATATCCAACTGCTGTGATACAAGTTTGTACATTTTTCCTGTATAGTCGTATTCAAACGTGTTTAGTGGATAGTCGTAGACGATCTCACCATTTTGAAACGTTGCCACCTTGTCTTTTTTGGTGACATCCTTGATACTTTTCCACCCATCGCCAGTCAAGACCGATGTCAACTCGTCCGTGCACGCACATTTGTCCCCCACTTCAGGGACCCGCATTTGGCGAATTTTTACCTTGACCATCAAATAGCCATCTTCCCCTGGGCCCGACCAAATCTCGTCGACCATTCCTTCTTCGCCCGACGCGATGGCCAACGAAAAGTCCATTTTTTCTTCTTGTTCATCCTTCTGAACTTTTGTCAACGTCTTGCCAACAATAATGTCGCCCTTGTACACCGGCACACCTTTTTTGACAATGCCATCTGGACCCAACTTGCTGTAGTTCATCGCCTTGTTTTGCGATTTCAACGGTGGCACTTCGATCTTCTCAAAGCTACAATTGGTCTTCTTTTTTTCCTCGCACGACAACGTACGATACGCCGTCGTTACAAACATTCCCCTCTCCACCGACGCCTTATTTAATATCACAGAATCTTCCTGATTGTTTAACAGAAACCAGCCTTTAAATTTTTCAATTATTTAATTTGAAATTGTAGGCTTCTACTACTCGCATGTATCCGTGTTGTCAGACATTTACACGCTAATAATAAACACCATCACTGGTGGGTATAGACTATACCTTGAGCCATCATTAGACTTTTACATCTTCAAGCCCGCTTCCATCTAGTCGTTGAACCTTCTCCCTATATAAGCCTTTGCGCGAATACGTAGGAGCTTGGCTGCGGATTGTCCTTGTACTATTTTGACTTTTTACCGTACTCTTTGCGATTAACAAAGACCACTTGTGAGTTTCTCCACAAGTTTGGTACCAAAATAGCATTGATGATCACCGAAATCATCGATATGTTTTTTAAAATAATATAATTTGATCTCTTGATTTAATAGGTCTTGCAACGATAACTTTTTGCGTTTCAAATTTTTCAAAGCCTCAAGCGGACGCGTGTTTTGCCAGTTGAAACAGGTTTTGCGTTCATCGTAATCCAACACGTTGAACATCGAACAAAGAATGACATGATCTATATGCCAGTAAGTGCCATAGTTTTCCCAAGACATTTCTTCCGTGAAATTGTATTCAAGCCATTTGCGAATAGCATTACTTGAACATCCAACTAGGTCACCAATGCTATCGTGATAATATTCATAATCATCCTTTTGGGTATTCATATATTTACCAAAAGATGTTCTTATATTATGAAAAAGTTTGAATGCTGGATCATTCTGTCTGCGTTCACGATGAGTTCTGGTTTGTCGTTCTTGGATTTCTTCACGGTGTTCAAGATTATAGACACGATTATACGCATCTACTTCATCTTTATGTTCTTCTTTGTAACCCTTGTTGTATTCTTTGACATGTTCCTTGTTTTTCTGCTTGTACGCTTTACAGCGATCAAGCTTTTTCTGGCGACAACACGTTGGACACATTTTTGTTCGTTTATCTTCGGCTTCAAATTCTTCATCGCATACTTTGCAATTAGTAAAGACCATGTTGTTTGTTTGTTTTTGTAGAGATTAAATCAAATTATTTTTAAAAATCAATTTTAAGGAGTTTCCCGCAATTTGGAAACGTCGCCCGCTGACACGGACTTGCCACTATTTTGTAGTGACAGGGGCACAACCGAGATTTACCCCGTATAACATGTTATTGCGACGATCGGATTGCAACCCGTAAGCATATCGTCATAATGCAACATTTTATTGTATTTGGTTTCAACTAACGGTTTCTGTGGATAATGCATCACGTGTGTGATGGTATCAAACCGTTGTCGATGCGAAAGGGCGTAGACGCCCAACGCTTGTTTCATCATGCTTGCCTCATATACCAAACGAGGGCAATTGTGAACACAAAAGTTGTCACCACAAATAAAACTTTGATTTGGCGAATCAATTGTGATGTCGCATATTTCGTTTTCAGGTGAAATGATCTTTGGCAGAATGGGCATAAACATCGTATTTTCTTTGATTGTTATCATAGTTTGCCATTCTTTAAACTCAACCCACGTCTCTTCGTTGGATTTTTTGAATGCAACATACCGCTGAAATTCGTCCAATACGCCTTCAGCCGTATTCATTGAAATGCCAATCAATGTTGAATTTTCGTAAATATCCTCTAACGGTTTCCATCCATCGGATGTCATAAACTGGTGATCATACGTCGCCTGTATCTGTCTCCCATTAAATGTCGTCACTTTATACATTTTTTTTGATGTTTTAGCGGCATAGGTATGAGAAACTTTTGCAACAGTTTGCTTTTGTGTTTCTGGATTAAATGTAATAACTTTATCACCAACAACAACATCACAAATCCGTTTTGTTGTGCCATCGGCCATGTATACACGCTCTTCTTTGAAAATACACTGATTGTGTTCGGGGTATGGAATGACGGCCGAGCACACACCCAGCATCGTGCTTGGGTGGATTTCACAGTAATTGTACGGCTGTGTCGAATGCTCGATCAAATCGGACGGATACATTGCAATCAAACTTGCTTCCACCTCGTTGCTGTCAATGTACCGAATAATGTCATTTTCAATCAATTCCGTCCAACTCATTTTTAAGTGCTCCTTTTTCAATGTTGGAATAAGCGGGTGCGCCTCTTCATCGCCTTTCTCATCGCCTTTCTCATCGTCTTTCGTATCACGATTCTCCGTTTTAAGAACATTGACAAGAGGGCGCATAAAGCGTCCGTGGTCGCAAAAGATACGCAACTCGTGCTCGTCGGCCTCTCGTGTGATTGACACCTGATCACTGAACAACTGCTGGTCGTATTTCATCCGGATCAGCTCGTCGTAACACTCGTCCAACTTGTCGGTGATTCCAAGCAAAATGCCGTTTACATAAATCATATTCCAATTCTCGGTCTTGGCGCCGTCCTTGAAAAAATCCGATGTTGGCAAAATATGGTCGCACTGTTCAACCAGTTTGCGCACCAGTACCGCATTGCACCCCGTCGTCAGTTTGGCCAACAAGGAGAAATTTTTAATGATACCGATGCCTTTGCCTTCCGGCGACTCGACGACGTCCACGAAAAAACACTGGCTTGTATGGATCTGACGCACCTTGACATTTTTGCCTTCTTTGCCAATCGGGATCACAATGCGACGCAAATGCGAAATCGTTGCCGGATACGTCAATCGACTCATGATTTGACTGACACCCGTGCGCACATACGTATTTTTCTGAGCACACCAATTGCCCGACGCCATTGGGCTTTTGATGGCCGGCGTGATACTGTTTGTGCGTGAAATGGCCGTCAAAATGTCCTGACGCTTTTCAAGGTATTTTTTCAAATTGTCGCAATACCGTTTCAAGCACATTCTAAACAGGTCGCCAAGCAAGACGCCGGGGCCTTCGATGCGCTTGATGGACACATTGTCACGGTCTTCGTGGACGCGTTTGCCCAGACAGACCCGAAACAGCTTATTGATCATACTGCCAAGCAAAATGCCCTTCTCAAGATTGGTCGAGATGCCCATATGGGGAAACAGTTCGTTCTCAATGACTTGGGTGGTATAGTGGATACGCCGTTCTTCGCTATCTTCGACTTTTTGCGCCGACGATTTGCTGATGTATTTGATGGCTTTTTCTTTTGTATTGTACGCCACACTCTCGCGGATGAGGCGTTCGGTGTACTTTATTTCTTCGTGCGACGACGGGTTGATGAGACGCGCAATTTCTTCATTGTTAAACCCAAGGGCCTTAAAGACGGTGCCCGCAAGCACTTCTTTGGACATATACGGCAAGGAAAAACAACAGTTGCGAAAATCCTTGTCAACCGTGGCTTTCAACAGGACACTGTGTCCGGTTTCTTCCGACATGCTACGGATTTCGGCAACGTAGGGATACTTGTCCGAATTGCTTTCAAATAGGTACACTTGATTGTAATTCAACCGTTCTTGACAGATAAGCGCGCGCTCTTTGCCATTGACAATAAAATAACCTCCGGGGTCGTTTTCGCATTCACCCTTTTCAATGCATTCGTGGGCCGACAGGCCGTACAAGTTGCACCTGGACGATCGTACCATGACAGGCAAACGCAAAAGAAACACTTTGGGGTGCAAAAGTTGGTTGACCTTTTCCATCACGTCGCCCTTCTTTTCCCAGAATTCTTCTTTAATGTCCACAAAAACGGGCGCGTCATAGGTGATATCGCGCACACGGGCTTCGTATGGGGTCAGATAGTTGAGAGTGCGCCCTTCATCGGTAACAGACGCTTTTTCAAAGTAAACTTGGCCAAACGTGGCCTTGTATTTGCTTGTTTTTGTTTCAATGGAGATGGAGGTGGTTTCGTCAAAGATTTTTTGGAGACCGTGGTTGACAAAGAATTCATAGGACTCAAATTGATGGTACACGGGGCCTTTTTCAACAAAGTATTTCTCAATGACAGAGAAATGGTCGTCTTCCGTAGTGGAAAAGGGGAAATGATTAATTTGATCCGACATGTCGTCAATTTGATTTTAATTGTTTTTTTACAAATAAAATCAGTTTTATGATTATTTTATAATTCTAAATATAAATGAAAGAGGTGATTATTATCATTTTGCTACTGTGCATTGTAAACACATTTTTATTATTAAAGCACATGTATGATATGAAAAAACACGCTAATTGCGAGGGTTATTTCGAAGTTGATCGTTTAAGCACCCGTGTTGGTCCTTACGATGGCATTACATCTTGTTCCGGGGTAGGTGTACGCAATGTACGTGATAAAAATCGTCCAATTGGGGATGATTCATTTGTATTTAATGGACCAAAATCCAAATAAAATAAAATTATTCTAATAAAAGGGTAATGATAAATGGTAATAAATACGACACTAAGTATCATCAGGCGAAAGAGCATGCTAAAAGTCTGATTGATAAACGTGATACAAACATTAAAAAATATGTTATTATTTTAGACATTGATGATACTATATATGACACTAAAAAAGATAAATTAATTGAACCTATTTTTGACCTTTATAATTATGCACTTTCGCAAAATATTTATACCGTTTTTATTACAGCACGAGAAGGTTCAGAACAATCTAAAAAATTTACAGTAGAACAGTTAAATGCTCTTGGCATAAAAGGCTACGATTTACTTTATTTGAGGCCTCCAAGTATGAAAGATGTATATAAATACAAGACATATGCACGTAAAAATGTGTTTGAATGTGGATATATACCTTTATTTTCAATAGGTGATCAAAAGTGGGACATTGGTGATTATGGTGGACATGGCATTCATATAAAATAAATAGCGCTTTTTGTCGTTAATCTTGTTTAAATTTTGTATTCTCCTATTTTTTTAAAAAAGCGCTAAATTTTTTAAAATAAAGGTGAAAAAAAAAGTTAAAATAAATTTATTTTTCACTTTATAAAATGGATACAAATGTATGTAAAGACCAAGCTACTTTTGACAGAGCTGTAAGACACGCTATTAAGCACATTGATGATGATAAGCAGAAACAAAATAATGTAGCACGAATGATTGTTACCCTTATTATGCTTACTTTTTACTTTTGGGCATTGTTGCTTGCTATGAAAGTGTCTGACCCTCAACAACGTGTTTTACATGTTATTTTTGCATTGTTTACAGGTCCTTTGTATGTTTTAGCATATTATTTGGGAATGTTACAGGCAATGGATGGAAGCAAAGGAGGTGACGATGGTGGTGATGATTATTAAGACCTCTTTTTTTTCAAAAAAAGAACGTGTTACATATAATTTAAAATTATATGTATTTTTAGTATATTTTTATTTAGTTTTTACATATGATATCTACATCATCTTTTTAGCCGAACGCTTGGCGGATCGTTTAGCCGAACGTTTAGCGGTTCGTTTAGCAGATCGCTTGGCGGATCGTTTAGCCGATCGTTTAGCCGAACGCTTGGCGGATCGTTTAGCAGATCGCTTGGCCGATCGTTTAGCCGAACGCTTGGCGGATCGTTTAGCCGAACGCTTGGCGGATCGTTTAGCCGAACGCTTGGCCGAACGTTTAGCCGAGCGTTTAGCGGATCGTTTAGCCGATTGTTTAGCGGATCGTTTAGCCGATTTTTTGGCCGATTTGCACACCAATTGACAATCTAAATTATCGCGCAATTTTTGTAACAATTCGTTAATAGGCGATGCACGCGAAGCCCGGGAAGCACTCGAGGCGCGCGAAGCACGAGAGGCCTGCGAGGCCCGGGAAGCACGCGAAGCGCGGGAAGCACGAGACGCACGCGAAGCCCGGGAAGCACGCGAAGCGCGGGAAGCACGAGACGCACGCGAAGCCCGGGAAGCACGAGACGCACGCGAAGCCCGGGAAGCACGCGAAGCACGGGAAGCACGCGAGGCCCGGGATGCACGCGAAGCACGCGATGCCCGAGAAGGCTTGGAGGCACGCGATGCGCGAGAAGGCTTGGAGGCACGCGATGCGCGAGAAGGCTTGGAAGCACGCGATGCGGGCTTTTTACGCGAAGCAGGCTTTTTACTTGAAGCGGGCTTTTTACTTGAAGCGGGCTTTGAAGATGACCCAGAATCAGATGGAAGATCTTTATCTTTACGTTCTTTTTTAGGAGGTACCTCATCAAAATTTTCAAAAGCGTCAGAATCATAGTCTACGTCTGATCCACTCATTTTTATTAATAGATAAATATTTAAAAAAAAATGTTAATAATAAAATGTTATCTTTATCGTCTTTATCATCTTTATCAACTTTATCTGTATTACCTTTAATTTATATAGATAATGAACTTGATTCATTTTTAAAGTATATTAAAGGTACTTTTAGCGATGTAAAAGGACATGAATTTGAAATAAGATTTAGCAAGACTGGCACAAATACAATACCAGAAATTGTTTACAATATGCTTTTACAAAAATGTATAAAAAATTACAAGATAAAACAAGAAGATTTAAAATACAAAAGTAGCATTGTTAAATTTTATAAAATGACGAAAGGCGGACTTGTTACAGAATATAGAAAAATAGAGTCCAAGGATCAAAGCATTTGTCAAATAAAAAATGGAAAAGACAATAGAGACAGATCTTATCATCTTGGAAAATCCGGTGATAGTTATACTATTCGATACTCGTCGAGTGTAGAACAAAATATGGATTGTCCAGGCGAAGACGTTGTTAAAGAAAAAACAGACGTAAAAATAAGAAAACGCAATCGTTTTGAATACGATACAGGAAAAGGATACATTTATATGTTTACAAAAATAAAAGATGGAACAAAATCGGCAGATGGAAAAGAAGAACTAATAAAATATGAATTTGAAATTGAATATGATAGTAAACAATTATCTCAAGAGTTGATACAAGAATCTCTCTGGCTAATCACTGATTATTTTCAAACAAATTTAACGATTGATAAAGTAGACAGTCTTCTTAAAGGTCCTAAAGCTATTTTCGCACAATTTGATAAAGATGTGCGTCTACCAAAACCTGTAAATATAAAATTAGATTCGTATCAGACACTTCGATCAAATAGTTATACGGTTACTAATAAACTGGACGGCGAGCGTTTTCTTTTATTTTTTTTAAATGAATGTGTATACGTTCGCCAAGGTGACAAAGTGGCATATATTACAGATTGTGATAAAGAGTTTGATAATACATTAATAGACGCCGAATTTTTCAAAGGACAATTTTATTTTTTTGATTGTTACATTTTTAAAAACCGGCCTTTGCAACACGAATTGTTAGACCAACGTTTGCAATGTGCAAAAGAAGTTGCAACGAAAAATCCAGCATTGTTTATAATGAAAATATTTTACAAAAATTTGTACAAAGATACAGAAACCTTGCTTGAAACCTTGTCTAAAGAAGATAATGATGGGCTTATATACACACCACAACGAATTGCACCAAACCAACCTGTATTTAAATGGAAATTTCCTGAAAAAATGTCAATTGATTTTCGCGTCATAGAAGCGGGCCAAGATGGTTCAAAATACAAGTATTATTTGTGCGTGTATACGCCGAGGGATCAAAAAGGAGAGACAATGTTTGAAATAGATGGTAGGTCTGCTATTTATCTATCAGATACAGAGCTGGCAAATAAAACAATTTATGAATTTATGTATGATAAAACTGCGAAAAAATTTGTATTGCACAGGCCTCGTCCTGATAAAGATCGCCCTAATTTTGTAAATGTTGCTATCGATGTTTTTAAAGATATGGTACACCCGTTTGAATCGTATAAATTGCTGGAGCTTTTTAAACCAATGTTTAAATTTCGAAAATATCATAATCAGATTAAACGTGAAATTATTCAACATTTTTGCGGAAATAAAACGGTTCTTGATTTGGGCATAGGACGGGGTGGCGATATTGATAAATATAAACAAGCTGGTACTAAAAAAGTATTTGGTGTTGAACCAAACTCAACAAATTACGGCGAATTGCTTGAACGCTTTCCTGAATATGTTGAAAATGTTGATACACCAAAATATTGCGCAGTTCATCCGGACATTATTGCAACACAATTTTGCGAAATGTGTGCAGATAATCAGTATCTTTGCACACAATGCGACACAGACGCGCACACATATGCAAAAACACGTGAGCATGTACGAGAACGTATTAATAAAGACAGGTTTGTAGACTTGATCAAAACAAAAGCACAAAATACAACACAAATTGTTGAAAAGGTTGGCGTCGAATGCGCAGAAGGCGTAGACGTGGTTGCATCCTTTTTTTCGTTAAGTTTCTTTTTCTTTCCAGACAAACCCGATGATCTTCAAAAATTGGTTCAAACCATTTCACAAAATTTAAAAGAAGGAGGGCATTTTATTGGGACAACCATTGATGGCGATCGGACAAAAGCATTATTAAACGGCCTGCCAGATAAAACCTTTAATTTTGGGGATGGAAGTATTAAATTAAATGCCGATGAGACGGTTTTATTTGAAATAAAAGGCACCATTGTTGAAACACAACTTGAATCATTGGTTAATTGTGAAAGACTACTAAATGAGTTGCGTGATGTCGGTATAGAATATTTAGGTGAAGACAATTATTCACACTTTTTTAATGGAAACAAAGAGCTATCACGTGACGAAAATACGTTAAACAGTTTGTATCGAAAATTTGTGTTTAGAAAGCATCGATTGTCCGCTGAAATTCGTGAGTTATGTTCTACAAAGAAAGTGTCTGATTTGCTGACGCGTACAGAAAATAACAAGTGTGTGGATATATTCTATAAACTATTTGAAAAAAAGGTAGATATGTTTAATGTGCCACCTGAACATACGTATGATGCATTAAAAGAATTTATGTTTACAAAACGATTTATTAATCCCATAGATTCTTCCCATTTAATAAAAACTGTTGCCATTACAGGGGGTAGGTTAAATAAAGTTGTTTTTCGACAAAAAATACCAAGCACAGCTGTGTTATTGAGCGACTATACAACGGTTGAAAATAAGAAAAATTACCCAATTTTGCGTGAACAAATTCTAAAGACGTTAGAGGTCTTGAAACAAGCCAGTATTGATTATGGCAATTTGACACCAAAAGGGTTATTGGTGAGCGAAGAAAGTGATGGTAATATTCGGGTATTGTTTTACGATTATTCGCGCACAAGACATACACATACACATAAACATACACACACAGAACACGACGGGGGTAAATGGATATGGTCCACGCGCACATACACGGACGCACACAGATGGGTGGGTCTTAAGGTGAAAGATCAAGAAAATTTACCGGCTTTATTGGAGTTTTTGACAAAATAGTACATTTGCTTTTTCATAAAGTGTAGTAAAAAAACAGTTTTTTATTTTAATCTAATTATAATAAAAAAAGATGGGAGATATGGAAAATTATTTTCTTGTATTTATTGGAATTTTAGTCATCTGCCTTATTGTTAGTGTTTTGCTTTTTAAACCAAACATTGGTGGACAATTTGGGTTCAAGAAGATCAATGGCCAGTGCTTGAAAGTTAATGAAGCACCTCGCGGTGTTGCTGGACAAGATGGCACAGTTTACTCTAATGCATTTGCTTGCCAGCAAACCTTTTCAGCACCTTTTAAATGTGTTACTTTAAATGAAAATAAACGCGAATGTGTTAGATCTACTGCCAGTCAAGAAGGAGTTTATGAAACACAAGCTTACTGTCAAGCGGCTTGTTAAATGCATTAAACATTTTTAAATTGTGGTTTAAAAATGTAAAGAAGAAATAAAGAATAAAGATGTCGGATGATTTTGTTCACATTAGCGATACACCTGTTGAAAGCCAAACAACTACACCGGTTGAAAGCCAAACAACTACACCAGTTGAAAGCCAAACAACTACACCAGTTGAAAGCCAAACAACTACACCAGTTGAAAAAACAACTGAAAATAAGGATGAGAATCCGTCTCAGCCAGAAGTGTCCGCGATGAATGAACAATTGGGTAAATTTTTTAGCTCTATTTTAAACCCTGAAAGCGAAATTAAAGAAAATAACGATATCATTTCCAATTTATTAGGAGGACTTTTACGCAATTTGATCAAGAATAATGTAAATAAAAATGAGGATGGCGATACTGATGAGGAGGAAGATGACGAAGACGCAGAAGATGAAGACAACGAAGAAGACGAGTCGGACTCGGATAAAGATGTAGAATCCGATCATTCTGATAAAGACTCTGACCATTCTGATAAAGAGTCAGAATCTGACTCTGATTACAGCGAAATGTTTATTATTTTTGAGAATAAAAAAACTTATAATTATGCAACCAGTTACCCAGGCGCAAGACGTACAATGCTTGCACGTTTCCATCGCTTTTTAGAAAAAAATTCGTCAAACTATATGCGCATTGAAAAAGAATCCGAGCGAATTGTTGTGTATGAACGACATCCCAACACGCTTTCTCCTTATGATGAACAGCTACTTTATCAGATTGAATTTTTTAGTGTTGAAAAATATGTCGATTGCTAAGCATTGTGTTTTTGGTGCCGCTTTCTCCCATTTTTGTGAAAAAGGGGCGTTTTTGGCGCAGCTTTCTCTTAATTTTAAAAAAAAAAGAGAAAGGGTTGTTTTTGGTGCCGCTTTTTTTGAAAAAGGGGCGTTTTTGGTACTGCTTTCTCTTAATTTTTAAAAAAGGAGAAAGGGTTGTTTTTGGTGCCGCTTTTTTTGAAAAAGCGGCTTTATAAAATTGTTTTTTAAAGTGTAAAGCTTTAAAAAAAGAAAAGGAAAGATGACCACGTTTCAAACTCTCTACGGCATTGAAAAAAACGGCAAAGTTAAGGTGTGGAACGCGGTTGTCAATGAAAACGCCGATGGCACTGCTACGGCCACCATCGAATATGGACAAATTGACGGAAAAAAGCAAACTGCTGTGCGCAACTATACCGAAGGCAAAAACATCGGACGAAAAAATGAAACAACGCCATACGCCCAGTGTGTCCAAGAAACCGAACGCAAATGGAAGGACAAAAAAGAAAAAGAAGGCTACACTACGGAAATGCCTGATACCGATATCCAACCACAAAAAAAAAGCGAGGGAGGAGCGGCGTCGGCAGCGGCAGCTAGCGCTAGCGCTGGCACTGTTATTTACCCGATGCTTGCCGGTAAATACGAACCACAAACCGCCAAAAAGAAACGCACCGATATCCAATACCCTTGTTTTGTCCAGCCTAAACTTGATGGTCTTCGTTGCATCACTTATATCAATGCTACCGACAACGGCAAAGATAGTAACGGTGTCGTTGCCCAATCACGCACCGGTGGAACTTTCGAGTCCGTTGGACATATCACCCACGAGCTTTTTCCCATCTTTAAAGCCCATCCACGCATCGCCCTCGATGGCGAGTTGTATACCAAAGACGTCCCATTTGAAACGCTTGCGGGTATCATTAAAAAGAAAAAACTTGTCGATGCCGATCGCGCGCTGCTAAAGCACGTCAAATACCATATTTACGATATGATTCATCTTGACAATCCCGATATGCCCTACATCGATCGTCACCAATTTATTTGTAAAGCGGTGGAAACCCAAGCAAGCCCTTTTTTGGAAATTGTCCGTACCGATAAGGTCAAATCCATCGACGAATTTAAAGAAAAGTTTAGTGAGTTTGTTGCCAGCGATTACGAAGGTATTATGCTGCGCAATATCGATAGTGTATATCAACAAGGATTCCGTAGCAACGATTTGCAGAAATACAAGGAGTTTCAGGAAGAAGAATACCTTATTGTGGGATTTGACCAAGGCGATGGGCGTGACAAAGGCACTGTAATTTGGAAATGCCAGACAAAAGAAGGTAGGATATTTAGTGTCCGGCCACGTGGCACCAACGAACATCGCCAAAAGCTTTTTAAAAATGGCAAGTCGTATATCGGTAAACAACTGACAGTTATTTTTCAAGAATTGTCAGAATTAAATGTGCCGCGTTTCCCTGTTGGCAAAGCCATCCGCGACAACTACTAGGCTGGCCCCTTTTTCACAAAAAGCGGCACCAAAAACACCCCTTTTTTACAAAAAGCGGTACCAAAAACATTATTTTAGGACTTTCTAAGTCATACCAAAAATGCCCCTTTTTCACAAAATAGCAGAAAACGGTATATATTATTAATTTTTAGCGCAATTGGATTTTTATTTGACGCATATTTTACCATTCGTTTTTTACAAAAAAGCTAATTACTAATTTTATGTTTACTTTGCCGCGTTCTGCTATTTTACAAAAAAGTGGTATGAATAAATAAATATTTTTTCTTTTTTTTAAATATAAATGAGTTGTCAAAACCAAAACGACAAAGTATACTTGGATTTAATGAATCAACGCACCGAGAATGATAAAAAGATGATTAGCCAATACGACTGTATTGTCTATGAACGAACATACCCCGACTCGTTGCTCTCAATGTTGCCCCCCGGTCAACGCATCGGTTTCCCCGCCAAACAAACCGTTGATTTGGCCGTTTCGTACCAATTAAACCCCACCGCTCAATCCGTAAAGGCTGCCCAAGGTCAATCAAACACGACCAACAAAGCTCCTTATCCCCCCGCGTGTGGCTTTAACAAGTACGACAGGACGCAATTGTGCTCTCGTACGACCCCTGGACCGTATTCTAACCTTGATATTGCCTACAACCCTCTTGCTGGTTCAAGTTGCATCAATTTGGGCCAAGACTTGAACTTTCAATACGGCAAATAAACACCGCTTTCTCAAAAAAAAAAAAGCAATACCAAAAACGTCTCTTTTTTCTTTTTCAAAAATAGGAGAAAGCAGCAAAAAAAAAACAATAAATATTTTAATTTTGATTAAATTAAAATATGTCTGGATACGTTAAAGATCATAAAACTATAATTGGAATCTTTTTTGGCTTACTTGCAATTGGTGGTTTGCTTTATCTAGTTTTTCGAAAGAAAAGCGGAAGTGACGGAAGCGGTGGAAGTGGTGGAAGCGGTGTTACTACCACTCGCAAAGACAAAAATCATACTGACAAAAATCATACTGACAATAAACATAATGACAACAAACATATTATTCCACCACTTGGTCCTTCTGATAAATGCTTTATATCAAAAAAAAATTGGAATAACTACTGTTTACATGTAAATAAAGATGATATAGTAGGATCACCATTAAAATGCGCTAAATATCTTGATGAAGTTATGTCTGAAAATATAAAAAATGGTATGTCTGCAAAAGACATAAATGATGAATTATCACAATACCCTCTATACAACGTAGTGGCAGATACACCTATTGGATTAGAAAATATTAATTATGATCCATTATGTGCTGAAGCTAATCAATATACTGACTCTGATTGTCAGACTGAATATAATAACTGGGCAAATGGTAAATGTGCACAAAATAACCCAACAAATCAGTGTGATAGTAATACAGATTATTACATATTAGGTGCAAAATCTTTTAAATCTACTTGCACAGAAGATTGTGATAACCAATGTTTACAACAATGCGAACAAGGAAGTTTTTATTGCCTGCCTGCTCCTAGACATGATAACTGTGAAACAGCATGTTATCCTTCTCCCTCTAATAAAAAATAAATTTAGTCCCCTTTTACCCAACGATTTGTCCAACTTGTACGGTTGTACAAATTCTGTTGGCGGCTCATCAGCTCCTCGCGAAACGACAACTGGTCACGCGCGTACTGGTCGTTCACCACACCTCGCAACGTCTGTCCCACCGTTTTCGAATAGTCGGGTTTCGGGTTTGTCATCGGATCCGTCAGCACCTGTTTCGTCACCGTCGAACTCAACGTGTACACCGGATCAAAAAATGGCTGCGACACCGCCGAGTCCACGTAATAAGCAACATTACCATTATTCATTGCACTATAGGTTGAGTACACCCCGCCATAGCCCGAATTGTCGATTTTGTAAACGTCGTCCATATGCACCGCGCCAACCTTGGCGGGCTGGTCAAGCTGGAGACGCATGCCACGGGCGTCAACCATACGCGAATCGCTTCCATAACTATACGTATCATTGCCGTATTGATCGGTGTGTTTGGTATACTCCATCATTGGAGTCAAGCCAAGACGATTTAAAAAGGAAACCTGTTGGGGTTGACGGCTCATTGGCTGGTATTGCTTTGAAATAGGCGTCCACTGTTCATCATTATTGCCACACGAAAGATTTGATAAATTACAATTCAACATCTTTATCTTTTCTTTTTTTTTATTTAAGTGCTTTTTTCACCGCGTTTTCACAAAAACCGCTAAATTATATAACGTTTTTTGTAAATTTAAATAATAATTAAATAAATATGGGAGCTGCTATATCAAATAATACAGCAAGTGCTATATCAAATGTTGCAACTAGTATTTCACAAAAAACAACCACAAATACATCTCAGGCAGATGCTATTCGCAACACAATTACACTTAATGATTGTACTATTAATACAGGAGAATTTAATGTAGATGAGCAATCAAGTACAATCCAAAGCAATACTCAAATAGCAAATTCTCTTCAAAAAGCAGATGTTTTAAATGATATTCAACAAAAAATGTTACAAGAAGCCGCATCTACTGTGGGATCTTTTGGCGTAGGTTTTGCTGATGCAAATAACTCTGCATCAATGCTTGTAAATGCATCCACAACAATTACAAATCTTATGGATACAAAATGCAGTCAATATTCAAATGTAAATCAAAGTTTTACATGTGATCGTTCTACTATTAATGCAAAAGATATAAATATTAATCTTAAATCAAGTGGAGATTTTATATCCGACCAAGTTGCTAGTAATAGCCAAGTTACTTCTGTTGTTAATAAAGTAACACAAACAGCCCAGCAAAAAGCAACAGCAGCTGTTGAAGGAATCGCAGGATTTTTACTTGCTTTAGCTGTTCTTATAGCAGCAGGTGGATATGCTATTTCAAAACCATTGAATTCTACAGGTGGTAAATTCTTTATAATATTTATTCTTTTATTTATTTTGGCTATTATTGTAAGTACGATGTATGTAAGAAAAATGCCTCCTTTTTTTAATGATGACAATCAATGTAGTTTAAGTGAAAGTTTATCAGGTTGCTCCTCTTCATGTGTTAATTTTACAAAACAAATTGTACATGTTGATAATACTCCATTACGTTATATATACGATCTTACTCCACGCCAAACGAGTGGTCAATCTGGAGCAAATCTTTTACAAATGGTAATTAGCGCTGTTGGATCAAAAACTCCGAATGGTGGATATAATCGTCCAAATCATGTTAATTTGCAGACAATGGTTGATAAATATAAAAAGTTTGCAGATAAACTTGGCATTCCTAATATTCCTTATCCACTTGTTGTGCCAACTAACGGGACTAATATATATATAATACCAGATGCTTATCTCTCATCCGGAACAACATCTGTTGCATCTATCTGTACACCTGCTCCATTAATAGCAATCGGACCCTCCTATCCTGCATTTAATACCGATCCAACTGTATTAGCAAAAGGTTGTCCAAATCAAATATCTATATCATCATCATTAGATCCAGGTAAAGATAATCCAATTGTAATGGCAAATCTAAATTTAGACGAGTGGGATACATATTTTCAAGGGGATGACTCTTCTTCTACTAGAGCAAAATTTGCGCGCTATGTATTGTGTGATATGTTTAATGGGCTAATACCTCTTGATATTTATATCGATGATGACGAGCTTATTAACGCAGTTGATATCAATACTGGAAATGAAATTACTGATCAAGCAAAAAACATCAAAGATTCTGCTTATTGTTATATATTTAAAACGACAGCAAATACAGACTTTAAATCTGCTCTTGATATAGGAGGATCTTTAACAGGCCTTTTAGGAGTATGTGATGATAATACATATAAATATCACACATTTATGAGAAATATTGGTGGATGGATTTTCTTAGGATTAGTAGTACTATTGATAGGATATATACTTTATAAAAATCAATCTAGTGAACCCGGCAATGTAAAACAAGTAAAATCCAAGTCCAAATAACGCGGTGCGTTTTTTATTTTATTTTATTTTAATTAAGCGAAAATACATATCAATATTATATGTATTTTAAGTTATTCAAAAAATAATTTTAATTTAAAAATAAATGAGTAGTTCAAATATAGTTTTTGGCACATCATTTAATGGAGGAGTAATTTTACCTATAATAACTATAACATATTCAGGAACAGATATTATTAAATTTACAACAGATCCAACATTTACAATGACATCTGGAACATATAGTAAGGACAGCTGTGTTAATGGGGGATGTGATGATCCAAGCGTAAAAAATACTACACTTTGCCCAAATGACAACAATAATAACTTGTTTATTAATTTTATAAGTCTTTCTAGTTCGTCTGAAATCGACGATTGTGGATATGGAACACACCAATTTTCAGGTTATAATTGTACATTTTCTTGCATAGGTTTAGATATCGATCATACATCAAGCGTTGACAACGTAAAAACAACAACAGTTATCTTACCTTTACAAGATCAAAAAAACAAACCAATTGGTAGATGTATACTAGATACAGGACAAATAAATTTTCTTTCATTTAATATTTCAAATAATGATGGAACAGTATTTGGTTTGACGTCAAATGAGGCAGATACAATAATAAATACAAATAAATCGTGGTCAATTCAGTTTATAAATCCTCCTAACGGCGGCAACCCTTTTGCTCCAGAAAATCGAAATTCTACTATACAAATGCAATTTAATTTATTTAATGATATGAATATGGATATTTCCAATCTGCCTTTGTTTACAGAAGAAAGTATATCCAATTTAAATACCATTATAAATAATTTATCAACATCAATTTTACCACAAGCATGTAAAGAATATTTAATATTAACATCATACATCTATGCATTTTCAAGTTTATTTTACAGCGAAATTTATCAAACGATTGATGCCACAAAATTTAATAATTCATATCTAGGTTCCAACTGTTTAAGATTTAGTGATTTTATATCAAATTTTAATCAAATATGCCCATATCCAACTACAAGTATTTTACCTTCTTTACCGTTTACATCCCCTTTTGTGAATTTTCCAGTACCGTCTCAAGATGGTGACAATTACTATCTAACTTTATCACTATCTTTTCAACAAGTACAAAGAATACTTATATTATCAGGTAATGATAGACTAAATTACATATACGGATTAGCAAAAAATTTTTTAAGAGATACGGAAGGGATATTAACAATTGGTAATGCAGATATACCATTAAAAGATGCTACATTTCAAATAGATCAAAAATACATTAGCCTGAATGATATTTCACAGTTTGATTCGTATTCATATATTATGTTTGATAAACTCGGAAAAGTATCATTGATAAATAATGGAACATATCCAGATACACCTCCTGCATCTTTTTTTAAATCAATCCCTAATATTGGTGATAAAGTTATAAATACATATCAAATTATTTCTTTTCAAATTATTATGAAAGTTGTAAATTGGTCTACCTTACTCCTTGCATATTTTGAAAATTTTAAAACAACATTTACATATAGTGATACTGTTCTATCTAATATTAAAAAAGATATACAAACAACGCCTTTTAAATCTTTCAGTGAAAATAAAACAGATATTGATACCTATTGTATAAATACATATAATTTTAAAGCAGCTGGCCCAACAAATTACACATTATCCAAGTTAATCGTTAATTCAGAAACAGCAAATGCATGTATGTGTTATACAAGCCATGTAGCGCCTTCAAATTTAGCCTATCCAAATAAATCCGCAATGTGCTTTAGTAATTATTGTACATCTGATATATTAAATACTCTTGGGGTTTCAGATAATTATTGTACACAAATAGGTACATGCGAAGATGTACACGGATGGATAACTGCCGAACAAGGCTCACCTAATGCATCTGCAAATCCTTCAGAACTTAATTCTCAAAAATTTAACCAAAATTGTGGCAATTTATTTCCAGCACCAAGTAAATATAATACAGATGTCTTAATATTTGGTGTAGTCTGTACTATACTTTTTACATTATTTACCTATTTAATTTGTAAAAATAATAATGAAAGTTCATTTAAAACATTTTTAGAATGTTTTACTGTATTTTTATTGTCATCCATTACATCATATTATTTATCGCTCTATTTAAATGGAACCTTTACGTGTGATGGAAAAAATCAGATATGTCAGTCAAAATCTCTTGGGAAATTATATACAATTCCAAATGAATTTTGTAAAGGAAATGCCACTGGGTGTGAATGTCAGCAAACAAGTGATTGTGTAGAAGGATGCCAGTGCAAATCTGGTAATTGTATGCCTGAAAATGGGAAAACACAAAAATTTTATGAATACAGGCCAAAGTACATTACAATTTTTGTTTGTTTTATAGCATCAATTTTAATCCCATTAATGTTTGTTTATGCTTCAGAAGATTATAATTGGCATATACACAAAAAGATGGGAATTATATTTGTTATTTTATTATCATTAACGCCAGTTATATACAGTATTGTCATATCCTTGAAAAAAAATGAGGTAATTATTTATGATAAATGTTAAACTACGTTTTTTGTAAAAAAGCTTACATATAATATTAAAATTATATGTATTTTAGTATATTTTTATTTACTTTTTACGTATGATATCTACATCATCTTTTTAGCCGATCGTTTAGCCGAACGCTTAGCCGATCGTTTAGCCGAACGCTTAGCCGATCGTTTAGCCGATCGTTTAGCCGATCGCTTGGCCGATCGTTTAGCCGATCGCTTGGCGGATCGCTTGGCAGATCGTTTAGCCGAACGCTTGGCAGATCGTTTAGCCGAACGCTTAGCCGAACGCTTGGCAGATCGCTTTGCCGAACGCTTAGCCGAACGCTTGGCAGATCGCTTAGCCGAACGCTTGGCAGATCGCTTGGCGGATCGTTTAGCCGAACGCTTGGCGGATCGCTTGGCGGATCGTTTAGCAGATCGTTTTGCAGATCGCTTAGCCGAACGTTTAGCCGAACGTTTAGCGGATCGTTTAGCCGAACGTTTAGCCGAACGTTTAGCGGATCGTTTAGCCGAACGTTTAGCGGATCGTTTAGCTGATCGTTTGGCGGATTTACGATCATTAGGTTTGTATTCGTATTTTTCAGCCACTTCTTTGCTACAGAACTTTGTCAAATCTGTGTCACATTTACGACACTTTCCTTTTAATGCATACTTTTCACCATTTTTAGTTGGGTATGTAGTATGGCAATCGGGATGTTCTTTTACATTTTTTTTACATCTCATACAACGAAATTTCTCGGACATTTATTATACTATTTAAAAAAAAAAAGTTATTTAACATTGTTTTTTTGCAAAAAATATTACATTAAAAATAATGATGTTTTCCATACATATTTATCAGTATTATTAATTCTTCCTACATAAAGTGTATTATTATTGTAAAACAAATTAGTACATGCTAATGGTATAAGATTTGTTGGAATAGGTTCACTAAACGTATTACCGTTATCATTTGAAACATATATATGACAAGGAGAATCTGTATAATTTGTTTCATTTCCTAGAAAAAATAACACCTTATTATAGCTATATATCTTGGGCCATACAGTAATAGATCCAATATTTAATATTACATGTGGTTTTAAGTCAGTTAAATCCATTTTGTATACTGAACCATAATTAACTCCAAAATAAATATTATTTTCTAAAATAACCGAGCTTGAAACCTGTGGTTGATTTACACTATTATTTATATTTAAAGCTATTGGGGGTGTATTCCACGTATTACCATTGTCCTTTGATATATCGATATAAATATTGGTAGGATCTTCTTTTAAAAACCCAAAAATACATTGATACGGATCGCCTACTGCCACATTTGTTGGGTAAAAATCTTTATTATCAAACGCTACTTTTTTCCATTTTAAATCTGTGTTTGCATTTTTTATAAAAACACTTACCGGATCAGGATAACATATAGCCAAGCTATTTCCATTATTATTCATGTCAAAAGGAGAGATACTTGAGATATTTCCAAAACTTGTTTTATTTAAAATTGCATTTTTTGAAAACTCGCACACACCCCACATGGCATTTTTTTCATCTTGCAATGTAACAAACCCACTTTTACCCTTAAAAATTCCATATAAAATGTTCATATTTGCCATATCTGGTGTTAATGTTAATTGAGTATTATTACCAATATAAATGGTATTTCCGTCTATGATAACGGGTTCATTATCATCCGTGACTCCAATAATATAACCATCATTTAAAGGTTGAAAATTGTATTGAATGCATACATTATTTGGTCCTCTATAATAACTATTTTTGCAATCACATTTATTAGTTAAAGCATTGTAAATTTCATTAGGACCTTTACAATCTGTTTCAGCCTTTAAACATTTTCCAGACAAGTCTCTTGTATACCCATTAATACATTGGCACGCATTTCCAACATATTCTTCATTTTTATTGCATGTTGTGTTGGTGTTGGAACTAGAACTAGAACTAGAACTAGAATTAGAACTACTGCTTGAACTATGTGACAAAATCGCATAAATAATTACAGCAATAATTAAAATAACGCAGACTGCCGTAATGATTTTTTTCATTTATTAAAGTGAAAAAAAATATTAAAAAAAGAAGTTGATGAATAGTTATAAAAATCGGCGTTTTAAATATCCAAATGTGTAAAAACAAATTTAAAATGTCAGGCGATGATGTAAAAAGTTATTCTAGACACATAATTAATTTGACATCTTTTGTAAAATATACATAAACCCGACATTTGGTTTAACAATCGGTCGTTTGCGTATCACATCTTCCAACACGTCCATCGCATTTTTTGAAAACAATCTGGACAAAAAAGCAACTGCAAACGTCGCCGAACGAGACTTGCCTGTATTACAATGAAACAAAATTCGTTTTTCACATTGTTGTAATAAAGATGGTATAATTTCCCCTATCAATTTTTTGCAACACTCGGCCTGATCTGCTCGGTCGATAAGACCAATGTGAATAATTTGAATTGGATTTAGTGTGCCAACGCGGTTAACATCCTCGATATAAATCTCACCAATATCTGCCTTTGAATTGTTTGATAAATTTACGATAACATCAAACTCGTTATAAGGTGAATAAATATCACCGATGGCAACCGTGGGCGTGATAAGAGTGTAATGAATGGATTGAGAGGACATTTTGTGTTTATTTAACATTTTTGATGTTAAATAAGATTTATAAAAGCTCGACCAATTTATGCCATACTTGATGTGTTGTATCATATTCATCATAAAATAAATATAATACATTTGAAAATACACCTTCTTCTTGTGGAGGGTGTGTCATTGCATATTTGACATACTCAACCAATTTTTTTTCACGTTGTTCTAATTTTACTTTGCGTTGCCCTTTCATTGGTTCGTAAACATCAGGATTGTAACGAATAAATCGCACAGGCATCCCTCTCGCTTCCACCAAATTAATCATGCGTGTTTGCTCACATTCGCATGCATACGAATTATGTTGGTGTTCATCTACTTCTACATAAACAAAATGCGTTTCACAATCGATTTGAAAATCCGGTCGTTCGCGTCCACACGAAGGACCTTCTAACATCTTATCATGGACAAATTTTATACCCGATGCCATCAATACATCCTTGACACGATTCTCTTTGGCGTGACGTCTGATGTGTAATATACTTGGATCGCATGTATTACACTTGCCATTTGTCAATATATCATCCAAGCCACACGATGTACATGTATCCACTCCTAAATTTTCTGAACCAGACGGTTTATGTTCTTCGCAATACCGAACGCCACCCGATTCGTGTGTACCCAATTTTTTGCAACATGTAGTTTCGCATATGCGGTTGGGTGATGAAATCATACCTTTTTGGCGATGTGTCGCACAATGACTTTTTCCTTTGCCAAGCCATCCGTATTTGCATTGTTTTTCACATCCGTCGGTTTCACATTTCTTGTGTTTAACATCTACCATATGTGGTTCTATATGTTGTTTACAAAATCGGCCTTTGGTTTCTCCATGGGTATTATAAGTAGGTATGATTTCACATCCATCGGTTTCACACTTGTTGTTCTTGACATCTACCATACCATCTTCAATATGTTCTTTACAAAATCGGCCTTTGATTTCCCCATACTTATTATAGTTGGGTATTTTATTACATCCATCAGTTTCACACATCTTGGACACAACATTTATCATCCCATCCTCCTTGTGGTCTGTACAAAATCTACCTTTGGTTTCCCCATGAGTATTGAAAGCTGGAATTTTTTCACATCCATTGCTTTCGCACCGCGTCTTATTCTTAACATTTACCATCCCATCCTCCTTGTGTTCTGTACAAAATCGACCTTTGGTTTCACCACGAGTATTATAACTGGGTTGTTTTTCACATCCATCTGTTTCACAGGTCTTGCTCTTGACGTTTACCATATTTGGCTCCTTGTGTTCAGCGCAAAACCTGCCTTTGGTTTCACCACGAGTATTATAACTGGGTTGTTTTTCACATCCATCTTTTTCACACGTCTTGTCATTAACGTTTATCATTCCATCCTCCTTATGTTCTGTACAAAATCGACCTTTGGTTTCCCCGCGAGTGTTATAAACAGGTATTTTTTCACATCCATCGCTTTCACATTTCTTACTCTTAACATCGATCATCAGTGGTTCTTTATGGTCTACACAAAATCTACCTTTTTTACCACGAATGTTATAAAAAGGTATTTTTTCACAACCGTCTTTTTCACACTTCTTGACAATAACATTAATCATATTTGATTCCTTGTGTTTAGCACAAAAACGAGCATTTGTTGAACCACGAATATTGTAATTTGGTACAGTATCACATCCATCTGTTTCACACTTCTTGTTCTTGACATCAACCATATCGGGTTCCTTGTGTTCAGCACAAAACCTGCCTTTGGTTTCACCACGAGTGTTGAAAGTTGGAATTTTTTCACATCCATCTTTTTCACACGTTTTGTTTTTGACATTTACCATATGCTGTTCTTTGTGTTTGTCACAAAACCTGCCTTTGGTTTCACCACGATTATTATAAAAAGCTTTTTTGTCACACAAGTTGGTTTCACACATCTTGCTCTTAACATTTATCATATCTGAAGTTTTATGTGTAGTGCAAAATAAACGTTTTGTTTCACCACGAATATTAAATGACGCACTCTTTCCACAATGACACTTTGCCATTTTGTTATTTTATAATAATAAATCTATACATTTATTATTTCAATTTTATAAAAATAAATTTAAACCCCGTCGCGCGGAAATGGGATCCAGCTCCGCTTAAAATTGAATTTTTAATTTAATCGGGTAACAAAAATAAAAAACATCAAATGCCAAAGAAAGCGTCTCAAAAATCCCTCTCCGAATCCTCCGTTTTGGAAAGTGAAAAAACCGAGTACTCAGCACTTGAGCCACACGAGCATGTGTTAAAAAGACCTTCGATGTATATCGGAGGCATTGTGCCTGTCAAAATAGATTTTTATTCTGCCAGCAATATAGACGAAGGCATTAAAATCGTGAAAAAAGAAGGAATGATCAACCAAGGGTTGCATCGTATTTTTGTAGAAATTCTCTCAAACGCGATTGACAACGTCTGGCGAAGTAGCAAATCGTCAACGCCGTGTACCGCCATTAAAGTAGATATTAATCGAGAAACAGGTGAAATCTCTGTATGGAACAATGGAAAAACGATACCAGTAGAAGTTAATCCAGAAACTGGTCTATATAATCCAGAAATGCTTTTTGGCCGTTTGCTTTCTGGAAGTAATTTTAATGACAATGAAGAGAGAATGTCCTCAGGAACCAACGGTTTGGGTTCAGTCGTGGCCAATATCTTTTCAACCGCTTTTGAAGTCGACATTTTTGATAATCATACATTAAAAAAATACGTGCAAACGTGGACTGAAAATATGAAAAACGTGGGCAAGCCAAAAATCACAACCCCAAAGACAAAAGCCGGATATGTTAAGGTAACATTCTCGCCTGATTTTGAAAAATTTGGATGCACCGGTTTAAGCGACGACATGTACTCGCTGTTTTACAAAAACGTGGTGGATACAGCGATGCTTACGGGCGTAAACGTGTTTTTCAACGGCGTAAAAATCCCGATGAAAACACTGAAGGACTATGCAAGCCTTTATATGTTACCGAATGTGCAACCTGAAGCCGTAGAAGCAATTGAAGAAAAAGACAAAAAAGACGAGGAGGAGGAAAAAGGCGGTGACGATGACGCCGTTTCAGTTGTATCAACCGCGTCTAAAACGGGAAAGGAAAAAAGCAAAGCCCGTAAAAAACAATTGGATCAAATCCATATCATCACCGACGACAGTGAATGTGTCTTGCAACCCAATCCAAACATCGTTGACGGCTTTCAAGCCATTTCTTTCGTCAACGGTATCGAAACACGGGACGGGGGTGTACATGTCGACACCTACGCCGAAGCCATCTTTCGCCCCTTATTGGAAGCCCTCAACAAGGGCGTTAAAAAGGGGTCAACGCCACTTGGTCTCAAAGAGATCAAGCCGTATTTTCAGATGTTTTTGAAATCCACGCTGGACAAGCCCGCCTTTAACAGTCAAGAAAAAAGCAAGCTGGTATCGCCAGCACCGGCCGTGCCTGAGATCACCACCAAGCACATCAATGCCATCCTAAAATGGGGATGTGTTGACAAAATCAAAAACTTGCTAAAAGGCAAAGAACTCGTGGCGCTAAAAAAAACCGAAAAGAAGCGTGGGTTTGTAAAAATCGACGGCTACGATCCCGCAAATTTGGCAGGTGGCAAAAACTCAAAAGAGTGCAGTTTGATCCTTACAGAAGGCTTAAGTGCAAAAACCTTCTGCGTGCTTGGTTTGTCCCAAGAATTGTTTGGAAAAAAAGGGCGCGATTATGTCGGCATTTTCCCTCTCAAAGGCAAGGTATTGAATGTACGCAACAGTTCCGTTACACAAATCTCAGGTAATAAGGAAATTTGCAACTTGATTAAAATTTTAAACCTTCGTTTCGGTGTCGACTATACAAAAGACGAAGAGTTCAACACACTGTCGTATGGAAGACTTGTGGGTCTATCGGATCAAGATGCAGATGGCAAACACATCTTGAGTTTGCTCTTGAATATGTTTCACAAGTTGTTTCCAAGCTTGATGGAACGAAAAGTGCCATTTATTTATTGCATGTTGACGCCACTCATTAAAATTTATGATAAGAAAACTGAGTTGTCTTTTTACAACATTCAAGATTACAAAGAACACCTTGAAAAAAATGGCGGACGCATAAAAGGCGATATCAAGTATTTGAAAGGGCTTGGTAGTTCAAGCAATGCCGATGTCAAATCGTCTTTTGGCAAAAAGATGATTGAATTTGTAAAAGATGAAAAGACAGACGATATGATGGACAAATGTTTTTTGACAAAGCATTCAGACAGGCGCAAGGAATGGATCGCCCAATATGATCCCGTTAAAAATAATCTAAAACTTGGCAAACACGCTTTTGAAAAAGTCTCAATAAGCGAGTATCTTGACAAGGAGTTGATTATTTTTTCCGTCGACGATTGCAGGCGTTCCATTGCGTCCATCTCGGACGGCTTAAAACAAAGCCATCGGAAGGTTCTTTATTCCGTTTTTTTGAAAAACTTGTCGTATAATGGAAAAAGCTTAAAAGTCGCACAATTAGGGGCTTTTTGTGCTGAAAAAACATCATATCATCACGGCGAAGTTTCCTTATTTGAAACCATCATTCGAATGGCCCAAGATTTTATTGGTAGCAACAATATTCCTTTCCTCTTTCGAGACGGTCAATTTGGGTCTCTTAGTATGCTTGGAGAAGATGCCGCGTCACCAAGATATATCCATACACGAATGGATCGTTTCACTCGACTTTTATTTCGAAAAGAAGATGATGCCCTTTTGGAGTATTTAGAGGATGACGGAGAATCCATAGAGCCACAAGAATTTGCTCCTATTTTACCCACAATATTGATAAACGGCAGCCTCGGTATTGGGTCAGGATATTCCTCCACAATTCCACTCTATAATCCTAAAGATGTGCTTGCATGCGTTCGCGAGTGGTTAAAACAAAAGTGTTATTCAGAAGCCGTTGTCCCCGTATTTCCTGATATTCATCCGTGGTACAGAGGGTTTAATGGAACGATTGAAAAAGTAGAAAAAGACAAGCATCGGTACATTACAAAGGGTGTTTTGACTCGTGGAAAAGGCGACATTGTCACCGTGTCGGTTATCCCTGTAAATATGTCAATTGATTCATTTAAATCAAGTTTGGACGATTTGTTGGAGGCCAAGAAAATTAAAAGTTACAAAAACTTTTCTACTGACAATTCCCCTCACTTTGAAATTAAAGAAAATTCGGCCGAACTTGAATTGACAATCGAGTCGCTTAAACTGACTAGCACAATTTCCACATCAAATATGGTGCTTTTTGATACAACACAAAAACTTAAAAAGTATGAGACTGTCAGCGAGATCTTGATTGAGTTTTGCCACTTTCGATACGGCTTTTATGTCAAGCGAAAGCTATATTTGATAAAGACGATTGAGAATGAATTGTTGGTCTTGAAAAACAAGTTTCGTTTTTTGACGGAAGTGATGGATGAGACACTTGTGATTCAAGACGTGGATGAAAGTGATATTGTCAAGACGTTGAAAAAGACCGGATACGTGTGTGTTGACGGCGATGAAGAGTTTAAATACTTGTTGAATATGCAAATCAGAAGCTTTAGCAAGCAAAAGTTGGAGGAGTTGAAAAAAGCGATTGAAAAACTTGATGCCGAGTTAAAGCATGTAAGAAAGATATCGGAGGCAGAGATGTGGGAACACGATTTAGGAGAATTTGAAAAAGAGTTTAAAGCTTACTAACACCATTTTTAATCGGTTGTAAATGATTAAAAATAAAATAATATTTTTTTAAAGGTTATTATACGTAGTTCGCAAAAATTCGCCAAACGAAATTTATAAACAATAAAATTCAAAGAGAATAAAGGTAGTTCGCCAAAGTTCGCCAGACGCTATATATTGATACATTTTTAACCTGTAAAGATGGTTACAAAACCTAGTTCTTAAAATATTAAAAAATATTTGTGTGTGTAGAAAATTTTTTAGTCCAATAAATTGTTGCTAGATTTCAAAAATTTTAATTGTTTCTAAAATCTAAAGTGCCATATTTTCGTAAAATATCTAAATTTACATATTTCAACACATCCCGATGTGTACGTTCTAAATCAATTAATGGTGCTGCACCATGTTTATATGCTTCAATCCATCTTGAAACACATAAACACCATCTGTCGCCAGGCTTTAATCCTGGGAATCCATGTCTGGGCGTTATTAAATCATTGCCCTTGTTATAAGTAAAATTTAAGAAGTTTTTTGTGACGATTGCACAGACAATATGTGTACCTTTGTCGTTATTATCTAAATTACAGTATCCTTTTCGATGATACCCTGTTAATGGATCTAAACTACAGGTTTTTATTTTTTTACCAAAGACATTCATTTATTGTATATTTAATCTTTATTAAATATTTCAAAAAAACATCCAAAACCGTCGTAGGGGGACGGGACCCCCCAAATATCCAAAACCGTCGTAGGGGGACGGGACCCCCCAAATATCCAAAACCGTCGTAGGGGGACGGGACCCCCTCTTATTCGTCGTTATGCAAAAAATCCGTGAATCGTTTCACCAATATTTCGTTTCCAACAAACCGTTCAGGCACCTTTATATTGCCCGTTTCCAGAAAATAGTTTTTATATCGTCGCAAACTGCCATATGAGAGACCTCCAATGTGACGGATAGTCTTGTCATATAACGGATAAGGCTGGTCACGGGTACACAACACTTCTACGCGTCGTTTGTCTTCTTCTTCTTCTTTCTCGGTCTCCTTCTCCGTATCGTCTTCACTATCATTATCACTATCACTGTCACTTTCCGTCGAATCAAATTCTCGCAGTTTGGCGTCGATAATAAGCCGGTCTTCGGCGGACGATGGAAGCACTTTTGTTAGTTGTAAGCGATATCCGTCGGCGTTTTCCAGCAAGTTCATTACATCTTCAAAATTGCGTTTCAACACTTTCATGTGTTCCCGTGCATCAATAAGGTTGGTTGCATCGTCAATACGTACAAGCCTGTCAATACGTTTTTGTAAGGCTTCCGTCTCTTTTTTATACACCTTTTTGATATGATGAAACCCCTTTGAAACAATTTTGATTAGGACAGAGGCATTGACGTCTTCGTGCTCGATGTGTTCGTCGTCTGTAAAGACGAATTTTTGACGTGTTTTGTCTTTACAGAGGTACAACAAGGGCTTTGATGTATCTGGCCCGTTTAGTATATTTTTGGTGGTAAAGTTGGCAAGGGCTTTTTGGGAGCCAGAAAGATCTTTGCTGGTATAGTTTTTTTCAAACGTTTCCCTTACCATATCTTTGGTGAGAGACAGTATGCTTCCATAGTTGTTATTTTGGATTTTCGTTGAGGAGTTGTTTATAGTAATATTTGGTTTTGTTTTTAATGTATCGATTTCCTTTGTCATTTCAGTTATTTTTTCCTCCAGTTCTTTGTACTTTACATCGATGGCAGGCTGAAATTTGTCCGTGTTCTTTTTACATTTTTCTGTATGGAATTGTAGGCACTGTTTCGATGACAGAAGTCTTTGACAGTAATTACATTTAAGCGATTTATTTCGATGACATGTTTTTGTTTTTTCATGTCTGATACAAGAATATTTATTACTAAATTCTTTTTTACAATTGGTACAGATATTCATCTTTAATTATAGACTAAATATTTAAATTAACAATTTTACACTATTTTAATAAAAAATATTAACATAATTAACAATATTTTAATAATTTATCTAAAAATATAAGACTGATTACAGGTTATTAACATTATGTTTTTAAATGATGTAAATACGTGTTTTTTCAACCTGTATTTTAAACTGTAAATATACGATTAACCATTTTTTAATAATGTTAATAAAAATGCTAATGTGTGCGTGGACTTCATTTTTCATTTTTAAAAATCTGGCCAGATTTTAGAAATTTCAGATGTTTCTAAAAACCAAAAATGACATTTTTAGATTTTAACAATTTTACAACATTTTAATGTTTTTTTACAACATTTTAATGATAAATGTTGTAAAATTGTAAATTAGATATAATTTTTTACCCAATATAATAACCATATTTCATGACAAAATCAATCATGTTTTGTGTACCAATTGAATGATTACAAGGGGAACAAATTGGACGAAGATTACCAATTTCATGCGTGCCTCCCTTACTTTCTGCAATAACATGCCCACAATCAAAGTCAGTAATCTTGATAATAGCTTTTTTACAACACAAACAACGATGTTCATTAATATTTGGGCCAATATAAAGGTTCCAAACATGTGATCGAACACTTTTGGGGATAGTTTCTTTCTTTTTACGTTGTTTACCAGTTTTTTCATCAACTGTGGATTTTTCACAAGATTGTTCTATATTTGTATTGCTATTTTTGTCTTTTTGTTCAATTTTTACAATTGTCTCTGTTGGTTTTACTTTTAATGTTTCAATTTCCTTTGTCATTTCTAATAGTTTTTCTTCAAGTTCTTTACATTTTATTTCAACCGTTTTAGTCTTGGGTTTTTGTTTACATTTTTCTGTATGATATGTCAGACGTTGTTTTGTTGAAAGAATCTTTTTACAATGAATACATTCAAATATTTTTTTTGTTGTTATTGTTTTTTCCTGTATCTGTCTTTGTTTTCGTTCACGTATGACTGTACATATATTTGTGTCATTATGTCTTTTCAAATTATACTTGTTAAGAAATTCTTTATTACAACTAGAACAAACGTTCATTTTATAAATATTTATATATTTAAATTTGTTTATCATTTTTATCTTAACAAATTTAACAAGGTCATCACTAGGACAAGTGAATTTCAAATATACATTCTAATCACTATTACCATACCCAAGCACCCACGCGTCCATGAAGCCCAACAATGTCGCCAACAAGAATAAAGAACAACACATATAATATTACTTTTTGGTGCATGTAAAATAATATCGATCGCCTTGGTGCTTAAGAGTGCCAAACTGGATATTTTTAATGCCTAGTTCATCTTGCATATCAATCCAGAATGATTTATCCACTCGATCTATAATTGAACCATTATTATTGCCATTTTTTTCTAGAAAATGTGTAAAACATAAAGAGCCCCCTGGTTTTGTCATTCTTACAGCTTCTTTTATTGCTTTAACCATTTCATTTTTATATAAATACATACCTAATGCACCTGCGCTTATAACATGATCTTGACTATTATCTTTTACAGGATGTTTATCAACCATATTTAATATAAAAAAGTTATCTGGTGTTTTATTAAAAACGTCTTTTATGCCTTCTATTGCATTTGGACTAAAATCGGAGCCACCTATAGTAAGACTATTATTATGTTGACTATTAATATAGTTCAATACAGCACCGACTCCACAGCCCATTTCAAAACACGAATCGCCATCTTTTATAGGCGGATTCATTTTGCTTAGCCAATCGTCTGTTATGTCATTAAAATCCGTAGTTGACAAATATCCCCAGCCAGATCTGGCGTGCAAAGGACTGTCTTTCATTAATGCATCTTTTTGAAACCAATTAAATATACCTTGTCTTTTTTTATAGGCATAAATAGACTGTATTATATACAATAAAATCCAGCTTGTACTAAATATAATTAAAAAATAATCAAATGAATCCTTGTTTTTTTTGCATATCATTTTAATAAAAATAAAAAGAAGACATAAAAACACAATACTATTTATATTTTTATCAAAAGACATTTATATAATTATATATTTTATTTTCATAGAATGATGACTAGTAGTTTCTAAACTGCGAAAGCTCCGCTACGACACCCAAGCACACATCGGCCAGTAAAAGCACCCAGGCGTCCCTGTAGCCCAACAATGCCGCCAATGAAAATAACAAGTATATTGAGCCGTGTACAGGGCGCAACGCGTTCCACCAGATTTTTTGACCAAAGGTCTCGGTGCCTGTTTTGCGCCAGCCTTTCAGGTAAATTATCCATAAACCAATGCCGATGGCAAGCGTAACGGCCACAAATGCGTAAAGAAGGGTTTTATCACTGTTTTTCAGTAGGGCATAGGCGATGTAGACAAGAAGAAGCCGTAAGGGGATGCAACCTAGAAAAAAAAGACGCTTGCTTTTGTTAATCGAGTTCATTTATAATTTATAATGCAATAAATATTTGAAAAATTTAAAAATATCTGTAAATATATTTATATATTTACATATGATACACATGAATAAGATATACATGCACATGAATGAGTATGAAAAACTTGCTTACAAATTATCAGAATGTGGAAATGATTTGCATATCGGGGATGATAATTGGGGGAATGACGTTACGCCAAAATATAACATCATATTAAAATTTTTAACGGTAAATAATATAAAAACTGTTCATAAATTTATGATGAATTTTGAGCTTTTTAAGGGTGAAGCAGGACTTGATGCAGACGACTATAAAGATATTGAACATTGTGCAATAGTATCAATTAAAAAACCAAAGTCTATGTTATTTAAATCTAAATCTAAATCTAAATCTAAATCTAAATCTAAATCTAAATCTAAATCTAAATCTAAATCTAAATCTAAATCTAAATCTAAATCTAAATCTAAATCTAAATCTAAATCTAAAAAATTATTCAGGTTGTAACCTAGAAAAACACTCTTTATTGTGTTATTTATAATTTAATTTTAATTATAAATCGTAAAGTTTTTTGTCATATCTCACCTTTCTCACACTCTTTGTATTGTGCTTTTTCTTCATCTGTTTCTTCGCAACACCCTGCATAGTGTAAACATATACAGAGTCCTTCAAAACATGAGCAAAAAACCTCAAACATCTTTTCTTTATTTTTTATTTTTTAAATCTTTATATAAAAAAATTTCAATTATTTTTAACCAAATTTAAAACGGTTTTTAATTCTATTTTATCAAAAATCATTTTATAGTTTACAAGTTTTGACTAAAATTATTTAAAAATCTTTTTTTACAAGTTTAGGTAACTTTTTAGAAGATTTTTTAGGCAACTTTTTAGAAGATTTTTTAGGTGACTTTTTAGGTGACTTTTTAGGCAACTTTTTAGGTGACTTTTTAGGTGACTTTTTAGGTGACTTGCTTTTCATATTTTTAAATAAATATTTTGATATTAATTCTGGCTGTACTAATTTTGGTGTTATCGCATTTATATATACAGGTTTAACATCCATATAAATAATATCAAAACGCCGATGTCTTGTTTCATCCAAATATCCTTTGTATTTATTTACACATGTAGTTAGTTTATTTACTGCATTATGCAAATTTTTTGGACGTGTTTCGTTTGAAAATGTTTTATATTTACTGTATAATTTTAAAAGTAAATCAAATATATCATTGACACGCGTTTCTTTTGGGGCTAAAAATTCGGAATCTATACATAAATTTTTATACAATTCCGAAAAATTAACATCATTTATAAAGGTTAAACTATCATTAAATACAAGAGCAGTTTTTATTAATTCAGCTCCTTTTATATCCCATTTGTTATCAGATAAATAAAGACTTTTTAATGTTTTATTTGTATACAAAGCGATTGCAATACTCTCTGCACCTGCATTTCCTATATCATTTGAAGAAATATCAAGTGTTTCTAGACCTGTGTTTAAAGCAAGAGCCTCTCCAATATAAACACCACCCGTATCACTTATGTTTGAAAAGGCAATCTCAAGATTTTTTAGAGTTTTATTTGTTTTTAAGACCTCTGCTATCATTCTAATAGACAAATCGCTTAGCACACCAAAAGATAAATTAAGACTTGTAAGAGTGTTATTGACTAATAATGCTTCTGCAATTGCCTGAATACCTTTATCAAGTTTTCCAATAATTTCATCAACGGGAATCATGTAACGATTTAAACCCCAATAACCTCTGTTAAAAGCAGACAAATTAAGAGTTGTCAGTGTTTTATTTGTTTTTAAAGCTTGTGCAATTTCCCCAATACCAACATCACTCATTTGATTGTAAGACAAATCAAGTATTTTAAGAACTGTGTCTGTTTTTAGATAGCGTGCAATGGCTGATGCGGTTTTATTACCTATTTTATGTTTTGTTAAATTAAGTTGTGTTGGTAAAGTTGCTTCTGCTGTAATTCCATTTTTTCTCATTTCATATCTCATTTCATGGCTTTTTGGGTACAATTCTTCCCAATTTTTTTGTTCTTTTTTTAATTCTATTAATATATTTTTTAGAGGTTCTACAACGTCTGTTGTTTTTGGTAGTTTTGGGATTCTACTAGACATTTATTTAATATTTTAAAATTATTTTACCGCTTTTTGTGAAAAAGCACAGTTTTTTCAATTTTACCTAATTACAGGTTTAAAAAAAATTAATTCTATTTTAAAAACGTCAGCAAATATAAAAAGAAAGAAGCTAAAATGTCCTCTTATCTTCAGCTTATTTTTTCAAATCAAACCGAATCCCAATCAGGCGACGTGGATGTCCCTATCGCGCCCCCTTCCGCCGCTAACCCCGTGCATCGCATTTTTTGCATCGACGTGTCCGGATCAATGTCATCTGATCTGCCCGCCATTCGTCGGCAACTGAAAAACAAGTTGCCAACCTCTATTCGTCCCCAAGATTTTATGACACTTATTTGGTTTTCTGGTAGCGGTCAATTTGGCGCCATTTTTGAGCACATCTCCATCAACGATTTACAAGACCTGACCGCTATAAATGGGGCCATCGACCGATACATTAAATCCGTGGGGTCTACCGGCTTTATTGAGCCCATTCGTCTGGCCAAGCAGTTGTCGGAGACGTATCCTGAACAACCGCAAGTGTTTTTTCTGACCGACGGCGGTGAAAATTGCTGGCCCCGTCAAGAGTGCCTGGACGCGTTTGGCGAAATGAACACGATCCCTCTAGTGATTGTCGAGTACCAATACTACTGCGACCGCGTCTTTTTGCAGAAACTGGCTGATGTGTCCAATGCCACCAGCGTTTTTAATGAAAATTTTGAATCGTATGATGTGTCATTTGCTACCTATATGAACAATACCGTGTCCAAACTGAAAACCGTCGAAAGTGGATTGCCCATTCTGTATATGGACGGCGAGACGTTTGTGGCGAAACTGCCCACGGCCGATGCCCGCGGACTTTTTCGCATCCCTGAACACGTCCAGCGCGTGTGGAAAGTGGATACGGCGGCCGAACCTACAGCGACCGAGGAGCGCGAGGCCTACCTGATGCTTTTATTTTGCGTGCAAACCAAACAGATGGACGTGATGGAAAAATGTGCCAACGCCCTTGGCGACGTCTACGTATCCAAACTAATTTCAACGTGTTTCTCCAAACAAGATGCCTCCCGTTTGTACGACCATCTCCTCAACTGTGTGAACAATCCCGCTACACACGCATTCAAGGAAGGAGTCGATACATCGTATGTTGTCAAGAACGATGTGTTTACGATCGTGGATTTGTTGCAAGTGCTTCAACACGACGCCAAGTCACGTTATTACCCCTACCACCACTCGGTCAAATACAATCGCATTTCAAAGGAAGTGAAAGACGATGACGCCGTTGAGTTTATCCCCAACCGCGATTTGGGAGCCACATTTAACTTGGTTTATCACCAATCGCGTGCCAACATCTCGGTAGGGTGCCAGATCCACGGACACGAAAAAGACAGCAACGATACGGTCAAGGCCGTGACGGCGTTTCGCAACTATACGATCATCAAGGACGGCATCAAGAATATGGATACACTGGCGGTCTCGTTTTCTGAACCGACTTTTCAGGCCTTGAAAGCAACCGGTGTGTTTGCAGCCTTGCCTGACGCTTACGAAAATGGCGTGCACGTACTGGACTTGAAAAACTTGCCTGTGGTCAACCGATTGTTTGCAAAAGTTGCTTTCAACTCGGACGAGTTTTGTGCGGCCCACGTGGATCTGTTGTACCACAAGTCGCAGATGAAATACGTCAAGAAAATCAAGAAGGATCTGGAGGCTAGTGAAGAAAAGGATGAGAAGGACGAGAGTGCCCCGTTTGAGCGCAAAAAGGCCGACCCCAGCGTTGTGCGCGATTTTTATGTGGCGCCCGAATTACAGGTCAAGATTGCCAAATGCTCGACGATTCCTACAGTTAATGAGAAGCTGATGGCTAAACTGGATGGACCCGAGGCCAAACTGACGCCGTCGGAGTGGCTGATGTTGGATGTCCACACGGAATACAAAGCTCTTGATAAGGCCACTGACGCCAACGCGGTGATCAAAACGTGGTTGACAGCCAAGCAAGATGAGTTGAAGAAGCGCGTGCACGATATCACGACGTTTTTGGAGAAGGCCAAGATGGCCATTTTGATTGGCGGATGCTGGTTTAGCAATTGTGCCGAGACGGATAAGACGTTTTCGGTGACGTACAAGACGAAAAAGTTTGAGGTGACGGTAGAGGTGAATGATACGACGGTGTATATGTCGTGATACCGCTTTTTCACAAAAAGCGGTGCCAAAAACGACTTGAAAAGACTTTAAAGAAATAAAGAAAGAAATAAAGAAAGAAATAAATGGGGAAAAAAGAAAAAAATAAAAAAACATACAGCTACATCGAACCCATTCCATCTTATTACCACACCTCTCCTTACACACTTGACATCCGCGCAAGTACCATCGCAAATGCCGGCCTTGGCGTCTTTACCGTAAAAGATATCCCAGCGGGTGCATACATCGATATGTATACAGGCGACTTGTTATCGATCGCTACGAGTCGGTACTATTTTCAAATTGATGACGGGATTGGCATTGATGCAGGGTCGTATCCACGATGTTATATGGCAATGCTGAACGACGGGTTTGAAAAAAACAATTGTGAGTTTAGGGTGGGCGATGAAACAAGACAGGTGAGTGTTTGGTCTATGCGGGATGTGGTGGCGGGGGAAGAGTTGTTTGTGAGTTATGGCGACGACTTTTGGGCCGCTTTTTGACAAATTTTAAAAGGGATTTCCCTTGTAAAATACGATGTAGTAAATCAGCTAATCTTTTTTAACCATATTGACATATTTCTTGAAAATAACAGAATTTCCATCTTTTTCACGGTACCATTGGTCTAAAATGTAATTTTTTATTTTCTCTGGAGGGTACAGGCGTTTTCCAGTTTGCCGGCAGATTCTCACCAACTTCTCTCTCCAAGACCCTTCATAGCAACCCCTTCCACTAGTCGGTTCTTTTGTCCTATACAATTCGCGTGCCTTTTCAAGAATTTTTTCATCAAAGGAGGCCCCTGCGGCCTCTGCATCCACTTTTTGAAGCAACAACTTGTGTTTCTGTCTGTTTTCCTTGGGTGACGGGCTGCTGGGGCTCTGGAAATTTTCGCAGCATTCTTGAAGATACTTTTCATGCTCGTGCAATAAAAGAGAGGCACCACCAGAAAGGCCCGACAAATAGTTGATGTAAGCATCAGGAAAGTCTTCGTCATCGGCGCTACGGTCCTCAAACGCCTCCCGTTGTTTTTTAACAATTTGAAGTAACGTCACACGATTCTCTCTGTTTGCCTTATAAGCCTGCTGATCCTCCTCCCGCGCAAGACGATCACGTTCGGCTTCTCTTTTGTCACGCTCAGCTTCCCGGCGATCCATCTCGGCCTCTCGCCGGGCATCGGCAAGCATCTTACATCGTTCGCGTTCAGCCTTACGCGTGTTGCGTTCTTTATCCCGTGTGTCACGCAAGGTCTCTCGCGCATTACGTGCTTGGGCGCGCTCTGCCCGTTTCATCCACCCGTCGTGAAAATCATCTGGCGAGGCGTCTCTATCAGCCTCCCGCTGGTCCCGGTCTGCTTCCCGTGCATCGCGGTCTGCTTCCCGTTCATCGCGCTCGGCTTCCCGTTGATGAAGCTCGTTTCGTTGCCTGTCAAGAATGGCCATCTCGGTCAACTGATAGACCCGCTCAGCCTCCTTCTCAATCTCGTCCTCCTCCACTTGCCAGGATTTGCCAACAGCCAAAAACGTCGCCAGCTCCTCTTCCGTGATGGGGGACGGAGCCGGGTTGGAAACTGTCAAAAAGTCAATTTCGTCCATTTTGTAAATTGGTGAAAATACTGGTTTTTCACAGTTTTGTCTGTCAAAAATCGATTTTAGGCACCCTACCCCACTACCCCTACCCTATAAAATCGATTTTTGACAGACAAAAATAGACTTTATTACCAAACGCCCAAAACGTCTAAAAATGGTTAAAATCATCTACGAGTCAAAAGTGGCAAAGTTCTTAGGACTGGACGGGTTGGTGCTTTACCCCTTTGTCCTTCTTCCAAAGTCAAAGGAAGACACGGACGAGGTGGTGTTAAAGCACGAGTTTACACATGTCGAGCAGATCGAACGGGACGGCGTGTGTGCCTTTTACTTTTCGTACCTCAAAGGCCTGGTACAGTGGGGAAGCGTCGAGAAGGCGTATGAAAACAATGTCTATGAGATCGAGGCCTATAAAAAAGAGACACGGCGGTTAACTTCCGCACAGCGAAGCCGCTTTTTGTAAAAAGCGGCACCAAAAACAATTTATCAATCCTTTTACGGATTTATAAATAATCACTTAACCAATTTCCTTTCACTTTTTTTATTTTTAAAGCAAGATTAGTTAAATTAAACGTTACGTTTTTGGTACGGCTTTTTGTGAAAAAGCTGTGACTTAACCGATATAGTATCCATACTTTACCACAAATTCAATCATATTTTGCGACCCCATCGCGTGGTTACACGCCGAACAAATCGGACGCAAATTTCCAATCTCGTGCGTGCCTCCGGCACTTTCGGCAATAACGTGTCCACAATCAAACTCTGTGATCTTAATGACGGCTTTTTTGCAACACAGACAGCGGTGCTCGTTGATGGTTGGGCCAATATAAAGGTTCCAGACGTGCGATCTGACACTTTTGGGGATGACTTCTTTCTTTTTACGTTCTTTTTTGACACCGGTTGTCTCATCGACAACGGCTGACTGCTCACTTGCACGCTCTTTGTCTAACCTCTCCTTTTCCAATCGCTCTTGTTCTAACCGTTCCTTCTCGAATCTTTCCTTCTCCAATCTTTCCTTCTCTAGACGTTCTTGTTCTAGACGTTCTTTTTCTTCTTGTTCCTGCTTGGCTTTTTTGATTTGTTCAACCATTTCTAGACGAGCTTTTAGTTCTTGCATTTGTTCGTCAAGCTCAAGGATGCTTGCTTCTTTGGCGGCAACGACAACTTCTTTGGCGGCAACGACAACTTCTTTGGCGGCAACGACAACTTCTTTGGCGGCAACGACAACTTCTTTTTTGGGCTTCTCTTTTTTTTCTTTTTCTTTTTCCTCCTTTTCTTTTGTTTCACCAGGTTCAGCGACGGAGTCTTTTGTGTCTTTTGTGTCCTTCACGTCTTTCACATCTTTCGTGTCCTTGATTGACATATCAAATAGGGCAATAAGACCAACAAGGTCATCTTTTTTATATCCAGAAAACCCCTTGATTTTTTTCAAGCGACACATCTCTTCCAGTTCGTCCACCTTTAGCTTTTTGAGCGACTCACAGTTCTTTGTATAATCTTTGCTTAATGCACTTGTCAAGTCGGCCTTTTTAGCAGCTGACATTCCACTAATTTTATTCAAGAGACAGAGCTGACGAAGTTCATCAACTGTCAACATCGCTATTGATTTTTTAAACGTCTCGCACATTTTTCTAATTTACGTGTTGCCTTTAAAGTTTAATTAAAAATTTTTATAAACACTACATATGACTATTTAAATATATTTAAATATTTTTAAATAAATGGATATAATTCTTAAAATTTTAAAAGATCCATCTCCCTTAAGAAAAAAGGATATATGTGATCTTCTAAAAGGTACTTATAAAAAAACAGATATATCAGAAGAATCTAAATTAGAAATACGTAACATTTTACAAAAACAAGTATGTGAAATACATCAAAAACTTAAACGTGATACAACACAAAAATTGAAAATTTTAAACAAAACGTGTATTGACTCAATTTATACCGACATTGATATAAAAACATTAAAAGATTTAAAAAAATATATATCGAAACAAAAAATAGAAACACTAGAAGAGTTGTTAGATCGTTTTCCAGAAAGTGAACAGCGAACAGGGAATAAATTAACAAAGCCTTATATAATAGAAGCATTATGGAAACTTATTTTTATATATGAACTGGATGAAATTCCTCGTATAAGTAAACAACCACGAGAGTTTCAAACAAAAATCGAACATCCTAAAAAAGTTGAAGCACGTGACTATTTGGAAGAAAAAATAAATTCGGGCAGTAAATCTGGAATTGCGGATCTTTTTTTTATACTTAAAACAGATAAAGATAAAAAAAAGAAAGCATGTGATGAAGAACCTATAAAAGAGATTGGGAAAGCTATATTATTTACATCAAAATACTACAAATCTGAAAAAGGAATTAGTAATTATGATGCATCTGAAATTATTGTGGAAGCACAAGAAAAATACAAAAAAGATTTTTTGATTGTTTTTTTGGTAAAAGATAAAAATAGTTTTAAGAAAATTATTGATAACACACGAGGTAAAAAATTAAAAGATTATATTGAAAAAGAATTTATATTGGATCAGAGTGATCTTGCATACTATTTTAAACTACTTTGCCGTAGTCCTGACGAATTATCAGATGAGTCTGTCTTGAAAACATCCATTATTAAACAATTACGTTTTCATCAACATTATATAGTTAATTATACTTGTCATATGATTGATCAACAAAAAATATCTAAATTTATATGGGGAGCTGTCCCACGATCAGGCAAGTCTTTTATGGTGGGTGGATTAATAGCACGTAAAAAGCCACAATTTGTATTTCTTATACTTGGTGCAATTACGGAGACAAAAGATCAATTTAAGAATGATGTATTTAAGACATATTCCGAATTTGAAAACTATGAAATTATTGATACACAAGAGGATAAAAAATGGTCAATAAATCTTTCTAAAAAATATATATTTATTTGTAGTCAAGAAAAACTTCGAAAAGATATTAAAGATAAAGCAGACTTTTTACAAAATTTTGAAGAGATTATAGAGAGAGGACAAAATCTTATTTTCTTTGATGAAGTTCAACAAGGAGGTGGATTTAATTCAATGCAATATGATACTTTAAATTATTTTTATAGATACAAGACAAATCTTCCTCTTTTAATACTTGTTACAGCAACATATGCAAAGCCTCTTTTAAAGTATGGCAAAAACCTAGGAGGAGGAGATATACGCCTTGTTACATGGTCATATGATGTAAATAATATAAAAATGAAAACTTTCGATGCATATGACCCTGTTGATATCACAGAAGATAATGATACAGATAAAATAAAAATGTTGACAGATACGATAGATATGACAGGGAAAACTAAAACACAAATTGCGATGGATTATTCAATATACCCAGAACTTCGAGTTCTTGTTCCTACACTTGGTGAAAAAAGAGAATGGATGACTGAAAGAGGTGATATTGAAATTGATAAATTGTGTAAAATACGAGATGGAAAATTTGTTACACCCAGTTATGTGATTGATTTTCTGGATTTTATAAAAACAAATGTATATGATAAATTATTTGAAACATACGAAGAAGATCAAAGAAGATGGGATGGTGCGGGAGATGATAATGTTGGAGAATTCCATTCACAATTATGGTTTCTTCCAACCGTAGATCTACAAAAATATGTATATGTAAAAAAGTGCGTTGAATCACTTAATAATGATGAATGTCCATTTGAAATATTATCACGATTGCTTGCTATTCAAATAACAAAAACAAAAGGTTATGAAAAGTTTAATATATGCATTGTTCATGGTTTACCAATCCAAAAAGATTTATATGATACAGATGGAAGACTTAAACATCATCCTCGTATATTTTTTGCAAGTAAAGGAAAAGATAAAAGTATTAAGGAAAATATCGAAGAAATTGAACGTAAAAGTAAGTCAGAAAACAAAAGTCTTATTATTCTTACAGGAAAGATGTTGAGACTTGGTATAAGCCTTAGTTGTGTCGATCTTGCAATACATATGGATCCAATTGAATCTGTTGATACTATATATCAATCGATGTTTAGAGTATTGACAGAACGACGCAATAAAAAATATGGTTATTTTGTTGATATGAATCTTTATAGAAATATAAGCTTTATGTATTCTGTTACTGAGTATACTGTAAAATCAGAAAATATAACAAGAGAGCAAGTTAAAAATACATTGTATACTTTTAATGTTAATAATGTAAGAGACTCTGTTATACTTGAAAAAGATGAAAAGGTAAAATACACAGATGTATACACTAAATTAATGGAAGCATTTAAACTCCGAAAAGATACCGAATTTACAGATTATTTAGAAGAGCAAAAAAATACACAATTAAAAAGAATAGAAGATGCTTTAAAAAATTTTTTGGATGAAAAAATTACGTCAGATCCAAGTGTAAAAAAAGAACTATTTAAATATATACAAGATCTTTGTATTAAGTCAAATAAAGAGAGTGGAAATAAAAAACATAAAGATGACAAAAAAGAGGAAATACACAAGTCAGAATATAAAAAACCACACGAAGAGAAAAGTGGAGAAGAGAAAAAGGAAGAGAAAGGAGATAAAGAGAAAGAAGATAAAATAACAAAAGAACATATTCAAAATATGATTAAAAAGATAAATAATATTTTTACACTGTTTTTATTATTTAATAAAGATGAAAATCCAACTTTACAAAGCTTTTATGATCTGTATAAACAAGATTATAATATATCAAGGATATTAGAATGCAAAGATGCTGAAATTATGAATCATTGTTACATTGCCTTGCAACAAGTAACACCTTCAAGATTAAATGAAAAACATATAAGCCACGCGGATATTAAAAGAGAAATAGACAAATATATTAAAATGATTCAGTATATTCAACATTTAGATAATGATATTTTAGAAAATTTATTTGAGAATAATAAACGAAATATGTCAAAAAAGTTATTAAAATTAAAACTTAAAGTTGAAAAAGATGCAGTAAATAATTCAAGTGATAATTCGACTGTTTGCCCAGAAGAATTTCTCAAAATACATCCAAAGGTTCTTGACACAATTCGTACATACCTTATTCCTGAACAAAAAGATAAAAAGGATTTTGGCGAAGTGTTTACACCTCTTGAATTGGTGTGCGAAATATTGTCTAAATTACCTAAAAAAGTATGGTCTGATCCAAGTTTAGTGTGGTTAGATCCAGCAAATGGCATTGGAAATTTTCCAGTAGTTGTTTATTACAAATTAATGGATGGATTAAAAAAAGTATTTCCAAATGAAGCAAAGAGAAGTAAACATATTATTGAAAAAATGTTATGGATGATAGAACTAAATCCTGTAAATGTATCAATTTGTAAAAAAATATTTAAACTATTGGATGCAGAATCAAAGCCAAACATATATACAGGGAATACTTTAGAATTAAATCAAGCAAAGTTAAAGTCAAAAGGCTTTCCTGATAAATATGATATTATTATTGGAAACCCACCCTTTCAGAATGGTCGTAATTTAATGTTTTATGTTTATTTTATAGATTTTGCAAACAAAATAATAAAAGAAAATGGGTATTTAGTCTATGTTATACCAAATAAAATATTAATACCAAATAAGGCAAATACTGCTATTCAAAATTTTAACCCTCTTTATATATCATACCGTTAATGACTTTTTTCCAACAATATCAACAACAATTTGTGCCATAATATGTAAAAAAGAACCATTTGATACTAAAACAAAGGTAAAGTTTAGTAATGGCGAAATGATACTAGATCTAAAAATTCCTACACCAACAGAGTATAATGATACAAAGTTGAAAGAATTGTCAGATAAAATATTATTTGGTAAAGGCAGGAAATATTTAACTACAAGCAAAGAAGAACCATCCAAATCACATATATATATAAGTCGTGTATGGGTACGTTATTCCCCAGATAAACCAGAAGGAGGTGGAAGTCATGTATTCAAAATTTCAGATGAACCAGATGAAAAAGATGATGGAAGTGGTAAATATATTATAATACCTAAAGGCATAACAAAATCTTTATTAGTGTGGGTATTATCACGTTCAGAAGCAATGCGATTTATAACTAAAATATATGCTGGTGCTATGAATGTTCCAGCTTTTATTTGGGATATAATTCCATATATACCCGTAGAATCAAAAGATGATTCTGATGTATATAGAATATTAGGCATTAATTCTTCTGATATAAAAATTATCAAAGAATGTTTGAATGATAAATTGACAAAAAAATCAAAGAGTGCATTTAAAAGTAAAAGTAAACGAAAAACTATTTCCAAGTCTAGAAGAGAATTAAAAAGTCGTGAAAAATTTAGAAAATCTGTGAAAAAAAGCAAGAAACGATCGTCTCATTAAAATTGAAATAAATTTCATATTTTTATAAAAATATGAAACGCTTAAATGTCTTGGTCTTGCTTTTCATTTAAAAAAGACGATGATTTGTTTCAACAACCTCCATCCTATGATATTCATTTAGTTGAGGACAAAATAGACTTGAACTTTATCAAAAAGTTGGAAGAAAAACAAGATATGCTTAATCAAGAATTATCCAATTCTTTTACTGCTTTGTGTATAGAACACACTAAACTATTGGAGCGTGTTGAAAAAATTGAAAAGAAATCCATTGCGTGCTTTGAAAATGACAGATGGTCAAATCCGGCGAATTGTGTATGCAGCACAAGAGATGGATCAGAACCTATTACTCATTTAGATTGTGATTGTTTTGGCTGTCTTTTAATTACAAAACAGTATCCAAGTTTCGACCCTACTAGTCATATGACTCATCCTCATCTTTGTCCATCAGGGAATGGTATATGTCCACTTGACAGTGATTGCACATGTTTAAATAGAGAACATCGACAAAAATATTTTCATACAATCGAGTTGGGTATTATTAAAGGGAGAGATTTAGAATTATCCAAAACACAAATTGAATTGATGCAAGAATATCGTACAGCCGGAATGGAACATGCTAAACATCGAAAAAATTATTATATTGTTGTAATGACAAATAGGTGCGATCAAAACGGTTGGGCACTTGTTCAAAATTGCACAAGAAAAGATGGAATTGATATCTTTCAATACAAAGGGATTGGAGGAATCATATACGACGCAACAATTGGTGATTTATTTACAATCGATAAGAAAACAAGACAATACACAAAATTTATTTAAACTTAAAACTGATTTCATTTTTTTAAAATAAAAATGAAATAAATCTATCTTGAATATGGCGAATAATGCGTTAGAAACATATATTAAACTTCTGCCCAAAACGTGGTTTGCACACGAAACTCCTAGACATCCTCGAATGTTATTATCTGGGTCTGTACTTCTTTCCGAGTTGGAAGCATTTGAAAAGGCAAATCCACCAATTATAAAATACGACCAACCAAAAGACCCACGTGTTGCACACTATATTTCGATGTCGCCATCTGAAAAAATTGAATTTCTTCGTTCTTTTGATGTGACTGAAATTAATAAATTTATTTATAAGGGTTTTTACCAAGCCGGTCGATTCAACGAAGCAAAGCCAAAAACATATACATACATTGACTATCTTTACGAGAATTTTCCACATTTACATAATCACTACCAATCCCTCTGTGATTCTGTAAAAAATAAATCAAAGGAGGAAGATAAATCAAAGGAGGATAAACCAAAGGAAGATAAATCAAAGGAAGACAAACCAAAGAAAAAAGCCATCCCCAAAGCACTGAAAGCATCTGTATGGATTAATTATATTGGAAAGGAAATTGGGGCAACCAAATGCCCGTGTTGTAATACACATGAAATCACACAGCTATCTTTTGATTGTGGACACGTCATTGCAGAAGCCCTGGGTGGCAAGACAACACTTGAAAATCTTCGACCAATTTGTTCAAAGTGTAACAAGAGCATGCGAACCACGCATATGGACGAATTTAAAAAACAGTTTTTTCAATAACCAAATTAATAAATTTTAATAAATTTATTAATATTTTTACACCTTTTAATAAATTTTTGTTTACTTTTTATTTTATTACTTAAACTAATACTTGTAATATAAAAATGTCAAGTTTTGAAGAATTATTGGCTCAAGCAAGGAATGAAAACATCTATCAACCTTTATATGAACGACTATTGCAATTAGTTTTAGATAAAGACCAACATTGGCATTTATGTAACAAACTTCAACCTTTTCTTCATCATGTTTCAGATAGTAGTCTAAATGCTCTTCACGTACAGCTTCAAAATCCATTTGTGAATATGGATCACATGAGATCAATGTATCAAGCATTAGTTCATAATGTAATTAATAGTTGTAGATATAATGATAAATTATTAGAAGTTATAAAGGTAGTTTGTTAATTAAAAAAGTCAAAAATTATTAATTTAATAACTTAATAAATCGTGTATCAAGATGCAATGTTTTTGCCTCATACAACCGTATTGCCTCCTCCAACAATGTGCCGTGTTTTGGATGTCGCCATGTCGTCGATAAGCCCCTCTCCAACAACGCGATAAGTATCTCGACGGTGTCCAACGAATACAGAATGCCGTGCATAACCGTCAAATCCCTCACACCGTGCACCAAACACAATTGCACTGTCTCCACATCCGCGCGCTCGATCGCAAACGTCAGCAAAGTTTTGCCATACAACGTGTCATCCACGTTTGCCCCGCCTTCCAACAATGCGGCTAAAATGGTATCATTATTTTTTCCAAACGGTATAAAATAAGCGTGAAACAATAGGGGTTTTTCACCATACCGGTTTGGGTTGGCACCGCGCGCCATTAATGTCCTGACCATTTTTAAATTGTCGGCCATCACGGCCATTTCCAGCGGATAATGGTAGGTATCTTGCCATGTCAATGACAATTCGCGGTATCTTAAAAAACGAGAGCGATGGTCGTCGCGAAGTGGTTGATTAACATTGATGCGGAATGTCGTCTGTAAAAAATCCAGAAGGTCGGTGTCGCGGTTGTAAAGAGCGTCGACCCAGTCGCTAAATCCGGCGATAATAGACTTGATATCGGCCGGCAAGTCGGTCAATCTCATTTTGATTTTAAAATCTATTTTTACAAATTTGGTTATTTAAAACGCCGATTTTTATAACTATTCATCAATATCTTTTTTATAAAAATGAATTCTTATAATAAAAACATTATTTATTATAAATTATTTACTCCTATGGAAGTAGAACAACATGTTCGACGTTATACAAAATATATTCACGAAGACCTTTCATCTGTAGACATTGATACAGCAACTTACAAAGATCATTTACATAAAATCTTTGAATGGTTATGGTGTATTATTCTTACCAAGGAACATCATTCTATCTTTTTACGATGGGAAGACATTCCGCCTGATGAACGAGAAAATAAAGGGATGATGCGAGATATGGGCATTGACGCGTGGGATATGAAAGGAAATCGTGTCGTTCAAATGAAATGTTATAATGGACTTATTTCATGGCGTTGTATTTCTACTTTTTTAGCATGTTGTTCGCTTCAATTTAAAGATGCAGTAAAAATGTTATGTCGCACATTAGAATCATCACTTCATCCGTTAATTCAAGGCGGAATTACAAATGGCGATATATTAGATAAAACGATTAGCGATCATGTCTTTCGAGTCGAATGTAAGAGAATTCAATCATTATCATTTCCTTCCGTAACAAGCACAGAAACACTAACTATTCGCCCCTATCAAGAACAAGCCATTTATTTTATGAAAAAAGGTCAAGAAACAACTAAAAATGTATACTTGAGTATTCCTACTGGGTGTGGTAAAACGTTTATTATTTTACAGTATCACCAGCGACATATTTCAGAAAAAATGCTGGTTTTGGTACCTACCATTGTTTTGTTAGAACAATGGGGTGGAGAGTGTGAAAAAATGGGCATTCATTCTTTTTTAATCGGCACAGGACACCATCACTCGCTTGATGAACTTACAGACGAAACAATTGTCATCTGTGTTTATAACTCCATCGTCAATATTCATACCGAATTACATCTTTTTGAACGCTATATAGTTGATGAAGCACACCATGTAGAGACACCAGAACGATATATGGATAATGAAGTTGAATTTAGAGATAGCGAGGATGAATTTGAAGATGAAAATGACGATGACAAAAAAGAATTTGAAGACGACGAAGACGAAGAAGAATTTGACCACGAAGAAGAAGTAGAAGAAGAAAATGAAGATGATATTGAAGATGAAAAAGTAGAACAAAAATCGTATTCATCTTACATTCGTGCATTAGCCGATACCAAAAAAGTAGTTTATATTTCAGCCACGTTGGATAAACCTGAAGATGACTCTATTTTTTACGAGTATTCGGTTCGTCAAGCCATCACAGACGGACACTTGGTTGATTACCAGTTTGTGTTTCCTATTTATGAACATGATGATGTCACGAATGACCAATTGGCATATTATTTGGTACATAAACAACACGAGTCTCATTGTATCGTGTATGCGAGTTCATGCGAAGAAGGTAAGAAATTCCAAGAACAATTAAACCGACTACGATCTGGGTGTGCAGGATACATTGATGCAAATACATCTTCATCTGAACGCAAACGTTTATTTAAAGCATTCGAAGATGGATCAATACTTTTTTTGGTCAATGTCAGGGTCTTGGTGGAAGGATTTAATGCAACCCATTGTCGTTCCATCTTTTTTCTCCATGTATCGTCTAATGAAGTTTTTGTGATCCAAGCCATTGGACGTTCATTGCGTCTTCATCCAGACAAGACATTAGCAACCATTTATGTTCCGTATACAAGCGAAAATGACCTTGACCGTATTCAATCGTTTTTAGCACACTTGTCAACTTTTGATGAACGTATAAAAGAGTCTATGGATACCAAGAGCATTGGAGGGTATATTCGTTTGGAAAAGATGGAAGAAATGGAGGACGATGACGAAGATGAAAAGAAAGAAGAGACGTTGTGTGGTCATCGGTATAATTTAGTGGTAGATAGTATGGGTAAAAGTGATAAGTTTGAAGAGTTATGGAAAAGTAGATTGGAAGAAGTAAAGAAATTTATTGATGAGCATAAGAAGAGACCAAGTAGTCATAGTTTAAATAAAATTGAAAAATCTATTGGAAATTGGTTAATTTGTAAGACACTTCAATACAATAAAAGATTGATGTGTAAAAATGTAACTCTATTATGGGAGGAATTTTTAAATGACGAAAAATATAAAAAATATATGCTGTCAAGATTAGATAAATGGATTAAAAATTTAGAACAGACTAAACTCTTTATTTCACAATTTAAAAAACTACCAAATAAGGAAAGTAGTGATATATACGAAAAAATACTTGGAAGATGGATAACACACTCTAAATCAAACTATAGAACTCATAAATGTATTTTAAAAGACGAATTAATACGAAAAAAATGGGAAGAATTTATTACAGACGAAAAATTTAAAAAATATTTTTTAACTTATAAAGAGGAATGGAATATTACTTTAGAACAATGTAAAAAATATATTAATGAAAATAATAAAAAACCATCACGAAGAAATAAAGATATTAACATAAAAAACTTATGCGTTTGGATAGACCAACAGCTTGTAAAATATAAACATAAAACAGGTTTAATGGACCATGGTGATATAAGATTATTATGGGAGGAATTTATAAATGACGAAAAATATAATCAATTTATAATGTCAAATGAAGCACGATTTATGATAAATTTAGACAAATGTAAAAAATTTATTGACATTCATAAAAATAAACCAAGGACAGATGGTGGAAATGAATATGAAACATATTTAGGTAGATGGGTAAATGGAATTGTTTTAGATTATAATAAAAAACGATTTATAATGAAAATAGATACCATAAGACTATTATGGGAAGAATTTATAAGCGATGAAAAATATAAACAATATTTTTTAACTAATATAGATATATGGATTCAAAATTTAGAGGAGTGTAAAAAATATATTAAAGAAAATAATAAAAAACCAAGTACAGTAGATAAAGATAATAAAGTGAAAAAATTAGGAAATTGGATTACTTCACAACCTATTACTTATAGAAAAAATCTTGATATTATGAAAAATATTACAATACGTAAATTATGGGAGGATTTTATAAAGGACGACCAGTATAAACATTATATGATGTCAAAACAAGACTTATGGGTATATAATTTAGAACAATGTAAGACATATATTAATATACACAAAAATAGACCTTCGTCTAGAGATAAAGAAGTAAATATAAAATATATGGGAAATTGGCTTATTAATCAAAATAAAAATTATAAAAAAACAAATGAGATTATGAAAGATGAATTAATAAGAAAAAAATGGGAAGAATTTATTACAGATGAAATGTACCAACACTATTTTTAAAAATGAAAAATCCCATTTAAACATTTTCTATATAATATATAGAAAACATGTCCTCTCTTGAACTTGAAAATCAATCATTAAAACAGAAAATACAAGAATTAGAAATAGTCATAAAAGGTTGGGAAGACAAGTTTGCTTCCTATACTGAAGCACAACATAAAGCACAGCGTAAATATGTTGAAGCCAACCCTGAACTCACACGACAACGAAAACTAGCATACCAAAAAAAATTAAGTGAAACTGACCCTGAACGTCTTGCAGCCTATCGTCATCAAGCCTATTTAAATCGTAAAGCACGACTTCAAGCACAAAAAGAAGAAGCCGAAAAAAAAGATGTGGAATAGATTTTTATTTTTTATAAAAATAAAATAGAAAATATTTTCCAACTTAAAGATAAAACATATATAAAACGGATGCCTCCCAGAAAGAAATCCGAGCCACCGGATCCAAACAAGGAAAAGAAAACACGAAGTGATGTATCGAAACGTAAGGAAGAAAACAAAGATACGGATTTTACATGCGTTAAATTATCGTGGAACAGTTTGGTCAAGAATAACTATCTCAAACAAGGCATCCAAGATATTGTCTATAACATCAACAAGATTAGTTTCTTGTCCTATAAACTACTTAATTTTCATTTTACACGTCTACTGGAACAAAAACTACCTTTACCAGAACTGACACAAAATTTATTTTACAGAGCATGTTCGACTGTATCGGTAATGAAAAAACGAAATGCTACGATTGATGTCCAAGACGAACTGTACCAGTCATTCCAACAGTTTTCGTCTTTTATAGACGACCTACCATTTCGTGATAAAATGGGAAACCTGATTAATAACCTAAATAAGCAACAACTCACAGTGACCAAGAATCACCTTAAACTAAGTTTTTATAAGCGGTTCTCAAAGTATCTTGAACTACGAACTGGCGAAACTCAGAAAAGCGTTATTTATAGTTGGTGCAAGGATATTTATTCGGATGAATATAATGGTCGAAATCCGTTTATTCAGCATATGAGAAACTGGTTAAAATATACTCCTACTGAAAGTAATATTATAAAGCATTCATCTCATTTTATTTCAATCTATCACAATATACAAAGAGAGTTTGAAAAGTATCCAAACAAGAAAGGCATTCGTTCCTTTAGTCTATTGCCCAATAAAAATAGTTTTACCATGGATAGCATTCAAATCTGTACTTCATGTTTAGAAGATATTATATCCTACCTTACAAATAAACCTAATATAAAGGATTTCGCCGAAAAAAGAAGAGAATACTGGTTGGAATTATTTAATATTGAACAATACGAGACCTCGACCAAGACCTTTCATTATACCATTTTTACTGATGGAAAAGCGGGTGTAATTACCATGGATAAACCCAAAGCAAAAGAAGTAAAACCTATTGATATCACAGAAAAACAGTATGATTCCTATGTGGGTATTGATCCAGGCGTTCGTGCTTTATATACGGCTTGTAATGATAAAGGTGACATCTTACAATGCACAACCAGACAGTATCGTCATGACTCCAAGATGATTTATGCGTGTAAAAAAATACAAATGTGGTATAAAAAATGGGAACATTATGAGAGTTGGAAAAGGATTCCTAGTTTCAAGGCAAGTAGTACACTAGATATGCTTGTTTATTTAGAGTACGTGTTGCCAAAATTAGACATCTACATGAAGTTCCACTGTGAGAAGAATTTTAGAGGATTATCTTTTACCTCTTATTGTCGAAGTAAGGCAACATTGAATAAAATATGTAAAACTATTTCAGGAAATAACAATAACTCCCATAAAACATTAGTTGGGTTTGGTGATTTTTCTCAACAACATGGATTAACTAAAGGACATCCAACCACACCTATTTTGAAACTAAAAAGAGAACTAAGACGATATTGTGATGTTGTTGAGATTGATGAATGGGGAACAAGCAAGACCTGTAACAAGTGTTTTGGTAGAGTAAATTTGTATCGAAACAAGAAAAAAAGAAAAGGAGAGACAAAAGCACGAATGTCAAACTACCATAGCGTAATCCGTTGTAATTCCAACGAGTGTACATTATGTTGTATGGATAGAGATATAAATGCGTCCAAAAACATTTTACTTTTATTACAGCTCGAGAAGAGTGGTAATGGACGACCAAAATGTTTTCGAGGAGAAGAACAAATGCCTACGAAACCTCACAAGGGAGATAAGTCAGGTAAGGCGTGAAATTCGCCATTACTAATTTGGAATTTTTTTATTCTGAGAAATCGGCATTTTAAATGTCCAAAGGTGTAAAATCAACAATTAAATTACAAATAAATATGAGTGGATATCTTGCCCCACTAGGCCCGCTTAACGACTATAGCGATCTGATTGCCTTATTTGTCAAGCGGGCGATCGTCTCTAATCTTGCATCGGATCCTAAACTGGGCTCGGCTATCAAAAAAGGCGGAGGCGTCCTGTGGAATGTTTACTATAGATATGTGATGTACGGCGTCGAAACCGTCACATCTGTCCAAAGGCGTCTTAAATTTGATCTTGATTCACCCCCGTTTACAAAAGATATAATGTACCTACGCGCATATATTGAAAAGTTTGGAATTTATGCTTAATCTTATAATATTCCACTAAAAGTAGAATAAGTGGAATATTCCACCTTTTGTTTAAATTAATCCACTTTTAGTGGAATAATTATTTGTATAAAAAAATTTTCAAACTAAAGTAAAAATTTAAATTTAGTTTGAAAATCAAAAATGTGAATTTTTAATCTTATACAGGTAGTTTAGTTTATTTTTGTAAAAATCATTATAAACTACTAGGATATGTATAGTTTATAATATCCAATTTTATATGTATTTTTTAACCTATAATAAGCCTAGTTAATAATTATTAAATAATTATTTGTGTGTGTGAAAAAATTTTCAATCTAAAATAAAAGTATGCGAAACTAAAAATTTAAATTTGGTTTGAAAATCAAAAATGGAATAATACTTTCTATTTTTTTGTAAAATAGAAAAAAAGCTGTAGGGATACCAGACTGCCCTCTCTGTCTGCATGTGGGTGTAAGTGTCTTTTTAAAGAGCTTTTAAGACGCTTGATGTGGACAAGGATCCATACATATCTTATCATAACTAGTATAACCACAATTATAACCACAATTATTACTTTCACAGTCAGAGTTAGTATTGCAAGGCTGTCCTTTTTCTGAACAAGGATCCATACATATATATTTATGACAATTATAACCACAATTATTACTTGTGCACCATAGATTATTATTATCACAAGGCTTTCCTTTATCTAAAGAACAGATCCTCTCACTATTATGTGAATAACTGTGGCCAACACAGCATTGTGGTTGTGGATCTCCTTCAACAACTCCGCAAGCACCACTTGCACATTCACTACCGTCTGTGCAATGTACTTTTGCATTTTTTTTGCATTCACCGCTAACGCAGGTCTCATCGGAAGTACAATTTTTACAATCAGACGACGGGGCCACCGGTTGGCATTTGCCGCTAATACAAGTCTGACCTTTTGCACATTCCTTACCAGCACCGCAACCAGATGTTGGTGGGGCAACTGGCTTGCATTTTCCCTGTTGACAAGTCTGGCCTTGTTTACAATCGCTATCAGTCTTGCAACCAGACGACGGGGCCACCTGTTGGCATTTGCCGCTAACACAAGTATTGCCTGAGGCACAATCGCTATCATCTTTGCAACCAGATGCAGGTGATTGGCATTTTCCGCCATTACAGGTCTGCCCCGACTTGCAGTCCTTGTCAGTCTTGCATGATTTCTTTCGAAATATCAAAAAATATAAAGTTGTACCAATTACACCCGCAACTAGTAAAAATAAACATATGTATAGAAAAATGTTTTTATAAGAGTAAGAGACTTCTGTAGGCAATTCGTTAATCATTTATTAAATTAAATTAAATAAATATTTAATCATTTAATCACATAACAAAGAATTGATCACTCAATATGCTTGCTATACCGTTTAATCAGTTTGATCATAATTTTTGCGAATCCACCCTATACGCCGATGGCCGCCACCCCGAATACTTTAATGCCCTTTCCAGCCTCTTTATCACCTTTATTGGATTAAATGCGATGCGAAAGCCGCATCTTACCCTCTTTTTATACATAATGTATGCGTGCCTGGCTGTAAATGGCGTCTTGTCGCTTATGTACCATTATCACAACTCGATCGGTTACGGCTTGCTTGATAGAATGTCGATGGTGTTGTTGGGGTTTTCGACCAGTTACGTGTGTTATACGTCCATCAAAAGACTCACGCATTTTTCATTTTATACCAACATTTTTGTCCATCTGTCCATCGTCTTGTATTACAGTTTTTTATTGACGGTTGCCGGTCTTCACGATGAGATCCTTTTTAACACATTATTTACGGTGTTTTTAGGAAGCATTGCGCTGTATATGTACGCGATTAAAATGTATATTTTTTACAATGAAATCCATATCGATCAACAGGTGATGGCGCTTGGATGGAAAGGCGTACGATGCATTTTTGCCAGCGCGATGTTCTGGATTGTGACGGAAGGCTTGTGTGGCCATCTTTCATTTATCAAATATTTATTTGGGCACGTGTGGTGGCACGTTTTTGTAAGTTACGGCGGGTATCTGGTGAGCATTGTACCACGTTACATTTTGTTGCAAAAAACCGACGAAATTGAGATTAAATACGACGGGTTTGGCTTGCCGTATATCTATGTTGTCGATTTTACCAAAAATATGTGTTGAGTAAAATAATCCTCTATAGTTTAGTATAGATTTCATCTAATCCTCCTCTTTGTGTAGGTTCAATATCAAATATTGGACAAACTAATACATTTTTACATAAACTAAATCTATAGGCGTAAACATTTTCAACATGATAATCATATTTACCATTAGCTATAAATAGATTTCTATCAAAAATCATATTAAAATGTTGTTGATTAGTTCCTACAATTTCACATCTATAATCGTAATTTTGTTTTAAGCAATCAAAGTTACTCAACTCTGTATTATTTATAAAATTTTCAAAATTCGGTACAAAAAATCTACCAGTAATCTTAATTATGAATGACGATTTTTTTAAAAATTTTGAAACATCATATGCATAATGAATTGAATTTATTTCAAGGCCTCCTTTAGCCTGTAAATGTATTTGAAAATCAGGGTAACTTGCTGGATTTTCTATAAATGAAATAATTTCAAATCTATCCTTATATATATTTAATTCATCATTTAATTCTTCAAAATTATAACCGGAGTTTTCAACGACGATTATATTAAATTTTGTATTTTTCAACCATAATCTGATAGATTTTAAATATGTATTGATTCTATCGGTAGCATCTACTTGAAAAGCAGTATTCTTTGTAACGTGAACAGTTGTAGTAAGTATAATAGATATATTATCCATTTTATATAACGGTTTTTTAAATTTTTTCATATCCCCAGAAACTTGATGAGTTAATTTAACGCAAACACTTTTTATTTTATGAAAAAGCGGTTTAACCAGATAAAGATAATACAAATATGCTTACCATCACCTCCGCCGACCAACTTGCCGCACTGCTTTCCTCGAGTGAGAAACCGCTTGTCCTCATTGACCTTTATGCCGACTGGTGTGGTCCCTGTAAGCGCATTACAGGGCCTTTGGAAGACCTGTCAAAGACGCCCGAATACGAAAAAGTTGTGTTTGTCAAACTTAATATTGACAAGATGGAGGAATTGGAGATTACATCGATTGTAATGCCCGACACGATCCCATGCATTTTGTATATGAAGGATGGCAAAGAAACCCACCGTTTGTGCTCTAGCAATATGACGCAAATTGAAGAAGGATTGAAACTGCTAATCAAGGCTGATTAAATAGTGCTTGCGGTACGTTAGTTTAAAGAAAAAAAAGAAATAATAAAGAAAGATAAAAGATGTCACACAATAACATTAAGATTGGTATATACGCGCTTACTGGTAAAAAATTGGGATCCATTACACAACAGTGTGCGGATATATACACGCTTGATGGTAAAAAAGTCGGCGTCAATCGCCCTGAAAATTCTACAATTGATGTTGATACTTTTTTTTTACAAAAACCTCTGGCGTTGTCAACTACAAATTTAAAGCCGATTTAAAGCTTATTTACTCTTTTATAAGAAGAAATAAGGAAAAATAAAAAATGAGCAGTGAAGAGCTAGAAACAACATCAACATCAGAATTAGAGCCAGATCAAACTCAAACTATCCCAAACACCGTTACGTTGACGCTTGACATTCGCGAGCGCGATATTATCGCCCATTGCACCTCCAAAAACATCCCATTTCAAACGGCATCGCTTGAGGTCGGTGATATGCTCTTGAAAAGCCCCACGGAGACGCTGGTGTTTGAGCGAAAAACGCTTGCAGATTTGGAAGCAAGTATTAAAGATGGGCGTTACCGCGAACAAAAACAGCGTCTAAAAAGCACGTTTCCGTTTCATCGCATCACCTACATCATTGAAGGAACGCTCAACAGCCGTGCGTCCAAATCGTCCATCAGTGCGCTGATCTCGTCACGTTACCGCGATGGCTTTCAGGTGCTTCATACGTCTGGCGTGGCGGATACAGTGTGGCATCTTTCGCAAATACAGGAACGGATGGCGATCACCGACAAGACGGCATTTGACCCATCAAATGGCGAGTACGCGTCGGCAGTGAAATCAAAGACGAAAAAATGCGAAAATTTGACGCCGGAAATGACGTATCTGATGCAGTTGGCGCAGATTCCTGGTTTGTCGATGACGATTGCGCAGGATATCTCCAAAGTATACCCGTGTTTTTCGGCACTGTTGAAAGCGATTGGCGAGAATGGTGCAAAGGCGTTTGACGCGATCGCGGGGATGGGAAAGATGCGCAGCAAGAAAATGCTAGAGTACATCCGATAACGCCCCTTTTTCAAAAAAAGCGGCACCAAAAACACACCTTTTTGTAAAAAGGGGTATTAAAAATAAATACAAGAAAGCGACGCGATTTATTAAATATATTTTATTTAATAAAATGGCTTATCGTGCTTATACTTCTGGAAAAAAATCTCTTGCACAAGTATACAAAGACATGCATGAACGCAGAGAAAGAAAGAGTACACGTGTCAGAAAAAGTATGAGTAAGAGGCTTCCATCACAATACCCAGATATGGGTCCTCAATCTCGAGCACATAAGGTGCTTGCAGGATCAGGGATGGGCTTTGGTGAAATCGTCTTTCCCGGTGTGGGCCCAAGAGAATTGCGCGCACTTTCTGCAGTAAGTCTTGGTGCGCGCAGGGGAGCAAGTAAAGTTATAACAGAACGTGGTTATAGGTATGTAAAAATTATTGATAAAGACGACAAAAATATGGATGGAAAAACAGGATTTTTAACAGATTTAAGAGGTTTAAATCCTGAAAATCGTCCTAGTCGGTATATTATTACATTGGACCAGCCTTTAGCCAATATATTTCTGTATCATACAGATGATAGGTCTAAATTTGTAGATGTACCAAGTGGAACAAAAGATAGTGCTCATAGAACTAGAATAAATGACAAAAAGTTAGAAGAAGCAATAATGCGACAAGAAGCAATGTGTGATCACGCGAAACCGACGTGTCTTCAAAAGGTTCTTACATTTTTAGGTTTTTCTTCCAAATTTAGTGCTCATAAAAATTCTGTTAAAAAGACTCCTAAAAAGGCATCTAAAAAGACTCCTAAAAAATCTATTAAAAAGACGCCTAAAAAATCTGTTAAAAAGACGCCTAAAAAATCTGTTAAAAAGGCTCCTAAAAAGGCAGCTAAAAAGACTCCTAAAAAAATGTAATTGATATATTCAAATTGAATTTAATTTTTTAGATTTATAAAAAATTAAAAAATGCTAATTACCTTAAAATGGCCATCATCATCGGCTCCGTTACAGGCATTATTGTACTTGTCTCATTATGCGTTGTGTACAGAACACACATTTTTAGACTAATATGCGGCGACCAAACGGCTATCGTCGTCCCCGAAGTTGAAAATACTATTTTGTGAAAAAGGGGTTTAAAAATAAAACACCAAATAAAAGAGGGGTAAGATGCTTGCGTCCAAAGAACAGATTCAACAAGAAATGACAGAGACACTTACGACTGTCGAGTTGCATCCAAAAATTTTAAAATTTATTGAATTGTTTTGCGGTCATGTTAATAGCTTAAAATTGAACGACTTGTATGATGTCATTAAATCTGGAAACAATCCGTCTCCTTATTTGCTGTCTGAAATGGTCAATGAAGCACGCACAAACAATAAATTGTTACAGTGGATTGAAGTTCTTTTGCGACAAATCTAAAGCCGCTTTTTCACAAAAACCGGCACCAAAAACGTAACATCCTTATTTTACCTATATTTTTGATTTTGCTTTCTAAGCGGCACCTTCGTTATTTAGGTTATTATTTTTTTGTGAAAAAGTGTAATATTTTTATTAATTATAATAAAAATGAGGCAACTTTTTAAAGTTGCTTACACTATTATTGGAATTTTACTAGCAATTTTTATTGTCGTAAAAGTTGTAAATTCTTTAAAATCAACAAAGCCACCACCCAATCCTAATGATGCAACGACAGAATTGGAAAAGTATACTTCTCAATTAAAAGATTTGGAAAAACAGATGAAAGCTAATATAGATGGAGCAGATACGTCATCTCCTATCTGTTTTATTAATAAAGGTAATTATGCCACTCTAAAAAACCAAATAGAAATTATCAATGAAAAAGTAATGAATTATAAGTTGGTGGAAAATATAAAGGATGATGCAGATGGAAAAAAAGCAAAAAATGACTACGAAAGTATCAATTTGTCTATTGAGTCAATTATTAGTAAAGTAAAAGAATTATTGCCTTGTGGTGAATATTGCTACCAAGGAAATTGGAGTGATTTAAATTGTGAATGCAAAGATCCATATCCGATTCCTATTATTTACAAAGATTCAAATGGACAAGACAGAGTCTACTGTTGGTCGGATGATTGTGAATTACATCCACACAAACAATTTATACCAGGGTCTAGTACTGATCCAAGCACAAATCAATGTAAGTGTTTGCCCGGATTTTCAGATGTAAATGGAAATTGTATTGAGCAAAAAAGTCCTTCAGATCAAGAATTAACGGATTTAACCGCAACTATGAAGACCGATACAACAGGTCTTGGATTTTTTTTTTGCAAAGTGAGTGATGGCGATAAAATTGTTACGGATTTGGGGGCTTTAAAAGATAAGGCCAATGAATTAATGAAAATGGGATACGGAATCATTTCAAAAGATACCATTGATAACTATAATGCCGCTCAACAAGCTGCATCAGCTGCTGTAACTAAATACAATACTTTACAGACGTGCGATAATTACTGTGGCAATACAGCACATTATGATGAAAAAAGCAATACGTGTATATGCAATGACCCAAATAGTACGTTTGATAAGATGAATGGGTGTACTTGTAAGTCTGGGTACGAACCGGGCTTAAATGCATGTGTACCTATAAATAACCCGGATACCGATAGTTTAATTAAGAATACTGCATCCATCTTACAATTTACAAATGATATATTAAACAAATGCACAAATTGTATCACAACAAAAACATTTGATGATAAAATAACACTTATAAATGGATTAAAAATATTTTGTGAAAAAATTATTAACACAGGAATACCTTCAAAAGCATCGGTAGATGCTTATAATACACAGGTAACAAACACAAAAAATAGTATTCAAACTATAATAGATAAAAAATTACCAGATTGCGGAGACTACTGCTGGCAAGCTACTTATAATGAAACAAATAATGATTGCGAATGTCCTACTGGAACAACAAAGGATGTAAACCCTGCTGATGGAAGACCATATTGTTATAACTGTGGACCAAATTCAAGTTTTGTTTTTCCAAGTCGACCAAGTAAAGATCCTTCATCCAATACATGCGCTTGCAATTCAGGCTATTGTAAAATCGGTACAGTATGCGAGGACTGCAAGGCTAAATTATTAGAAGAAACCGCTTTATTGAATACAGATTATGATAATATACAGACTACAATTACAAATAATTTTAATATATTTGGAGAATTAATTTCTGGTGGAAAAATCCCATTTGTCATAAAACCACGCTCCAATATATTAAAACCTTTATCAAAAAATGTAATTACAGTAAATACATTATCAGACTGTGTAAATGCTGCAAATTCAAAAACAGTAAATGCGTTTTCATTTTTGCCAGGGTCTTTATCAAATAATTGTATATTATATGCAGGCAATCCAAAAAATACAGTGCATGACGAGACCTCCATATATGGATATAAAGCATAAAGTATCTGCTTGCAAAAAAAATACTAAAGTATACTGTACAGACGATAGCGAATGTAAAAATGATGCATTGGATTTGTTACAGTCACATCACATAATGTTATGAAAGCCTAAAAATACAAGTTATGTGCCTATCCTAATGTATCACATCTTTCTTTTATGGTGTCAAAATTTACTATCATTGATCCTTTGCTTTTTATTACATATTCAAAGCCATATGTGTTTTTATAATATTCACCCAATTTGTTTCCATTTTTATTATTTCCACTCTTTTTTTCAGCTCGTAAAAGAGAAACAGTAGGTGTATCCAATTTATACAATTTAATATATTTTGTATAAAGCAATTCAATACCTGTACATAACAGATATTTTCCAGTCCCCTTTAGTTCTGGATAATCTTCGCTATTTACACTAAAAGAATTTATATTTATATTACCGTTCTGTGTATCATAAACCAGGCGTGCAAATGCTTTTTCTTTAGCGCCATCTCCTGGAATATATACAATTAAATCGACAAATATAGGTTTAACTTTACAAAAAAATTGTCTACATTTTGACACGTCTCTTGAAAAAGTTTCTGTAATGGTATAGCGAATTTCTTTGAGCATTTTTGGTGACATTTTTGGCGACATTTTTCTGGGCGTTTCTTTTGACATTTCTTTATTTATAGAACTATTTATAAATAAAACAAGGAGAGAATAAATATGGATTTCTATGTATCACCCGTTACATTGCTGTTTGAATCCAGTTTGATATCTATTGTTTCTCTCACTCCTGAACAACTGCTTGTAAATACACGCACAAACAATATGGAAAAGAAAGAAAATAAAGACAATAAAGACAATAAAGAAAAAAAAGACAAAAAACACAAATTAAAAAAAGATTAAGTGTTGTTTCTTTAATACAGCTTAAATAAAAACATATTAATATAATTAATATAATCAATAAATCAACCCAGTTATGCTTTACGACGATTACATCGCCTACTGCGCCACCTACACCCAGAAATACGGCGAACGTGTCGTTGTCTTGATGGAAGTCGGTTCCTTCTTTGAATTTTACGCCGTTGAAAACGACACCATCAAAGAAGGTGCCAACATGGGCGATCTTTGCTCGCTTCTCAACATTCAATCCACACGCAAAAACAAGTCCATCCCCGACTGCTCCCGTTCAAACCCCTTGATGGCCGGCTTTCCCTCCTACTCGCTCCCAAAATTTATCGACCTTCTTCTTGCCGACCACTACACCATCGTGCTGGTCGAACAAACCACACCGCCGCCCAATCCCCAACGCGCCGTCACCCAAGTCATCAGTCCCGCCACCTACTTGGGGACTGGTGGTGGCGGCGGGGGCGTGTCTGGGGCAGCATCATCCTACTTGATGTGTGTTTACATCACAAGGGTCCGATCACGTGCTGGTGCCGGCGCCGGTGATGTATACGTGGTGTCGGTGGCGTACATGGACCTTTCCACCGGCGAAACCTTTCTCTTTGACACCGAACGCACCGGCGACCACACGTTTCCCGCCATTGAACTGGCCCGTCTGGTGGCCTTGTATGCCCCGCGCGAACTTGTGTTGATCGGCGACGGGTGCTCGGTCCTCTCGCTACCCCTTCCACCGTGCTGTATCTTGCGAGGTACGGTCACAGATTTGGCGCCATTCCAGCGTCCCGCCTACCAAAACGCCGTCCTGAAAAAAGTGTACCCCCATACAGGTCTGCTCACACCCATCGAATACGTCCAGCTGGAACAGCGTGGCGATGCCTTGACCGCGTTTGTGTACCTTATCCAATTTGCCTACGAACACAATGAAAACATTATTGCCAAATTGCAACGCCCGTGTTTGGTCGCCACCCAGTCCCACCTGCGTCTCGCCCATTCGTCCGCCGAACAGCTGTACCTTCTCCCCAAACACGGCACGCCGTCCAGTATCTTGCAACTGCTCAACACGTGCGATACCGCAATGGGGCGTCGATTTTTTCGCGACTGTCTTGTCCACCCCCTCTGTGACGCCGCACGCATCGATGAACGCTACCGACGCTCGGATGCCGTGCGTCCACATATCACGCCCTTGCGCGCGTGTTTAAAAGGCATCAAAGACCTTGAACGCCTCTTTCGACGCATCGCGCTACGTCTCGCCCAACCCCCTGAAATCGCCGTATTGGTGGGCAGTTTACAGTGCGTCGATCAACTAATAGGGATGATCAACGACCACGGACTGGATCTCGGACTTGATGTGCCGTCCTTACAGGCAATCATAGACCATTGTACCCGTCGTTGGGATATGGCCAAATTGGACACCAATGCAGACCATTTTTACCAACGTGGCGTGTACCCCGAGATGGACGCGTTGGCCGATACGGTTGAGGCGCATCATGGGATGTTTCAAAAAGTCGTCGACGATGCCAATCGCGTCGTGGGTGACGCGTTTTTCAAGCTGGAAACAACCGCCGAACGCCACGATTACCAGATTATTATTACCAAAAAACGGTACGAAACGTATGTGGAGAAAACAAAGGGACAAACCCTGCCACCGGTTTTTACAGTGCAACCGGTCTCGGCCAGCAACAAGACCGTCTTGAAAGCAACGTTTCCTAAAATGGACGCGATCCAGCACGCCTTGCACCGACATACGGGCGACTTGCGCGCGCTGGTGCACGACCAGTATCTGCTTGACTTGGACGGGCTTCACGTGTTTGCCGATGCGATGCAGACCGCGGTGGCGTTTGTGTCGGCGATCGACTTTCACGTCACGTGTGCTAAGAATGCGCACACGTTTCGATACTGCCGGCCCACCGTGGAAGCGACGGCATCGTCCTCTCCATCGTATATGCGTGGCACCGGCCTGCGCCACCCCTTGATCGAGGTCGTGCAAACCGATCTGCCTTACATTGCTAACGATATCGCGTTAGGGGGAGACAACCCATCGGGCATCCTTCTTTACGGTATCAATGCCGCCGGCAAATCCAGCTATATGAAATCGGTGGGTTTGGCACTGATTATGGCCCAAGCCGGGATGTACGTGGCCGCCGACACGTTTGCCTTCTCGCCCTACGACCATATTTTTACGCGCATCCCCGGTGGCGATAACTTGTTTAAAGGCCAGTCGACCTTTGTGGCGGAAATCTCCGAACTGCGCACGATTTTAAATGAGGGCACCCACCGGTCGCTGGTGATTGGCGACGAGTTGGCTTCCGGTACCGAAAGCGTCTCGGCCATCTCGATTGTTGCGGCTGGGGTGAAGACGCTTGCCGACCGCCGTGCCTCCTTTATTTTTGCCACACATCTTCACGAAGTCGCCCAATTGGCGGTCATCCAACGGCTCGCCAATGTCGCTATTTTCCACATTTCCGTCCACTACGACGACGCCCGTGGGGTGCTTGTCTATGACCGGTTACTGAAACCGGGATGCGGCGAGACGCTTTACGGCCTGGAAGTCTGTAAATCGCTTGATATGCCCCTTGCATTTATGCAACTGGCGCACACCATCCGCAAAGAGCATCTTCATATATCGCCCACCGTCGTGGACACCAAAGTGTCGCGCTACTCATCAGAGGTGTTTGTGGATGTGTGTTCTGTCTGCCACCAGCGCGCGGAAGAAGTGCACCATATCCAGCACCAAGCGGGGGCCGATAAGGACGGGTTTATCGGCCGAATGCATAAAAACGACACACACAATTTGGTGGCGCTATGCCAGACTTGTCACGATAAGGTGCACAATAATACTGTAAAAATGGATGGCGTGGCACAGACAAGCGCCGGCAAGATGGTGATCACACACGTTATTGACGATACAGCAATGCTGAAAAAACAGATCGATGTAAGGGACGCCGTGCAAAGTTTGCGAAAACAAGGCAAAAGTTACAAGGCGATTGCGGAGGAATTAAAGCTAACGGTGTATGAGGTGAGAAAAAAAATGTTGGTAGATTAACACGGCTTTTTGTGAAAAAGCCGTGTTTAATTTAACTATTTGGATATATAAAAAGAAAGTGCTACATATTATATGTATTTTAACCACAAAAACATCCACTAAAAATAACATTTTTATAAAAGAGGGTAGTCAACATGCCGTGGATTAAAAACTGGATTTAAAATTTAATTTTATAATTTTGAAATTTTATAAAATTAAAAATTAGTTTTTGGATCTTTACGAAAAATTTTCAAATTAGTTTTTGGACCTTTACTTTTCTAAAATAAATATTTTTTACACACACACATTTACATTTTTTAAATAAAATTATTTTAACCTGTAAACAAGGCATACAATATACTAGGTATTTTTACCTTTTCTTACCTATCTGTATAATGGTTAAAAATTGTAAAAATTTTTAACATTTTTTATTACCTAGGTAATAAAAATCTTACCTAGGCATATTAACCATTAAAATGAAACTAGGTAAGATTTTTGCTTTGGAATTATATTACCTATCTGAAACAAGATAATTAAAGATATTTTTATTTGTCTACATATTAGAATTATCATATTCATCAAAAACATCTCCAATATGTGCATATACTTGACGAGACAAAGATTTTATAGAACGAGAATTTATAATCATATGTACTTTTTCACCAAAAGAGATGTGGGACAACCCAAAACAGTTTATCAATTTTTTACAGGAAGATGGCGTAGTTCTTCCCGTTGTCAGCAAAAGCGATAGCCTTTAGAAAAACCAAAAACGTTACTACATATAATTTTCTATATTATATGTATTTAATTAACCACTGCTGTTGTATTTTTACTTTATAAAATAGACATTCTAATTAGTCAGCTCTAGACAGGACCCCGCTAGTTCTTTTTTGGGCACTTTTTTCTAAAAAGTGCTAGTAAACAACGCGCCCGTTACCTGATAGGGGTCGGCGTCCGAGGCCGGCCGGCGGTCCTCAAAGTACCCCATCCCACGTTGCAGCGTTTCATTGGGGATCCGGATACTGCACCCACGATTGCCGTACCCGCAACTAAACACGTTTGGATCGCTTGTCTCGCACGCGCCCGTCAATCGCTGGCTGTTGTCTCCATACACTGCCAAATGCGCCTGATGGGCCGGTTGAAGCCGATTAATGTAAGTGTGGATAACCGCTACGCCGCCAGGGGCGCGTGTGGGCGCTGTACTAAAATTGGTGTGCAACCCCGACCCGTTCCACGGGTTTGGTAACGGCTTGGGCTGAAAACTGATGGCCACACGGTACGTCTCGGCCACTTTTTGCAAGATGTAGCGCGACATCCATACTTGGTCCCCGCTGTCGATGCCCGTGCACGGGCCGATCTGGTACTCCCACTGGCTTGGCGCGACTTCTGCATTGATTCCGCTGACGGCCAAGCCCGCGTACAGACAGTACTGATAATGTTGCTCGGCCAAGGCACGTTCTTGGACGTTTTGGGCACCCACCGCGCAGTAATATTCGCCTTGTTGCACAGGTCTGTCATCTGTATTAAAGGCCAGCGGGACGCGACCGGTGGGGTCCATCATAAAGTATTCTTGTTCAATGCCAAACCAAGGCTCCAAATGGTCTACATCATTCTCAAATCGTTGCCTGGCCAAAAAACGGTGGTTGCTGGGCGTTGGGACGAGGACGTTGTTTAGTTGCGTGTAGGTGTCGCATAGGACAAGAAAGGACGGCTCGGGGCGGTTTTGAAAAAACGGGTTTTTGTAGAGGGCCACAGGTGATAAGATGATTTCGCTTTGCTCGGTATTGGCTTGATACGTCGATGACCCATCGTAATTCCACGTGGGGACGTCTTCTAGGGCAAAATCACGTGAAAGGTGCCAGTCGATGGTTTTGTATTTGGAGCGCAGATGGAGATGGCCGTCCAGCCAAACGTATTCTAGAATAAGCTTCATTATTTAATTTAAAGTTTTTCATTTTAAAACGGCTTTTATGAAAAAGCCTTACCAAAAACATTATATTTAAATTAACTATTTAGTCTAAAATAAAAGATGACAAAATCTATACGAAAGTCACTCATACGAAAGTCACTCATACGAAAGTCCCCGTTACGAAAGTCCCCGTTACGAAAGTCCCCGTTACGAAAGTCCTTAAAGTATGTAAAAAAGATAAAGTCCCCTCGGAAAATGTCTAAAACATACTGTAAAAAAACTCCGTGTCGAAAGATGGGATTTTCTCAAAAAGCTAGCTGTCGCCCATATAAAAATTGTTACGCAGAGGGGTCCCGTCCCCTCACGACGGATTAAAATGGCCTGACAACCTCTTAGAGGGGTCCCGTCCCCCCACGACGGATTAAAATGGCCTGACAACCTCTTTGTATATGCGTGCCTTTATTTTAGGTTCTTTTAGGCGTCTTTTTAGGCATCTTTTTAGAAGACTTTTTAGGCGTCTTTTTAGGCATCTTTTTAGGCGTCTTTTTAGGCGTCTTTTTAGGCGTCTTTTTAGGCGTCTTTTTAGACGACTTTTTAGACGGCTTAAACATTATCGCACACATCTTATTCTGTTCCTCCTCCTTTTTCTTTTCAAAGGCGGCTGTCAAGTTTTTTTTACACAGATCCTCCATTTCTTTTTTAACTTCTTCAGGAATAAACTGCCACGAATTTATTATTTTTTTACACGTATTTTCAATCCTTTCTTCTGACTGCCCCTTATCCTGCATAATCATTTTTACTTCTTGTTGAATCTTTTCGCTGGTATCTTTTTTATATTGTTTAATCATCCATGCAATCTTAAACGATTTACCAAAAACAGCTTTATCAGTAATTTTAAATTTGTCCTCTCTAAATTTGTTAAACAATTTAACAACTTTTTCAGGTGTAAATAGTAAACATATTTCTGGTGACTTGTATTTATCATCAGAAACTATTTCAAGAATATTCCATTCTATGTGACCACATTTTAAACTATTCTGAAAGCCGCATTTTGAACAGTTTCTATGTGAGAAAGTTTCTTTATCTGTAGAGGATGGAAAATACTCTACAAAATCTGTCAATTTTTCAGACAAACACGAATAATTAAGCAAGCTTGTTAAAAATGTAAAAAGATCGCGATGATCATTAAAACGTGTTGCAGGAGCATAGCACGTATCACATTTCAGTTTTTTACTATCAATTTCTACAAATGCGTTACCAACATCAATAAACTTAATATTACCATCTTTTACCATTACATTGTTAAATGAAAGATCCCCGTGTACAAATTGATATTTTTTTTGCAAGTAGCCTAATAATTCTGCCAATTTTATAATATATTCAATTTCTAGATTGGTATAAGTATCACACTTTAATATATCGCCACAGTTACATTTTTCATCATGTTTATATTTTAAAAAATCAAGAATTGGTATACCCGCGTTATCCATTTCGTACATATGAACGGGGGATCTCATATCAAAATTTTCTTGTTGATCTGTATCTAATTTGGCTTTAAATTTTTCCAAGTTGATTATTATCCCGTGTTTATCAGTCTTACTTTTTACAGATACAAAAGGATTTGGTATTGGACCTGGATGTTCATTTTCTAAACGATACAAAAAATCTGTTATAAAAATTTCTCTTTGAAATGTTTCAATTTTTTCAGATTTTTTTTCTTGATCTTCATCTATAAAATTCATTAAAATTTTGTAAACAGATTTTTCAGGGTTTTTTTCTATTAAAATTTTGTAAACAGATTTTTTTCTTTTTGTTGTTTCTCTTTTTGTTTCTTTTTTTGTTGTTTCTCTTTTTGTTTCTATTTTTTTTTCTTCTTGTTCTGCATTTTCTATTACTATGCCGTAACTTCCACTTCCTATAAATTTACCAAGCTTTGGAAATTTTAACTGTTCAGGCCCAGAGTCAGTATAGCTTGGCACTGTGGGTTCAGACAATTTCCTCTTGCCTAATACCCCTCCTTTCGCAGTTTCACGAGGAATTGACAACCTTTCGCCAGTCTTTTTTCTCGACATTTATATAATAAAAAAACTTTGCTTTTTGTGAAAATCGTTTCCCAAACCTAAACCCGTTGCGCGGGCCCTTAATGAGAAACTTAACCCTTCGTGCGGGCCCTTAATGAGAAACTCAACTATTGCGAATGTCCTTTAAATAAGAAACTCAACCCGTCGCGCGGGCCCTTAATGAGAAACTCAACCCGTCGTGAGGGGGCGGAACCCCTCCACTACTTGTTTAGTATCGCCAGCTCGCTTGTAAACTCTGTATTGTATTTGGGGTCATCAATATTGATAATGTCGCGATACCGATCCATCACCTGAAACGTCTGGGTTGTTAACCGGTCCTTTTTGCCGTAATCGCTCTCTTGGATATGGTCGCGTTCGTCGTCGATGGCCGATAGCATTGAATCGTAAATTTGTTGACCGACTTCTCGGATCGGTTTGGTCATTTTGTTTACAAACGTGCGGGCCTCAATATCCTCAATCATATTCCCGCTTTTGTCCATATATTTAAACTTTTTGCGTGTGGCATCGGTACAGCATAGCAGCTTTTTCGAGTCTTTGGTGTTGATGATTTTGTCGGTGCACAGCTTGGCAAGGCCTTTTTGACCGCTCATAAAAACCTTTTCAGTAAGATTTTCACGAAAAAGATCAACCAGTTCGTCTTCTTTTAGTGTATCAAGCGTGTATGTCATTGACAAGTTGTTGCGGATGTGGTTGATGGTGTGATTGGTAGTTGTGGGACGCGAGACGGCTTCCTTGGCAATGCGTTCGTAACTTTCTTTGATTTTATCCATCATACTTACTTTTGCATTTAATTCATTGATCAAACTGGATTTTTCAACTATTTCATTTTTCAAGTTTTGTATAATATAATCTTTACATTCTAACAAATGTGAATCAAGGTCACTATTTTTTGTAAATAAAATATTACATGATTTACATCTAAAACCTCGATTTTTTATACATTTTTTACTTTTTAATATATGATTTTTCAATGTATATTTGTCTTTAAAAATATACAGGCAAAAAACGCATTGGTTGTTTATTTTTTCGATTTCGATTTCTATTTCTTTTTCCATTTTATATTTTAGAATATTTTATACTATAATAAATCTTTAAATAAAACTAACAAAAACTAACAAAAAGTAACAAAAAGTAACAAATCGACCTGTAAAAAGGGTAAAAAACCAACAAAAAGTAACAAAAACTAACAAAAAGTAACAAACATTTATTTTTGTGGATTATTAACATTTTTCAAGATTTTTAGATGATCCTGAAATCAAACTGAAAATAAAAAATAGATTTTATTTTCATGAAAATATTTCCAACAAAACTTATTTTCTACACACTCATTAAATGTGGGTGTTGGATTTTTAAATTTTCATATATTTTACAAGAAACTAGAAAATAACTTGATTGCTAAATTTTTTTTTAAATATTTTTTAAAAAATGCCTAAATTTTTTAAAAAATATCCAATTTATTAAAAATATTTTAATGAATTGATTTTTGGACTTTTTTGCATTTTTTGAGATTTTTAGATGATCCTGAAATTAAACTGAAAATAAAAAACTAATTTATTTTCATGAAAATATTTCCAACAAAACTTATTTTCAACACACTCATTAAATGTGGGTGTAGGATTTTTAAAATTGTGTGTTTTTGTGTCTATATACCTAATTTTTTCAGAAAAACATGATTTTTTACAAAAAGCCGTGAAATATTTCTAATAAAATTCATTTTCAACACACTCATTAAATATGCCCGCTTTTTACAGTTTTCTTTGTACGGCTTTTTACAGTTTTCTTTGTACCGCTTTTTACAGTTTTCTTTGTACGGCTTTTTACAGTTTTCTTTGTACCGCTTTTTACAGTTTTCTTTGTACAGCTTTTTACAGTTTTCTTTGTACGACTTTTTACAGTTTTCTTTGTACCGCTTTTTACAGTTTTCTTTATACGGCTTTTTACAGTTTTCTTTGTACGACTTTTTGGGTTTTGAAGTTTTTTATTTTGTTTGAAGTTTTGCATATGTCGACGTGTTTTTCTAAATCGTGGCGGATCAAGGTCAAAAAATGGCAAGAAAGGTTTACCGTCATGGATTGGAAGGTCAAGATACAGGCATTGTATAATTTCTATACTTTTGTCACGCTTTACTATATTTACAATGGATGAAATAAGTGTGTATCCTAATTCTTCTACTAAAAATTTTAAATAATATTCTATATGAGTTTGCCCTGCATAAATAATGGCATTTGATACATCAACATTTCCAAAATCGCGTCTTTTAGGGGTTTCATACGATCGAAATAAACGCGCTAGTAAATATGCATCCATCATATATATTTTATTTTTTTCCTCCTCTATGTCGCCTTTATATTTAGTTTTAAATGAACGTATTTTGTCTGCTATAGTTTTATCTTTTATTTTTCCAATTTGTTTTGTTATTAACTCCTCAATTTGTGGTATATGTTTATCTATATCAGAAAAATCAGAAAAAAAATTTCTTGCATCACACGCATGAAATCGTGCATTTGGATATTCAGATTTACATGTATTTTCGGCCTGAAGGGTATATGGCGCAAAACAATTTTTATGTGAAAAATAAACTTGTGTATCAGTAAGAAAACAAGTTAAATATTCGGACTTAAGACGATGCACAGTGTTGTATGGAGTCGTCTCAAAAAAAATATCAATTATTATACCAGGGTTGGATTTGATAGTATTCTCTATTAAGTTTTCTAATTTTATAAATGATGGTAAGTCGCATCCCGCAGTATTAACATGAACGTCACCAAACAAGCGCACCTGTTTTTTTCTATCGGGTGATATAAGATAATAGTGACTAACTGGCCCATTTATATCGATCTCTTGAGTTTCATACTTTTTAGATGAATCATCAGGATAAAGACCTCCAAGATATCCAGATAAATTTCCTTCAATATTTGTACATATTTTTTGAAGAAAAATAAGAAGATCGTGTAATGATTGATCTGATGGTGTTGCTTGATAGTGGCTTATCTTGTGTATTAATAGATTTGATTCTGTTGCGTGATAGTAGCGTATCTTGTCTAATATTTCATGCAATTCTGATGTGAGCGAAGCAATATCATCAGACACTTCTTTATAATATTGTCTATCATCTTCATCATATTCATCGTCTTCATCTTCATCTTCTTCATCATCAACTTCATCTTCAACTTCAATTTTATCTTCACGTAGATAATTTAATGCCTCTATTTTCTCACGTACAAATTGAGAAATGTTGGTAACATTTTTAACATTTTTATCTTTTTTAAATTCTTCTAAAACAAAATCAAAGGTTAGATATTTTTGTTTTTTTGTATCTTGTATATTTTTTCTATCTTTTATGGTGGGAGAAGGCCTTTTAGACATTCTTTATTAAATAATTTATCTAAAATAAATTACTATATTTAAATTAATTATTTGGATCCACAATCTTGTTAACAGCCATTTTCCAAAGAGTGCATTAAATACTGCCGCGCGTGTCTGCTTCGCAGGCGTCAGTTTTGCTGACTGTGGACGGGACCCCTCAACAGCCCTTTGGAAAAGGGCCATACCCCCAAAGCGAACCCCCCTGCGAAGCAGGCGCATTAAACTCCGCCGTGAGGGGGCGGGACCCCTCAACAGCCCTTTGGAAAAGGGCCGTACCCCCAAAGTGCACCCCCTGCGAAGCAGGCACATTAAATACCGTCGCGCGCGGGCGGAACCGCGCTTAGGAGCCCCTGATAAATATCCACAATATACTGATGGCGTTGGATCGATGCGTTGTGATGGTCGCCATATAATCTGTATATCATATTACACTCATCACGGTAGTGCATAATCTGCGCCAACTCTGTGTTGCTAATCTCAACCTTTTGTGACTGCACTACCGTTGTTAAGTCCTCGTATTTGGCAACCGGTTCTTGACACACGTCACACCGTCTTAGTTGGTCCTTAATGCGGTCAAACAAGGCGTCTTCCATTTTTTTATAGGCCCGTGTCAGTTGATTGGCGCGCTTGATATCGTCGGGATGCATTTGTTTTTGCAAGAGGTACAGACGCGCGGAGATGCCCTCGGCGTCTTCATCGTCCATACTGAGCCCGTTGGCCACCAACAAGTCGATCATATGACGTTGAAGATGGCCGACTTTTTCGGTGTATTTGGAGAAATGGAGAAGCGTGTGGTAGGCGGGATCGTCGCGTGAGCCTTGGCGTATCATGTCGCGAAAGAATGGGTGGCGTGAGAGGATTTGAAAGAGCCACAAGGTGGGGCGATGGTGTTGGCGAAATTTAAAGACGTTTCGGGCCAAATAGTAAATTTGCCATTGGGCGTAGGTGTACCCGTCTTCGTTATAGGTGTTGTAAAACGCTGGCAATATGGGCGACGCATTATTGATAAAATCAGAGAGGGCACTTTTTAGGCCGGCATAGGTATCGTGGATGTAAGGGTTGAAATGCCATAGGGTGATATGGTCGGCGGCGGGAGGCGCGTCAGGGGCGAGACGCGTGGAACAGGACGCACATAGCTGTCTATTGTCGTGTTCATTTGATTGATTGTCATTTATCATATGTAGTTGGTCTACATATGATTATTTTTTTAGACCACTTTAAAGCGGGGCAACCGCCCCCGCGCGACGGATTTTAATGCGGGCAAAGCAGGCACGCGCGACTGATTTAGCTTGTAGTTTAAAAGACCTCTTAACAACCCTTTTAAAAAGGGTCGTACCCCCAAAGCGGGGCTCCGCACAGTTGACGCCTGCGAAGCAGGCACGATCCACGGAATCCATCGTTGAAATCCGTCGCGCGTGCCTGCTTCGCAGGCGTCAGCTTTGCTGACTGTGGACGGGACCCTGCTACGGTTGCCCGCTATAAAGATATATAAAGATAAAAGTAGGAATAAAGAAAGAGAAGTCATCTCTAAAACAAATAAAAATGATATCAAGGCTCTCTCCGTCCCCCGAACAACTTGCCATCATCGACGCCGCACGGCAACGCCACAACATCCTCGTAGAAGCCATCGCCGGTTCTGGTAAAACCACCACGATTTTAGAGATGGCGCGCACCTTGCCAGACGTGTCCATTTTACAGGTCACCTACAACAAATCGCTAAAGGACGAAGTCCGGCAAAAAGCCAAAGGCCTTAACAATCTCCTTATTCACACCTACCATAGCTTTGCCCGCGCCTGTTTTGACGTCGACGGCTACGACGACCACATTTTTGACATGATTTTATCTGACAAAATGACGCCCAAGAATGCCCTTGCCTACGACATTGTGTGTCTCGATGAGACCCAAGACCAGACCAAACTGTACTTTGATTTTATGAAATACACGCTTGGGTTTTTGCACGTGTTTCCCACCTTGATCGTGCTGGGGGACCGGTACCAAAGCATCTACGAATTTAAGGGCACCGATGCCCGTTTTCTGACATTTGCCGATCGTATTTGGAATCGCCCGTTTGTGACCTTGCCGTTATCAACCTCGTATCGCCTGACACATCCCATCGCGTCGTTTTTAAATCGCGACGTCTTGGGCGAAAACCGGATGCAAACGGTCAAAGACGGCCCATCGGTCTGCTACATCCGGTGCGACCCGTGTCATATCAGCCATTGCACGTTGCTGCTGTCCAAGATGCAACCGTACAAGCCCCACGACATTTTCATTTTAACGCCGTCGTTGAAAGGCAAACACACCAAATGGCTTGAAAACATTCTGGTCAAGCAAGGCGTGCCGTGTTATTACCCGACGTCGGAAGACACACGCCTAGACGACGACATCATTGACGGCAAAGTGGTGTTTTGCACATTTCACCAAGCCAAAGGGCGCGAACGCAAATGTGTGATTGTCTACCATTTCGACCTGTCGTATTTTACATTTTATGCCCGCGACTGCACGATGAGTGTGTGCTCAAACGCCCTGTATGTGGCCCTGACACGGTCATCAGAGACCTTGATTGTGCTGGAGAGTTTTAAAAGCGAGCCATTGCCGTTTTTGTCCCCATTGGCAGACTTGAAAACGCGGTCGTACATTGACGTCCACGAGGTGTTTTACGATGGCGTGGGTGTCAAGGACAGCAAGCCGGAAGACGACGAGATCCACCAGACGTCGGTAACGGATTTATTGAAATTTATAAAAGACAAGTATTTACTGCCACTCACGACCTTGGTGGAACAGCTGTTTGTGATGGACCAAAAAAGGCAGTATCTGGTCGATTTGCCAGACAAGTTGCAGATGGGCCAAACGGTCGAAAGCGTGGCGGAAATCAACGGATTGGTGATTCCAAGCATTTACGAAAGCGAAACGTTGGGCCGGTCAAGCATTGTGGACTATGTCGATGAACATATGCGGACTAAAGAGAAGAAAAATAAGAAGGAGAAGAAATCTCATTATTTGAGGGCGTATTACGACAAAATTGAAAAAACTGCCGCCGGCTCGTCACAATCCGTTATAAAGCGGTACATCCAGTATGCCTTGCTGTACACCTCGTTGCAACACGGCGTTTTGAACAATTTGGCGCAAATTGACGATGTCTCGTGGCTGACGGATAAAATGGTGGACGATTGCCATCGGTTGCTGTATCGGGAGTTGGGCGCACGCGATATACCGATCGAGTTTGAGGTGCCTGTCTTTTACGAGTGCACGGATTATAATGAATACGGCGTCATTCAGTTGTCTGGGCGTATTGACGCATTTCAAGGGGATTGTTTGTACGAGATTAAATGCGTGGATGCGTTGACATTGGAGCATTTTTTACAGCTGGTGGTGTACGCGTGGATGGATATGGAGTCGTCGACGGAGGATGCGGGGGCAACCACGTACACGCTCCTAAATTTAAAAACGGGCGAGGTGCACCGGTTGGATACGGCCAATGTTGCCAAAATCAACGACATTATCTTGATTTTGTTTAAAAATAAATTTGGAGAGAGCAAACGGTTGACCAATCGTGAATTTTTAGATAGCTTTTTATGAATAAACGGTAAATGGTAAACAGTACACACAAATATAATTTAAATAAATTATATTTAATCAGTTAAAACGCGCTTAAATCTGTAATGGCTTTTCCAATAATAAGTGCGTGAATATCACTTGTGCCCTCGTATGTATTCACGGCTTCCAAATTAGCCATATGACGCATAACGTGATATTCATCTGATATGCCATTACCTCCAAGCATATCACGTGCTTGTCGAGAGATATGCAATGCCTTTGAACAGTTGTTTCGTTTCATCATGGAAATGGTTTCAGGAACCAAGATTGATTCGTCCAAAAGTCGGCCAACGCGTAAGATACCTTGTAAACCAAGCGTGATTTCTGTTATCATATCGGCCAGTTTCAATTGAATCAGTTGATTGGATGCCAGTTTTTTGTTAAATTGACTGCGATCCATAGTATACTCTCTGGCTCTGTAAAAACAGTCTTCTGCTGCCCCCATGGTGCCCCACGCGATTCCGTATCGCGCATTATTTAAACACGTAAAGGGTCCTTTCAATCCTTTAATTTCCAACACATTTTCTAAAGGAACGTGTACGTTATCCATAAAAATCATTCCTGTGATAGACGCGCGTAGTGAACATTTTCCTTCAATCTTTGGCGCGGTAAGTCCTTTCATACCCTTTTCTAAAATAAATCCGCGCACATCGTCCTTTTCATCTTTTGCCCAGATAATAAATACATCGGCAATAGGAGAATTGGTGATCCAATTTTTAGATCCATTCAATATATAGTGAGTATCCCTTTTGACAGCACGGGTTTTCATACCAGCAGGATCGCTGCCGTGATCAGGCTCGGTTAACCCAAAACAGCCTATGCGATTTCCTTTGGCTAAATCTGGAAGAAACTTTTTTTGGTATTCTGTTCCAAATGTGTAAATGGGTAGCATAACCAGAGAGGACTGTACACTCATGACACTGCGATATCCGCTATCAATTCGCTCAATTTCTCGCGCAATCAGGCCATAAGAAACATAGTTTGTCCCTGAACATCCGTATCCCTGTATGGTTGGCCCCAATAAACCGGCTTCTCCCATTTTTTTGACAATGGACGTGTCAAACATTTCATGACGAAACGAGTTTGTAACAGCCGGATACAGTTCGTTTTTTGAGAAATCGTGTGCCATTTTTTGGACAAGCCGTTCTTCTTCTGTTAATTGAAGCGCAAATTGAAATGGATCAGTGTATTGAAATTTAGAGAGTTTAGAAAACTGGCGGGCAAAACGTCTAAACATTGTTAGTTAGTTATATAGTATCGTTTTTAAATAGCCAGTTAATTAAGCCTTACACGCGTTTCCGTTTTTACAATACCATCCATTCATTTTAGTGGCTTCATAGAAAAGATGCAAACACGCGCCTGTCAGGAACAACAAGATACCCAATTGCATCATTTCTTTTTTCATGGTGGGCGAATTGGCGTGCTGGGCGTGATACCCAAGCAAAACATGCAGAAGAAAGCCCATCAATACCGACGAGATGCCAACAACAATTGTTTCTATTATAAGTTTCATTGTCATTTATTATGAATAAAAAAATTTATAATAAATGGAACGACCCGAATGGCTATCATTATATTCAAAACAGTTGAATAGGATAATTAAATGTGATTGTTTTAACGATGTAAATTTTTTAACAAATAAACCACCAATACAACGATACAGAATTTATAAAAAACTAAAGAAATTTCTTGAAAATTTTAGTGTGGATCTAAGTGTATTAAAGTTGTCTTTTAGCAAAATTTTGGAATATTTTATTGAAACGATTGGAAATTTTGTGGATGAGATGCATTTAAAAAGCAGAAAAAATAAAACAAAATATAGAGATAATTTAATAAATTGTTTAGATGATTATAATATTGATGGCAATCCAGAGAAGAAGGAGTTTTTGAGACAATTAATAAAAAATACGATAGAATGTATAGATCAGTATATAAATGCCGAAAAATTGTATTTAAAAGTAGGAAAGGAGATTGTTACACCAAAACAGAAAATAAAAGCGACTGAATTTAAGAATAACTTTGCTATGTATAAAGAGAAAATCAACATGATTACACCTCCTACGCCTACCAGCCTATTAACATTTGTGGCACCACCGAAAAATGTTAAATTGCAAGGAGGTTACTCAATTTTTAAAAACCCTACGCCTACCAGCAGTCCATCGGCAGAATTAAAAGGAGATTACTCAATTTTTAAAAGTCCTAAATTTGGATTTAAAAAGCCTAAAAAGTCTAAAAAGTCTAAAAAGTCTAAAAAGCGTTCGACAACTCGTCGGCGCGCGTGTTCTCCTCCCTGTAAACGTGTATAAACTCGATAGTCTCAAACTGACTTGCCAAATCTTTGGCCTGGGTGTACACCCCTTTTAAATTCTCCGACTTTACTTTATAAACCCCTCGCATCTGTTGAATAACAAGCAGGCTGTCTCCCTTGACACAAAGTTGTTTAACGCCTCTTTTTAGGCACTCGGTGAGGCCAATGACAAGACCTGTATATTCGGCAAAATTGTTGGTCACATTTTCACCGACAAAATGTGAGAGTGCAAACATTTCCGACCGGTTTGTGTCAGACTGTGTGTAAAGCACAGCACCGGCCCCGCCACGTCCCGGGTTGCGTTTGGAAGACCCGTCAAAGTAAAGAACAAAGGTCATTTTGTTTTATTTTGTTTTTATTCTATTTTATTCTATTTTATAGTGATAACGCTTTCTAGTGATAACGCTTTCTAGAGCAAGAGATAACAAAAGCAATAAGCATTCCTATTAAAAACTCTCCAAGTTTAAACGCAGTATGTCTTGCCGAATTTCCATCTTTTATTTTTCCTTCAAAAACAAAAAATCGTTTGTGTAAATAGAGCTGCAATAACTGATACATTACAAAGACCACGCCAAATAAAGTATAATGAAAAGCGAGAAACCCGGCAACAACATGTATTAATGCGTAATAAAAAGGCTTTTTGTAAACACCATTTTCTTGGTCAGGCGGCAAATCAACAAGTTCTGTATTGACCATATTTATATTATAGTTGATAAATTTTATGAGAGGGTAATCCTCATAAAATTGTTTTTTTCTTTTTTCTGCTTTTTTTCGCGTTTTCTTTCTTCTTTCGTCCATCCTCTACCACTTGATTTCGTGGGGTTTCACGCACCCCGCGTACTTGTGCTTTTTGTCCAATGCCACAATGGCCGCGTTTGTAATGTCGGTGACGGCTTCCAGTTGTTTGAGCGTATCGACGGCGTTGCCCCCTTGAAGTTGTCGAAACAATTCTTCGCCAACCGACACAAACGTCTCCATGATTTGGCGTTCTTCCTTCTTGCGTTCATCTGCCAAGCTGGCCACGTAGACTTTTTGTTTAAACTTTTCCTCGGGCATCTCGCCCGTCAGGTATTTCAAACGATCGGCGTGACGCGCCGTTTGGTCCAGAAAACGCGGCAATGTCACTTGACGATGGTGCACAAAGCGTTGATAGTAATACTGGATCATTCTCTCTTGGTCGTGAGTAAGAACAGCATTAAAAAGTTTGGCTTGAATGTCGTAATAGTAAGGCATTGGGCCACACGCTCCTTGATGCTGGCGATGACGCGGATCGCGGATGTTTCCGGCGCGAAGCGCTTCAAAGTAATGCGGATTGTGGATCACGCCGGTTTCAATCAACCCCGTCGTCCACGAAAATGCCGTGTGACAACCGGGCGCAATACAAAACATTTGGTCGCATCCGTCAATCTTGGAGATGGCCATACCGCATTTGGGGCACGGTTTGGACGTTCGGCGGATTTCATCCATCGTGGCGACCTTGTCCTTGTCACAGACGTGCGGTTCGGCTTTTGCATCGTCGGCTTTCTCTTCTTTTTTCTCTTCATTGCAATGCTTGCAGATTGTGACGTGACAAAGACCGCACACGTACTTGTCGGAAAGATACCCGCGACAGTCTTGTATTGGGCACTTTACGGTGCACACTTTTTTTTCAGAGGCGTCAAGAGGGCGATTGGCAAGACGATAGTGTGTCATTGCAAGTTTAAGCCGTTCGTCCAAAGCGCGATGAATGCGACGTTGGTCGCTGACAAGCTGGTCTTCCTTTTTGTCATTGTCGTCGATTTTTTGGCGAAGATCGTCGACGACTGCCTTGGCTTTGCTGATGCGCACCAACCGATCGGCTTCGGGTTGAAGCGGTGGAAGGTGCGTTTTTTCTTCTTCAAACAGCACTTTTTCGCGCGCCTTGCGAAAGTCGTTGTCCCAGAAGGATTTGGAAAAGTTGGATCGTTGAAACTCGGGCGTCCACTCTTTTTTGCAACTCATGCAATGGGGTTTTTGGTAGCTTTTGTCAAGGATGTATCGTTTGTGACAGGTTGCACACGCTTCGTAGGCACACTCGGCGTAGGCGCACTTGATGGGCTTGTGCTTCGACTTGCTGAACTTTTCATCGCACACTTCGCAGGAGGGCATCTTTTAGCTTACTGTTTTTGTCTTTTTTTAATCTTAAAAAATCGATTTTAAGGAGGGAAACCCCCGTAAAATTCTTGTTTCTCTTTTTTTCATGTCTTCTCTTCTCTTCATCTTACCCGTTACAATCGACCAGGCAGTCGTAAAGAACCGTCTTAAAGTCGTCTGTGTAAACGCGTTTGTGCTCGTTGCCATAAACGTTGACGACAAGCACTGGGTCTGACAATGGGTATGGAATGTGCGCATCCTCGTCGTATTCCACATTTAAACCGTAGTATGAAAGGTTCAGGTCCATATTGACTTTTGCATCTGGCAAGATGTTGGCAAGATCTTGCGCTTTTTGGGCCACGCGGTCGTATGCGGTCGTACCCAATCCGCACGAGTTGACATCAAGCACAAAATGCTCGGTGTCAGTTTCCAAAAAAGCCAACAACAGTCTAAACTCGTCTGATGTAAATTTGCTGTCAATCTTGATCGTGATGGCCCCGATTTCATATTTTCCTTCAGAGATGCAGATGTGGATCTCAATTGGACTGGCCATTTTTGTCTCTCTTTCTCCTTGAATAGATACGTTTTTAATGTCAAAAAATCGATTTTAAGCGGCTTTTTAAGCCCCTTTTTAAAAAAAAGCGGCACCAAAAACTCTCCTAAGCGGTACCAAAAACTACTTTTTAGCTCTACCAAAATGACCCCCAAGCGGTACCAAAAACATCACGTTAAATTTTACGAAGGCATAGCCCTCTTAAAATTTGTATGTTTTATTTACAACTCCTTTTTACAACTCTCATTTACATAAATAAAAACGCCAGAAAAAGGTGTCGCAACATTACCGATTCCAAAAAAGAATACCGCAAGCGCCCCATTGTATACGAGACGCCAAACAAAATGCACAAAAAAAGAGAAAACTTCGTAAAGACTGGCGCAAAAAACTGGAAAAACAACCCGTTGACAAGTCCTATCAACAGCGAGTTGACCTCGTTGCGGTTGATGAACTGGAAAGGAAGCTCGCGAAACAACAGCTCGTCTTTGACGCAGAACAGCATAATCCCACGCGAGTAAGAGGGGTAATCCGGCTTTGCAACAAAAAGCAACAAGATCAGTGGCATGTACGTGAGAATGCCAACGATAGCTTTCTTTATCATTTTGTCTGTTTGCGTGTGTTGCGTCTTCCTGTTATTTTTGTTATTTTAACCTAAAAAAATCGATTTTACACACACCGCTTTTTAAAAAAAAGCGGTACCAAAAACACCCCTTTTTAAAAAAAAGGGGTACCAAAAAGACGTTAAAAAGCCTTACAAAAAGACGTTGAAAAGCCTTACAAAAAACTCTTAATTTTAAAAGGGGTAATACCCTTGTAAAATGGAACACGCTCTCTTTCTTTCTCTCTAAGTATTTTTGGGGCACCTTTCTCCTATTTTTTAAAAAAGGTGTATTTTTTAAAAAGGGGCTTCAACCAGAAAATCGTAAACAGACGAATGAAACTTGTCTGGCAGATTGACCTCGTATATCTGCTTGCCATCCTCTTCTTTGCACAAATTGATGCAAAGAACGGGCTCTTCCATCGACATCGGGATGCCCCAGTCATCGTGATCCACATCGACACCATAGCGCGCAAAATTTCTATCCACCTCGACAATGGCAGAAGGTAAAATGCCCGCCAATTCTTCCACTTTCAAAGCAACGTTGTTGTACGCGGGGTCCCCGACTTTGCCTCCATTGATGTCCGAGACAAGTTGCCCGTAGTCGTGGTGCACACATTGCAACATGTCCCTGAACATTGAGCGTGTCATTTTTTGCTGCATCTTGACAGTGATGCCCGCAATGATTCGCTCCAAATTTTTGTTTGTGATGGCGATGTGAAATTCAATATAGGGAAATTTTTGTTTGTGATGGCGATGTGAAATTCAATATAGGGAAAACGCTGAGGCGGAGACATCTTTTTTCTGTTCTGTCCTGTCTTGTCTTTTCCTCTTTTCAATTTGAAAAAATCGATTTTACACACACCGCTTAAGCGGTACCAAAAACAAATACTTAATTAATTTTACGAGGGGATAACCCTCTTAAAATTTCGTTCTCTTTTTCTTTTTGTCTTTGTCCTTTTCTCCTTTTTTGTTTTTCACTCACTCTTCACTCTTCACTCCGTCACTGGGCGGGAGTCGGCAAAGCCGTCACTGCACGAAAGTCGGCAAAACCGTCACTGCGCGGGAGTCGGCAAAGCCGACGGTGCAACGCACTCTGGAACCGCGCTTCGAGAAAAGCTGATGTCGTCGTGTTGCCGGCCGCCAAACAAGCGCTTGCTTTGTTGAACAAAGATGTCAATCAATTCGTCGTCGGTCTTTTCGGACAGAACCAGCTCGGCCAACTCTTGCTTTGTAAAACAGTCGTGGACGCCGTCCGATGCCACAAAGACGACTCGTTTCTCTGCAGGAGCAAGCTGATCCAGCCAAATTGTCGTCGTGTCTGGCGTGGGAATGACACCAACTTGCTGTTGCGCAAAATCGCCGAGGGCACGTGCGGTTTGCAAGCGCGTCACCTGTCCATACTCGCTGGTACTGCAGTCGCCAACAAGGTACGAGCTGGGGCAGTCACGATTGGCCATCATCTCTTTCGTGGTCCACATCAGCTTTTCATAGTCTTTGTGACGTGGATGCGCCTTGAAAGCTTTGTTGGCTTCTCGCCACTGTTGGACGCACTCCTCTTTTTTTGCCGGATCTTCCGTAGCGTGCACGGCAAGAAGCGCATAGTACAAGGCCTTCCCTTCCGCAAAGGCATAGTCGATGGGGTTTCCGTCCGCATCATTGATGGGGAGATAAAAGTCGGATTGCGTGGTTGTAAACATGCACTGGACCGGCGATGTTTTGAGACGCAATTGTTCCGTCCGACTGTCAGGCCCGTGATCGGTGGTGCACTTGACAGACTCGATTGTACCGTCAGGTTTGCGACTGTACACATACGCTTCGGCGTCACCGACGTTGGCCACGGTCAAGAAGGGTCGTTGCTCGTACGTGCCACACACGATAGCCGTAACAACAGCGCCTCCAGAAATGGTGGCTCCGCCTTTGTAAGCACGAGGCACGCCGTTGTCGTCCATCACGGCACAAAAGGCAGTGCAAAAGTGGCGGCGAAGCGCATCGTTTGCTTCGTGAAACAAATCGACAAGGGATTTCTCAAAGACGGCGGGATCAACGTTTTCCGTAGGCGACTCCGTAGGCGACTTAAACGACAAACGTCGCGTCATTTCTTCGCGGATATGGCCTGCCAAGAACTCGGCACAATCTCGTCCTCGCATACCGTGGCCATCCGCCAAGACGACGACGCCACCTTCAGAGGAAACGCGGTCTTGGTCGTAGATGCCGCTGTCAGAGTACGGCTTTGAGGCATTTCTGCCGGTAAACGAGACTTGGGCTTGGGCTTGAGACGACGACATATCCAGATACAAGATCCTTCTTAACTTTACCCAATTTTAATGTCAAAAAATCGATTTTATACACACCGCTTAGCGGTACCAAAAACATAAGTATAAATAACAAGTCACCTGCCTATGCAATTTTATGAGGAATAATCCTCATAAAATTAAAGATACACAAACGCCGTCTAGATTGACCTGAAAAAAATGGAAGGTTTAAAGTTGCTGATCAAACGTGGTTTGACGGGATGCTTTGCGATATAACGCAGACACGCGTCACGAATGGCCTCCTGTTTGTCCTCTTTCTCCTCCTCCTCTTTCTCGTCCTTCCCCTCTTTATCCTCTTTCTCGATATACGGTTCGTTTCTGAAAACGGACCACAATAGCGCCTCAAACGTTTCACGCGAACACAACGGGACAAGTCCCGTGAAAAGAAGGATCGCGTGAACAAACACTTCAACGTAGCAGTCAAACATCTCGAGGGATTCGTGTATATTGACAAGCGTGAACGACATCCGATTTTCAACCTCCGGATCATCGCTGGTGTAAATGTCGACTTTGACCGTGTAGCGATCTTCTTCGCCACACATGATTGTTTTGCACATCATACCAGTATACTTGTATGAAACAAGACCTTTCAACTCGTCGAGTGGGTACGAGATGGACTCTACTTTTCCACATGTACAAAACAAGGCCAATTCTTCGTCGGGCAATGTTTGTAATTCGCGGACAAAAGCGATCGTCTCCTTCAGTTTCTCGGTGTACTCGGCGTCCGATACTGCCGACGTTTTAAACAGCCAAAAACGATCGACAATGTCGGTGCGAATGACCGAACCGTTGGCCTCAAATGCGACAGACAGATAGTTGTCCATAATCGATTTGAAATTTTCAACAGGCGCGACTGGGTCTTTTTTGTTGAACGTGATCCCTTTCAAGCGGTCAAGAAGACCCTCGAAGGTGTAGGTCTTTGAAAGGGTTGCATATTCATCGATGCAAAGGTAGATTTTTGTGAGCAAGCGATTGCCACGGGAGGGCACAAAAGAATTCCGAACGGTCTTGTTGGACCACGGCAGAGTTGGCACGGGGCCTTTAAAGTCTGTCGAAAACACCTGGGCGTAAACTGGCAACATCTTTCAGGCTTATCAATTGGTAAGCCATTTTAATTTTTAAAAAACGATTTTATGAGGGGGTTAACCCTCTTAAAATCAGCTGGCTCTTTTTTCTCTTTTTCTCTTTTTTCTTTCTCTTTTTTTTGTTTTTCTTTTTCTCTTTTTCTCTTTTTCTCTCCTTTCTCACTTACACACCAACACCAACATCAAAACGTCTTTTGTGCCATTCAAACACAATGTGGGACTTTCCGTTTTCGATCATATCAAACACGGTTTCAAAATCAAGGCCAAGATCGACCGCGGCCAACATGATGCTGGCGGATTCTTCTTCAGACAACTGGTGGTCTTCGATGCTTTCGATGTCGCTCTCAACGTCAACGTCAAGTTCAATGACGTCGGTCTCAAACTGTTCAAAGTGTTTGTCTGCAACAGCTTGGCGAAGACTCATCGTGTTTTTGCCATCGGTGCCGATACGAAAGGTGACGTTGTCTTCTTCCTCTTCCTCCTCTTGCACGGTGTCGTTGGCGATGGGCATATCGCTGGCAACAGCAACGGTCATACGCTTGAATTGGTTCACAAGTTCTTGCTCGCCTTCGTATCGACGAAAATCGTCGGACCATTCTTGGATCCATTGGTTGTATTCAGCAACCGATTCGTCTTCCAGACGTTTGACCTGCTCCGAATTGTTGTACGTGGGGGCACGCAACATCCACAAGGCCAAAGGCACGCCTTGGCGTTCCATGTAGCAAAAGATGGAATCCTTTGAATGCTTTTTGATGCAATACACATCCGTGCACTCGGCATCAAGGGGACACGTGATGGCTTTGTACTCCCACAACGAATGCGCAAACGGGCATCCCTTGTGTCCGCACGGCGTTTGCTCTTTCATGTTGCGGCAAAACTGGGTACACACAAGGCTTTTCTTTTCTTTCTTTTCGGGGACTTTGATGTTGCGAAGCTCAATGTACTCCTCTTTCGTGAGGCCGTGGTTTTTGTCACAATCGGGAACAAGACAAAATTCTTGTTGAAGGCAGAACGGAGGGTTCCATTCTTCAATGGTGTGTGCAAACCCGCACACGGACTTGTCGCACTTGTCACCGCGGGTGCAGAAGCGCGTCTTGTTGGTAAGCGACGACATGTTCTTTGACAACTGCTTGGCTTGCTGAGTGACAAAGGCGTATCGTTGCGCGTTGAAAGGGTAGGTTGCGCCAAGCACCGGCATGGCGGGCGACACCAACGCCTCGAAAGCTTTGCGGCGTTCGGGGCTGTCAGCGGGCAAGTAAACAACCTTGGAGATAAGATAATTGCGGTAAAGAGCGGGAAGCATTTCTGGGGTGTTTGGGACGTTACTGTTTTTTGCCGGTTTTTATTGTGAAAAATCGATTTTATACACCTTATTTTAAGAGGGATAACCCTCGTAAAATACAAAATTTACACACGCACCTTTGCACACGCTTTTTTGCACACGCCCCTCACGCACACCCCTCACAGACGCCCCTCACACCACTCTTGTGTACTGGGTCGATCTTTTGGGTCAAGCTGAGTGCACCGACGAATCAGGTCTTCGATGTAAGACGGCACTTGCTTGTTTAAATTGGCAGGCAAGGTCGCCAGCGTTGTCTGAAACGTGTCAACGTTAAACAAGTTTTTGACCATAAAAATGTCGTAAACAACGACAGCAAATGACCAAATGTCCGCTTTTTCGGTCAAGGGATAGTTGTGCAGAAACCCCTCCGGCGGTCGGTGTTCTTTTGACACCTTGACCAGTTCTCCTGCAGCCACATCCGCTTGAAACAATGGATCACTGATCGTTTTAAAACGTTCAGCAAGACCAAAGTCGTAAACCACAAGTCGGCCATCTGCCATCAGGCCTATGTTGTTGGCCTTAATGTCAAAATGGGCAATGCACTCTTTGTGGCAAGCCGAAATCGCTTTGGCCAGTTCGCTGACGATAAAGTAGCGAATTTCCGGCGTTAACGAAATGTCACTTTCACCCATAAGCACTTCTTCAAGAGTGTAGCGAATCCGTTCCATTGCAATGCAGAACCGTCCTTCGTCGTCGACCCACGTGTCGTACACTCGTAGAAAATTGGCGGGGTACGCCTGCATTTGCGTCATCAGAGACGCTTCTGTCTTTGCAAACTCCGCGTATTCTTTGTCGATAACTTTCACGGCAACGTTGCCGTGTTTGCGGTGTGTCGCCATGTACACTTTTGAAGAACAACCTTCGCCAATTTGTTCCATGATGCGGTACAACTGTTTGGGGCAGTCGATGCACGTGTCGTACATATCTTCTCGCCAACTCAAGGCTTTAAACTTTTCGGGGGCCTTGTAGTACATGCAACTTTGGCACAGAATCAAAGCGTTGTCTTCACCTTCACCTTCGCCGTCATCTTCAGAATCCCACGCCCAATCTTCGTGGGGAATTTCCGATTCGTTTGGCGAGTAGCCCACAGGCATCATTCGACCCGAGTTGTCTCCGTACGGACACGGGTCTCCACTCTTTGTCGCTTGGACGGCGTTAAACAGTTGTCTGGCTTGCGGGCACGAGTACAAAAATTCGAGGTATTTTTCATACGGCAAGGCCGCCAACTGGTCAAACGTGCGGATGCCCCGAGACGTAAAGTCGCACTCATAAATTTCAAGCGATGGGGAAATTGCCCTCAAAAAATGTGACATCGTGGGGCAATGGGGCAAAAATGAATGGGGCAAAAACGTGGCGTTGGCGGTAGCGGTAGCGGTTGACATCAGAAGACGTGTCAATTTATCAAACTTTACCATTTTTAATGTCAAAAAATCGATTTTAATAAGGCGCGCCGGCCTATTAAAATTTTTTTCACACACGCACTCACTCACTCACTTTTTTTGAACTTTGCGTTTTTGGCAAGGTGTCGGATGGCGACACCCGCTGTGTTTTGCGAACACCTTTTTGTGCTGTGTCTTTTTGCACTTTGATCGTTTCCTTTTTCGCAGTTGTACCTTTTTCAACAAGTCTGTTTCATCGACGTCCATTTCTTCTCCATCATCGCCTTCTTCGCACTCTTCTTCGCACTCTTCTTCGCACTCTTCTTCGCCCTCTTCTTCTTCTTCGCACTCTTCTTCGCCCTCGCCCTCTTCTTCTCCCTCCTCGCTTGTGTCAATGAGCAGTAGCGATTCGTGATCAGGCTTGTCAAGGCAAAACAGTTTGTGCTTGCACACATCCTCGGCTCTGATGCGTTGCTCGGGGAACGGCACCAACATAAACGCGATCAGATCGGCCAACACCTTTCCGTGTGTGTAACCGCCGCGTGTCATGGCTTGTTGCAAGGGAAACTGGTCGTCTACCAGATGGCCCCAACGCGACGAAACGCGATCGTAGTATGGCAAGATGGCCGGCATTTCTTGCGGATGAAACATACCGAGGCCTTCTTTGCCAATGGCGTCCAAATGCGCCATAATGTGCGCATCCGTATCCGCGTGTTTTGCCAAGTACTTGCCCGTGACGCACTCGTACAACACGCACGCCAAACTTGGCATGTCGCAATTTTTCACCGATGCAACACCGAGAAGGTTTTCGGTGCACATGTATTCTTGTGTCTGAATGCGAGTGAAATGATCCATTTTTGTGTCCGCATTCGCGAAATCGGCCAGACTGAAATGGTAGCCGCTTGGCGTGAAAATATTGCGTTTCCACAAGATGTTTTCTGGCTTGATGTCGCAGTGTGACCACCCAAGGGTGTTCATGTAAGCAATGGCAAGACTGATCTGTCGCGCCACGTCTTTGACCACCACTTCCGGAAGCGGATGGAGGATCAGATCGCCGTTGGATTGGACGACGTGCTTGGCCTCCATGAGGTCCAGCAACGTGCCTTGGTAAAGTTGCATGATCAAATCCACACCACCGGTTTGGTAGTTGCGTTCGGAATCCACCAAGTGCACAAGGTGGTTGTATCCTTCGTGCGAACGATCGCCTGACGCCAGTATTTCCATGATCCTTTTTTCGAATTCCGTGTTGTCCACGTAGTGCCCTCGTCGGGTGCAGACCTTTTTGGCGTACGCGTATCCCGTATCGTACGAAAAGACTTGAATGACCTTTCCAAATGCGCCTTTCCCCAGAACGTGTCTGGTCTCCATGTACTTTGACGACATATCTCTCTTGCTCTTTGCTCTCTTGGCCTCTCGCAAAGCCCTTTATCGATTTTTTACCATTTTTAATGTCAAAAAATCAATTTTATGTCACTTACCACGTCACTTACCACGTCACTTATTTTAAAAGGGAACCCCCTATTAAAATTAACCCCTACTCTTAGTCTTACTCTTAGTCTTTCTTAGTCTGTTTCTTCTCCTCCTCCTCCTCATCGTCATCGTCCTCATCCTCGTCCTCATCCTCATCCTCATCATCATCTTCGTCGTCGTCGTCATCTTCGTCATCATCCTCATCGTCACAATCTGCGTCGTAATCTTCAAACGTAAACTCGTCGTCTTCATTGATTTGGTACGTGTCAATGTCAAGAATGTACTTTCCAGACAAGATCGTAAACAACCCGTTGCGACAAATAAACTGGACAGGGTGCTTGAAATGGCGCACAACGCCAAAGTCGCTTGCCTCTTCTTTGTAGACCGACAGTTTTTCGTAAGGAATAATGGCGATAAAGCCCGACTCTACGTGAAACTCGGTGCTGTCAGACCCAAGAAAGTTTCCAACAGAAATGCCCGTCTGACCCCGTTTAAAGGTCTTGTTTTCAGTGACACGGCTAGGGCAGCCAATGTAGTACGTTCCGGCTTGAAGAGTAACGTTGACGAGCATTCTGAAATAATCGATTTTTTTGACTTTTTTATAATAAAAAATCGATTTTATAGCTTAGGCCACATCATACAAAAATGCTTAAAATTAATTTATGCTATAATAAATGTTGCGAAAAAGTCATCAAAAAGTTAAACCCGTCAAAAGGTTGTCTAAAAAGAGTCCTAAAAGATCGTCTAAAAAGACTCCTAAAAAGTCGTCTAAAAAGTCGTCTAAAAGATCGTCTAAAAAGACTCCTAAAAGATCGTCTAAAAAGACTATACAGTATAAATTTAGGATACCCTATAAATCTAAATCTAATTCTAAACCTAAATCTAAATCTCTTACCAAATCTAGCCTGCAAAGTCAATTAAAAATGTTGCCAAATGAATTTTTGCAGAAAGGTAAGCTTTTTGAGAAAGAAGAGATTGACAAAGTAGTTAGGGTGTTGGAAAACTTGGGCAAAGAAATAAAAAATGAAGGGATTAGCTTTGTTTTTGAAGAAGTGTTAGAGATTTTGAGAACTGTAGAGGAAGACAGAATTTTAACTATGAAAGAAAAGTCCGAAATGATAGAGATTGTAAACAAAAATAAGGGAGGTAAAAAACCTGGATTTGATTTGCATGATGGTGGGGCTATAGATAAAACAGAATTTCCGTTACTAAGTCATTTTGCAAGTCGGGCTGATATTGAAGAGAAAAATAATGAATTAGCAAAAGAATGCTATGTTTGTTCAGAAGTGTATGATCAAAGAGAACACAAACAACAATTAATAAGTTGTCATCCTGAACATACATTATGTAAAAGTTGTTTTTCAGAACCACTTATGAGAAAAAATGGAAAATTTATATGCCCTATATGTAAAAAAATTGCTTATCCAATAGTTGCAGATTCGGAAATGTCAGTGTGGATGAAGCTTCTGTTAGTGTTTAACGCTTTGTTTGGTGTGTGGTTTGCATATATCTCATTCTGGAAAATTTCCCCCGAAAGCCTTGATTTTTTTGGATTTTGCCAAACAGTTGTAGGATCAATAGTTTGGTTACTAATTATTTTGTGGGCGTTAGGCAGGTAACTCTTTTAGGTCTTTCTTTTTTAATCTAATTTAAATTTATAAATTTAAATTAAAAGATGCTAGTCTTTTTAAAATCACTTGGATATAAATCACTTAATTTTGAAGGTCATTTTAATAAAACGCTTTACGAGTATGAAAAACGTACAGAACTACGCGTCCTTTTTAAAGAAGAACCCTCTCACATATTGTCTGCATCTGCCGACGATTTTTTGCGAGACTATATTTGTCTCCAAGAAATGGTTATCTTTAGAACTGTAAGCGGTTTTATGCCAACGCTTGATAAAGACGAACGTATTTATATCGGCCTGTTTAAAATCACACAATGCGAGCTACAACTAATGCTATACCCGTCTTCATTAAGCAATATCACACAACGTGCTGACGTTTTTTTCTCTCCGCGAGACCCAATTATATTATTGGATTTGGACAAGACTCTCATCCTATCGAATTGTGACACCGATGAAAAAGATCCGTCGTTTAAGCCAGATTTAAATATTGCTGGACACCTGGCGATTAATAACACGCCGTTTGAGCATAATGTGATGATTCGGCCAGGCTGCCACGAGTTTTTGAAAAGAGTGTTTCAAATTACGTCAAAAGTTTACATTATAACGGCGGGCGATCTTCATTATGCGCAAAAAATTGTGACTATCGCCAATTATATTGGATGGAACGATAAAACAAGTACAACAAGATCGGGCATTGTTAGATTTCCGGTAGAAAACGTGTACTCGGTGCGCGTTAAGGCACATACAACTTTACCCAAAACGTTTACACAAATTATACCAAGTTTGCTTACACCTTTGCCACTTGTGATGGTTGCGGTAGACGATACGCTAAGCATGTGGTCTCCAGAATTGGCTGAATATGTTATTGAAGTGCCACCTTTTAATCCAGCGACGTCTGGGCCGGATGAGTTGTTAAAAATTGTAGAGTTGTTTGAAACAAATTTAAATTGATTTTACAAGGGGGTAACCCTTTTAAAATCTCTCTTTTTTTTTCTTTCTCTTTTCTCTTTTTTTTCTTTTCTCTTTTTCAACTACTCTTTACTTTGGGACGTCCTTTTTGGCCGCATTTTTCTTTGGAGGAGGAGCATCGTCGAAGGCATCCAGGTCGATATCTTCCTCTTCATCTTCCGTGACTTCCTCAGCCTTCTTTGCCTTCTTTGGCTTTGTATCGTCCTTCTTTGTATCAGCCTTCTCCGCCGCCTTCTCCGCCTTCGCCGTCTTCTTCTCTGGCTTTGCGGTAGCGTCCTTTGCTGCGTCAGCGGCCTTTGCGTCAGCAGCCTTTGCGTCAGCCGTCTTTGTCTTTTTCACAGTGGCCTTTGCTGCGTCAGCGGCCTTTGCGTCAGCCGCCTTTGCGTCAGCGGCCGGTTTTGCGGCAGACTTTTTTTCAGCCGGCTTGGTTTTCTTTGGCGACAACTCCTTGCCCTTGTACTCTTCTTTTTCTTCGGGTGTCAGCTTGCCCCACACCTCACTGATTTCCTTCTTGGCATCAGCCGCGCTCATACCCTTCGACGAAAATTCAGCGTACTTTAAAGAGTAAAAGACATTGTAGGCGCTTGGGGCGCGCTTCTTTTTTTCAGGCTTTTCAGAGTCCGATTCGGAACCGGAACCCGCCTCACTTTCGCTTTTTTCGCTTTTTGTTTTCTTGTACTCCTCCAAGTCCTTCGCAGCCTTGTCGGCGTATTTTTGGTACGTCTCCGTATTGGCCTCTTTTTCTTCATTCCATTGCTTGGCGATTTCAGCCGTAAGCTCCTTCGGGTTCATAGACGGATTGACTTCTTTGACCTGTTTGCGAACAGCCCCCGAAAAAGACAGGTACGCGTTGAGAGGTCTCTTCACGTCAGAGTCGGACTTCTTGGCACCCTTTGCTTTCTTGGCACCAGCCTTTTCAGCCTTGACAGTGTCGTAAAACTTTTTGGCCAACTTTGTCAACTCCTTTGTCTTTTCCTTGGTAAGACCCAAGAGGGAAACAATGTCTTCAACAAACTTTGCGACAGCCATTTTAGCACGATCTGATTTTTTTTCGGTTTTTATTGTAAAAAATCGATTTTATACAACTGTAAAAACAGAGAAGTTGAAAACCCCCAAAAACGGCCAAAATGCCCAAAACGCCCAAAACCCCCCAAAAACGACCAAATGTGTCCAAAAATGACCAAAAACGAGAAGTTGACCAAAGCCGCACAAAAACAGCCAAAGGTGTCCAAAGCCGACCAAAAATGCAAGTCGGCAGTCGTCACTATAAAATCGATAATTTGAGACAAAACCCTGTTACGTGGCAGAAGACGGGAGACAGGAGATGTCAGCGCAAAAGGCAAAGGAGAACGCTCTCGAAAAGAAAACCCTCTTGGCTTTGGCCACACGTGCCAAGATCCCCACGGACATCACAAAGGGTCTGACACTTCCCCCTTTGCGAAAAATCATACAGCGGAAAAAAGATCTTGGGGTTGTGACTGTGATCCTGTGGAGGCTTTTGCCACAAGATGTCACGCGCTACTTGATGGGGTGGGTCATCTTGGACGAGGGGCTTCAAGATCGTCTTGACGGTCGTGAAGTTCGATCTTACAAGACGCTGATCGCGTGTCGCAAAGTCGAGCAAGAATTTTTCGAAAGATCCGTGCACCCACGGGTGCGTGAGGCGGCTCGGCTACGTGTCGTTGAACTTGACGCACAAATTGCTCTTGCAAAAAAGTGAAAAAGTGAGAAAGTGAAAAAGTTGCAAAAAATTTTAAGAGGGTTACCCCTCGTAAAATTGTATAAAATGAAACTTTGCGACTACGATCATTTAAGTAGGGAGCTTACTTTTTTAAAGGCTTACCTGTTCTTAATGTGTTATAATCTGCCTTTGTATTTTGTAACATTTCGTTCCAAATTGGTCTTATATCATATGTCTTTGCCATTCCTCCACAAGGGCACATAATATCTCCGCGAGGGTCTTTTTTTTCTTGAACACATTTGTGGCAATATTTTTTATACTGTCTGCCAGCCTTCTCACACCTCGCACATATTAGTGAAACAGACTTTTTACAATCCTCGTCCTGACAGAGAGAGTAGTCATTACAGGAATCACCAGGATTAGTACCATCTTGATGTTTTCCACTAAATACAGTTTTACATTTTGCACATTTGGACTCGGATTCACGAGGCGATCCACGAGGCGATACTTGCGCAGCAAAATGACTGACAATCGACCTTTTAGGTGTCTTTTTAGACGACCTTTTAGGAGTCTTTTTAGACGATCTTTTAGGAGTCTTTTTAGACGACTTTTTAGACGACCTTTTAGACGACCTTTTAGGTGTCTTTTTAGACGACCTTTTGATGGGTTTAACTTTTTGATGACTTTTTCGTAGCATATTTTTATATATCATAAATTAATTTTTTGTCAATTAAAAAGTGTTAAATAAATGTCGGGCAAATCACCACCGCCTTTTCCGTGGCGCACTTATACTAGAGAGGAGCTTGACGACGATTTTCAAAAACTTCGGCGGCGTATCCTCGACGATCCCATCACGCCCAGCACGCCCATCAAACGGCCATTGGTCGGCTATAAATGCACCAATGCGTTTTTTCAAAAAGAGCGCCTGCGTGTCCGTTCGCAAAATAAGCCATCAGCCATCGATTACTGGAAAAAAAATCATAGGTATGTGACGCGTTACAATAGCAATAACGATATGTTTGGACGTGTGGTGTTTTTATCGTTTGCACCCAGCGAGTTTAGCGCATATGCGGCGGGCGCGGTATATGCATACTTTATGCGACTGCTTGGCAAGACGCCCGAGACGTTTACAGTCCAGGATTTTTACAGCGGGTGGGGCAATCGAATGTTGGGCGCGATGGCTTTGGGCGTCCGGTACATTGGATGCGATGCCAATACACGCCTTGAAAAACCTTATGCAAGATTGGCGGCTTTTGGGAGAGGCCAAACCCCCAAATCAGAACTAACCGATCAAAGCTCGGCAAAACCCCGTTGGCGCGCGGGCGGAACCGCGCTTTATTTTCAGAGGTCCGAGACGTTGCCCGCCTCGCTTATACCGGCCAAAGGCGTCGACATTGTTTTTAGCAGTCCTCCGTTTTTTGACGGAAATCTGGTGGAGGAGTATCCAGGAACCGAATCGGATTATGAGATGTTTATGCGGACAAGTTTGGTGCCCATCATGAGGCGGTGTTTGGCTGCAAAAATATGGGTGTGTTTGTACATACCGACAAATATGTACAATGATTTAAAGAAGGTGTTTGGAAGTGCAAAAAAGAAATTTAAATTTGTGGCAAAGATGAATAATTTAAACGGCGCGTATTCAAATTCAAACATTATTTATTGCTGGAAAAACACACACTAAGAAGTTAATTTCTGTTGTTTTTTTACACTTTTCTTTGACTTCTTTACACTTTTCTTTAGCGATTTCTTTGCTTTTACAGATTTCTTTGCTTTTACTGATTTCTTTGCTTTTATAGATTTCTTTGCTTTTAGCGATTTCTTTGCTTTTACAGATTTCTTTGCTTTTAGCGATTTCTTTGCTTTCTTTGCTTTTACTGATTTCTTTGCTTTTAGCGATTTCTTTATGTAAAATTTAGGAACAGGGCGGGTGTATTTTTTTATTTCTTTTAAAGGAACCATACTTTTCTTTTTCTTCCACTTTTTTTGTAAAGAATCAAAATAGTCTAAATCAGGGTCTAATAATACGCCGCCAATAGTGTTAAATTAATATTTATATCTTCAGTGTTAAAATCTTTTCCATATGCTACTTCAGTTTTAAAATTTTTTAGGTATTTAATTCCAATAAATAGATCATTTAATAAATTTAAATCTTCTACATCAAATTCGCCTAAATCAAATTCGCTATCATAAAGCAAAAAAATGCCATAACACATTTCTTCTTTTATCATCGAACTTTCGTGGGCAAGCATTTGAAATTTTTTATCTTTTTGTCTAGCAAGTCCTTCAATTTTAAAAGAGTTATAACAAGAAGAAGCAAATAAACTATCTTCAATACTAACTGGATTTTTATAAAAAGAGTGATATACGTCTTGAATAATTTTTTGAAGTTGTATACCTGTAAGTTTTAATCCTATATCATTTAATCCTTTTAAAAATAAAGTATATTTTTTATCATCACTTATCATTCTACCATCTACATCTTTAAAAAGTTTATTAACTAATTCAATGGTATCATTAATACGAGAATTACTAGCTGCATATAAAATAAATGGAAATTTATTTTCTTCTGTAATATCAGGGAATACATTAAAAAAATTTAAAATTTCAAATGTCAGACTATTTTTAATATATTCTAATTCTTGTGGACCTTTAGAAGTATGCAATTTTCCATTCATTATATATTTTAATTGTGAATATGGATTTTCTTCGGAACGAGTTACAGGAATATTTTTACTGACACGACTGTACTGTAATATTTTTTTATCACGCAAAGTATCTATCTTTTGTTTTAAAACAGGTTCAATGTTTCCACCAATAGGCACTGTTTTTAATGTATCAAAAAAATCTTTTACAGGTACACTACTTTTATTAACAAGCTCACTACATCCTTGTTCAAATACTATTTTTGAGTCATCTAATAAGTCTGAAAATTTTTCAAGAAATCTATCCTTTAAATCTGGGTTATATTTTTCTTCAATTCCATGTCCAGAAATATACAAAACGACTTCTCTTGATGCTGCAGCCATTTTATTTAATTTAATTAAATAAAATAAAAAAGTTAACTGCTACAGCTTTTCGGTCTTACTTTCGACCGATAATGCCACAAGTCAATCGTTCTCCAGCATTGCCTGTTTTTAAACTTTCTGTCTTTTTGTACCCTGTACCGCGGCCTAAATCATCAATGCCTTTGTGGATCACAACTGAACGACCGTAAATATCGCTAAAATCAACCTCGCTTAATTTGTCATCGATATATGAATGTATAAAGTCACCGCTATCATTTGTTGTAAAATTGTTGATAAGATCGCCGGCGTGTCGGGGCTTTTTTGGAAAATTGATACTGCCGTGATCTTCATTCGTGGGGTTGTAATGCGGACCAAGACTTTTGCAGCCATCAGAAAGGTCGCCAAATTCGTGAATGTGGATGGCGTGGGTGGCGCGTGGATCAAAATTGCGCAGATCAAATGATACTATAACACATTTATGAATAGGACATTTTGAAAACAAAACGTATCCATGGGATGGAATAATACAGATGGCTTCCTTCATTTTATTTTCTTATTTCTTTTTATTCTTTTTCTTTTTTGATGAATTAATTGTATTTTTAGATTCATTTAGTTTTTCGTCGTCTTTTAAACCGTCATTTATAACGTCATTTACGGCTTCCTTCACCTCTTCCTTTACAACTTCCTTCACCTCTTCCTTCACGACTTCTTTTACAACGTCATTTACGGCTTCCTTCACAGCGTTATTTACAACGTCATTTACGGCTTCCTTCACCTCTTCTTTTACGACGTCATTTACGACTTCTTTTACAACGTCATTTACGGCTTCCTTCACTACTTCTTTTACATCTTCCTTCACCTCTACAACTTCTTTTACAATGTCATTTATGGCTTCCTTCACTACTTTTACCTGTTCCTCTTCCTCTTCCTTTACAGACTCATTTACATGATCCTTTACTTCAACTTTTACGTCTTCTTTTGCTTCAACTTTTACAACTTCTTTTACCTCCTTCTCTTTAGCACTAGGAGTATTCTGAAAGATTGAGCGCGCGATTTGAAATGCCATTGTCATGTAAGATGTCATTGTTTTTATTTAAATCAAAACGATTTAAATATGTTTAAAAAAGCCCTTAAAAAAATTAAATCCGACGCTCAACAGCCCTTTGGAAAAGGGCCGTACCCCCAAAGCGTGGGCGGAACCCAAAATCATTCCGTCTCGCAACAGCCCTTTGGAAAATGGCCGTACCCCCAAAGCGCGGTTCCGCCCGCGCGCAACGGTTTAAAATGGTCTTTAAAACGGGCCGTGCCCAAAGTGGGCGTGGCCCAATATTACTCCGCCGCGAGGGGGCGGGACCCCTCAACAGCCCTTTGGAAAAGGGCCGTACCCCCAAATCTAAATTCCGTCGCGCGTGCCTGCAAAGCAGGCGGAAGCTTTGCTTCCTGTGGGCGGGACCGCTCAACAGCCCTTTAGAAAAGGGCCGTACCCCCAAAGAGGGCGTAGCCCAATATCACTCCGTCGCGTGGGGGCGGAACCCCACCTAGAAGCCTCTCAGCAACTCCTTTGCGCGAATGCGCCCCGCGTGCTGGTACTTGTTGTCCAATTCGTGGATGGCCTTGTATGTGACGTCACGCAGCGTATTCATTTGCGCCAACATTTGCGCGTGATTGTCAAATGTCAACATACGAAACAATTCCTCCCCGATCGTGACATACGAATCGATGATTTGGCGCTCTTCCCGCTTGCGCAACGAATGCTGGTGCGATACGTACAATTTTTGTTTAAACGTTTTTTCGTCCACTTCTCCAATCAAGTATTTAATACGTTCTCGCGTTCGGTCTTCGCGGTGTGCCAAATCCACCAAGGTCACCTGCCGATGATGCAAAAATTGCTGGTAATATGTTTCAATCAATTTGCGGTCCAATAGCGATGTAAGACTTCGCGTGATGGCATAAATCACATGATAACTGGGCATCGGGCCGCACCCGCCATGGTCTTGTCGGTGTCTTGGGTCCTGTATATTGCCTTCACGCAAGGCCTGAAAATAGTGCGGATTGTGTATGACGCCCAGCTCGACTTCACCCGTTCGCCACGAAAATGCCGTGTGGCAACTGATACAAAACATCTGGTCGCACCCCTCTGTCTTGAAAATGCGCACGTGGCATTTGGGGCACGGTTTGGTGCTTCGATTCAGCTCTGTAATTGTCGCGACCTCGTTGGGGTCACACACGTGTGCCGGCGGGGATGGCGACGCGTCGTCTGCGGACGAGGCCTCTGGTAACACCGCGTGACAATCCTTGCAAATTGCCGTCGTGCACAGGCCACACACGTACTTTTCCGACAAAAATCCGCGACACTCGCCCACCGTGCACTTCATTACAAATTTCTTGACCTCGGTGTTGGCCGCGCGTCGGCGATAGCGCAATTCGCCCATTCGTGTGTACAACACCGATAATTCGGTGTCCAGTGCCCGTTGTTTGATGCGTTGGTCGCGCACCATCTGGTCCTCGTTGGCGTGGTTTTCGGCCACACGTTTTTGGACCGCCCGCTCCTCCTTTTCAAGTTTGGCCAGCGTCAATATGCGTTCGGCCTCCGCCTGTAACGGTGGCAAGTACGTTTTTTCCTCCTCAAAAAGGATGGTTTCGCGCATTTTGCGGTACTCGTCGCGCAAAAACGTCTTTGGGAAATGCTTGTTCATCATCTCAATGCTCCACTCTTTTCGGCAATTCATGCAATGGGGCTGGTGAACCGTGGACAGGCTGTACGTTTTTGTACAGCCCAGACACGCCACGTAGGGGCAAAAATCGCACGACACCAATCGGCGCGTGGTTTGATTTAAATTGCTGCAACAGACGGTGCACTCCGACGGAGGCGGTGTAGGCGCCACCGCGTTTTCAGCCATCTATTTATTTTCAAAGAAAAATAAATTTAATTATTTTGAAACGAGAAAAAGGCTTGCTTTTAAATAACAATTAGGCGGGGTCCCGTCCACTGTCAGCAAAGCTGACGCCTGCAAAGCAGGCACGCACGACGGGTTATATGTCACTTAAAGAGATTTTTTTGTAGACACGGCCCTTTTATAAAGGGCTGTTTTAATCCGTTGCGCGTGCCTGCTTTACAGGTGTCAGTTTTTCTGACTGGGCGGAACCGCGCTTTGGGGGTACGGCCCTTTTTTAAAGGGCTGTTATATTTTGAAAAATACTTTTTATGAAAAATGCTTTTTATGAAAAAGTTATAATAAAGGATGCAAGGCGGTGTATACCAAACTGGGACATCTTTTGGAATGAATAGTTACTACAAACCTCCTCAAATTGTCGGGACAATAGCCTGTTGTTCTACTCGCTCAAATGGAATTATTTCACCTACAGATTATTATAATACAAATACATGCACAAGTGTTGTTAGTGGAATTGTTACAAAAAATTCATCATTTGAAAAACAAGTAAATGTTATCTCTGCTTTAAAACATATTGATTATGAACAAAATCCAAAACCTGTTTCAATACAATTGTATGAAGCAGGTTATTCAGCTCAGCCTAGTGCTTCAAGAAATGTTGAATATTCTTTATTTATGACAAATTTTTCTGTACCCACAATAAATCAACAAAATCTTATAAAAGACGGATCTATAGTAACAGGTGTTTTAGGATATGCAAATTCAAATACTTTTTATATTTCAAATTACAATTCATTCTCCTATACTTTAAGTTCAAATGTTCTAGCTAGTCCAATTGAACCAACCCAAACTGGGCAATTTACTATTTATTTTGATGATCAGGTTAAACCCAATCCATATTCACAAACAAAATTATATACTTTTGTTATAACTGATCAAAATAGTAATATAAAAGGAAACTTAACTATTCTTATATCCTTTTATATAGCAAAATTTCCTTATATAAGTACATTAATGCCAACTACACAAAATATGTATCAACTTACGATAAGGTGTGAGATTCCATCTTTTAATTTTCAAATGCATGATGCTAATAATTTTAAATTTTTATATTCTGACATTTTTTATTCTATTCCTGATATTAATAATAATGTAAAAGTTGTATCTTATGATTATGATAATGATACTAAAAAATCTTTAATGTTTATAGCCCAAAAAATCACTTTAAATACATATGGAACTGGAAGTTATACTTATCTATGGGCAACATCGCAAAATAATGACCCGCTAAGCACAACTATTCCTAGTCTTGATAATATAAATATATCTGGTCCTACTATTACAACTGATGGAGACAAACAAGTTATGTCTTGTACATTTACATTAAAAGATCAAGACATAATAACAAATTTTGTAACATATTTGATATGTACAATAATAGATAATAATACCAATATGGTATATAATACACCTATTGCATTATCGTGGGGACCGCTTGTTACATCTGATATTACTCAAAATATAGCTGACATAAACACAGAAAATACAAGTAACATCACGAAACAAAATATAAATAATTTACTTATAAAAGTTGGTGCTGTAGCCGGTGGATTTACACTAACAGGAGGAATTGCGTTTATTTATTTTAGAAGATTGGCTATCTCAAATGCAAGAATTGTATATCAATATTTTCAATCAGGTCTTGAATATAATACAATTGATGTGATTAGTTTAAGAGGAATGACTATTGCTACTGATGGCGAAGTAACCGAAGTTGTACAGGCAGACTCAACAGCTGCAGAAGTTATTGGATGGCTTGAAGAAGGGATTATCTATTTGTCAAATTTATAAAAATTAACTATTTTTATTTTTACTTCTTTTCACTTCTTTTCACTTTTTATTACTCATTAAATCAAATGAGTAATCACGGGCGTCACGCACATCTCACCTTTGTCCCCGCCAACATCGTCGTTGGCTTTTTGCAATCCGATCCCGACCACTATTACGACACCTTTACGCGGTTTGACCTCCGTGCCCGTCATGTCGCCTCCGTCGTCGACTATATCGACCGTATTCCACACGCCATCGTTGACGCCAGCACCAAACTGCGTGCACGTATTCGCGAGGCCGTGCCCATCGTCGACGCGCGTCTTGCGCGTATCCAACAGGTCGGTTTCAATGGTCAAAAAGCGGCCGACTTGCCTTGGCGTATCGGGTTTATGAAAAACAATAAAGCGGGATACGAAGATGGGCTTCCCCACACCCGTGTGGATTTAATAATGTTACCAACAAGTCTCGCCAAGACCTCCGACCGCGAACTGATCGACACGCTTTTTCACGAAAAAGTCCACATTTACCAAAAGGCTTACCCACGCGATCTGAAAAGGTGGCTGGTGCACAACGGGTTTGAACGTGTCCGGCGTCGCACAAAGGGCTCGCGCATCCGCGCCAACCCCGATATTGACGAATGGGTGTACAGAGACGCAAATCGTGTCTACAAATGCCTATACAGTTCGGAGACGCCCCGGCATATTGAGGACGTGAAAGAAGATGGATTAAACTTTGAGCACCCCTTTGAGGCAGCCCTTTAGAAAAGGGCCGCACCCCCGAAGCGCGGTTACTAAATCTTATTTGAATTTTATTTTATTTGTGGATCAAAATAGTTAATTTAAATGTAATATTTTTGGGCACTAAGCGCTTTTTAGTCTTCCAAAAGAATAAAAGTCCGCTAAACCGACGCGTGCTCTCTTTTTGGGCACTAAGCGCTTTTTATTTTTTTTTTTGCGCGCTTTTTTCTAAAAAGCGCTAGTCTTAGTCTTCCATATAAAACTCCAACAATTTTTCTTGAAACTCCTTATCACTATCAAACCCTTTCGGTCCGCATATTTTACCGGTTTCCTTATACAGCCTTTTCCACTTGCCCAACTCGGACGCCGTATAATCACCAATCATCCTAGTTTGGCGCTGGATTTCGCGCTCCAGTGCGTCATCAAAATCGTCCCCATTTAATTCACACAATTGATCAAGGTGATCTTGGTACAAACGATCTTTTATCGACGACGGCAAACACTTGCTTAATTGGGCAATGTAGTCATCGCTATTTTTCAAAATGTTGATTTTTGCATACGCATCCTTCAACTCCTTAATGTCCTCGTGTGCATTCATCATCATATCGGAACTATCAATACGTCTTGAACGCGCCAGTTCGGCATTTAATGCCACGATTTTTTCCGCATACAGCTTTGCAAGAATGGGTTTGACGCCGTTATATACCAGTGTCCGAAGCACGATCGCGTTGGGGTCCTCTTTCTCCTCGTTTTCTTCGTCTGTATAGAAAAACTTGTGACGCGCGCGGTCTTTACAGATGTACATTGGCTGGTCTGGGCCAGATAAGCATTTTTTGATGGTCATATCGGCCAGCATTTTCTGGTTATCGGTCGACAATAGGTCTTTTAATGAATAGTTTTTAAACGATTCCTGTAAAGCCGTCTGTGTTAAATTAAGAATACTACCGTAATTGTTATTATTTGTTTGGTTGTTTGTTTGATTATTTGTTTGGTTTATTGTAATAGTTGCTGGCGCTTTTAAGGTTTCTTTTAGCGTTTCGACTTCTTTTTGAAGTTGGCTGACTGTAGATGATAGTGTTGGAGTGTTTTTGTGCTTGCACTTTTTCATGTGAACAGTTAGATTTTGTTTGTTTGAAAGTTCTTTATGACAAAAAGTACAATTTTTTTCTAACCTTATTTCTTGACGAATTGCCAAACACTTCTTTGCCTCTCGAAGATGTCGGTTATGAGATGACGTGCTGCTAAATTCTTTTTTACAATATTCGCACTTCATTTACTTTAATTATAATTCGTATTTTTAAATATTTTTATGATTTTTTCGCATCAAAATCATTTTTTATGCGAAAAATCCGCACCAAATGTACATTTATAAGGATAAATGTCTGGTCGATTCTAAAAATTCATAATTCTTTAATATTTTAGTCTAGAAATAGATTTAATTATTATACAATGTTTTTTCGTATTGTGTGTGTGCAGAACAATTATTTTTAGGAAAATAAAGTAGCCAAACCTAAAAATTAAAAGTTGGCTGAAAAACTATTTTTGGCGTTTTTAATATTTTCTGATTTATCAAAATTTTCATAAATGCATTTGATACCAACACGTATTTACACATTTTATTTAAAAACAGTTTCACTTTGATTATAGTCTAAATTTTTTAAAACATTTAACATTTTTTGGCAATTTTTATAGCCTTTATAAAGGTTATAAAAAAATCAATTTTAGAATATTATTAAAATTTTGTATAATTGTTGTATATTGTTAAAAATTTCGTATAATTGTTGTATATTGTTAAAAATTTCGTATAATTCGTATAATTGGGTCATTCTCTCTCAAAATGCTTGAAATAGTTTATAGTCTAAATATCGTCGCCTCGTTTTACAGAAGATAAAACTGCCAATTCTGATCGAAACACCTTGTTTCTTTCATAATCATCAACGTTTACAACATCAAATAAGGCATAACCAAGTTGTTCCATTTTATGAAGAAGTTCGTCTTTCTCTCTTCCATTTTTCTCTTCCAACATATTACTTTTATTGTCAATATGTTCTTGTATGGTTTCCCGTATTTCGTTACCAACAATTTTGATAAATTTACCCACTCGATCTGTAAATAAACGTGCATCAATATCCTCTTTTAAATTTCCTTTTACATCAAAAAGTTTAAATTTACCGCGACTAGTATCGGTACAACATAACATTAGTTTATTATCTGGTGTTTTTACAATACTGTCAACGCACATTTTAGCTAAGCCTTTTTGACCTTCCCAAAAAATCTTTTCAGTCATACATGACCTAATTCGTTCCTCAATTTGTTTATCCGTAAGAGAATCTATTGTATATACAGTAGACAAATGATCGCGTACAATATTATTGACTGTATTATTAGTTGTCGTTGTTGTCGATACAGGCTTATTCACAGCATCCATCGCTAGACGTTCAAGTATCGCTTCGTATTTATTTATTTTAACCGTATATTCTTCCTTCAAATCATTATACTTTGATTGAATGTGATCATATGATAATTTTAGTAATTGATATTGTGTTTCTTTCTCATTTAATTCTACCTCATATTCATCTTTTAAATTTTTATATTGGACATCGCATATGTTTTTTGTATGTTTAATTTTTTCCTTTAATTCTTTCTCGTGATAATCTTGTTGTTCTTTTTCGCGTTTTTCGTATTTTTCACGTTGTTCTTGCAATTCTTTCTCATGTTTTTGCAAAAGTTTAGAAACAATATATTCTCTACAAATTTCATAATGGGAATGCAGATGATTTACTGTAATAAGCATAATATTACATCCTTCACAAATAAACTTTGTTTGTAGCGAAAGTCCCCTCGATGCCAAGCATTTTTTATTTGTATTTATATGTGTTTTCAATATTGTCTTGTTTTGAAAAGTTGATTTACAGTGCTCGCATTGTTCGCGTGATGCCATTTTTAGTTTATTTTATTTATTTAAATTAAATATTAAAATAAAAATTAAATATTAATATTATCTATTGTCTAAAAACAAATTATAAATGCAAAAAATATACCATAAAAAACACGTTTTGATCTGTAATGCTTTAAAAATTTTGTATTTTCTTATTTTTTAATGAAAAATTACCAAAATTAAATCTCCAAGCCGATTTTTTTCAACACACACAAAATTTGTGTTTTTTTATTTATTTACACCTGAAAAATATGTGAAAAATATGTAAAATACATGAAAAAGATGTTATTATTTTACATATTTTTTACATCTATATGTTGACTAATACAATTTTAATTTTTATCTTGCATATATTTATGAAAAAGCTTTCTAGCAGTCGCTTGGTATTTGGATGGGCTTCATTATTTTATTTATAAAATTTATCTATAAATAAATGAGAATCATAGTCGAGGCAATTGTTGTCGGTTTTATCAGTTCCTTTGTTGGGTTTATTCTTTCTTACATTTCAATGGGGAAAAATGCCCGCAATTTCAATCATTGGGGAACATTGTTAACGACCTTTTTCTTTTCTGGTGTCATTGTGCACTTTACGTGCGAAATGCTGGGGATCAATGCGTGGCAAGCGGTAGCGCGGTCCCGTCCGCGCGCCGACGGAGTTTAATGAGGAGGGGTCCCGCCCCCTCACGGCGGAATTTAGATTTGGGGGTACGGCCCTTTTCTAAAGGGCTGTCGAGGGGTCCCGCCCACAGGAAGCTTTGCTTCCGCCTGCGAAGCAGGCATTCACGGCGGGTTTAAAATGACATGTCAGCTAGTAATTAAGTATCCCCTAAAGAGGGCGTAGCCCAATATTAATCCGCCGTGAGGGGGCGGGACCCCTCGTTAGTTGCGTATAATATCTACACCAAACCCAATTCCTTGAGCCGCCGCAAAAAATTTGTAACGCTGGGACAACCATCGCATCAAGTAAGCGATGCCTATAATTCCGACAGCAAATCCAACGCATAACCAACCTGCTATCCTATCGATTTGCAATGATTCCAATGAATGATCAGACGGATTATTTGGATCAATAAAAACATCGACCAAGTCCCCTTTGACGTAGGGAAAATCAGATGATGTATTTATCGAGAAGAATGCGGGCTCTGTCGGATAACGGTCTCCTTTGTACGTATACGATATTTTCAAGTCGCAAGTGTATCTTGTCGATGCTATTTGCACACAATTTGCTGAATCAATCAGCGCAGATACTTTAAATGTGTATACATTTTTTTTTAGCAAAAAGCTAATGCCAATAAAAAGTAGTATAATTCCAATAATAACTGCGATAATAAGACCAATTGTGGTACGTATTTTACCTACTTCTGCTGCACCGGAATAAAGTTGATCACCTATGCCGGGACGAGTATTTGTATACATTTATTATTTGTTTAAAATATTCTACACTTTAGTGATTTATAGAAATATAGAAGTATAAAAATAAAAGATGTCAAAACGTTGCTCTCAATCCGATGATGATACATCTCCAACGCCGCCGCCTAAAAAACGATGCAATTTAAAATTAAAATTCAAAGAAAATGAGAAAGAGAAAGAACAAGACGACGCGGAGGATGAAAGCGGGGATGATGATACAGAAATCGGTGCAGACGAGGACGAGGACGAGGATGACAATATTTTCAATTTTTTATTAAAACCGCCGCCTGAAGTGGTTGTTATCAAAAAAGAGGTCCATACGATCGCCGACTTGATTGAGATTGGCAAGATGTACGATTCTACGAAGATTTACAACATTGATGTCAAGATTTTGTACGACCTCGTTGAGCCATTGACGGTTCTCGATGGAATGATTGGAATGACGGCGATCAAGCAAGAAATGGTCGACCATATCCTGTTTCGCGTCCAAGATTTCGACATTTTCAACCAAATGATGATGCACACGGTGATCGAAGGGCCACCGGGTACAGGCAAGACGGAAGTGGCGCGCATCATTGGCCGCATTTATTTGGCAATGGGCATCTTGCGCAACAAAAATTTTATAAAGGCCACACGCAGTCAGCTAATTGCCGGTTACCTTGGCCAAACAGCGATTGCCACCCAGAAAATGATTGATGCGGCAAAAGGCGGGGTGTTGTTTATTGACGAGGTGTATTCGTTGGGAAATGCTGAAAAACGCGACTCGTTTTCCAAAGAGTGTATTGACACCATCAATGAGAATTTGACGACCAAAAAGACCGATTTTATCTGTATCATTGCTGGGTACAAGGAGGACATTAAAGATTGTTTTTTTGCGTACAATGCGGGCTTGGAGCGCCGTTTCCCGATCCGGTTTCATATCGACGAGTACAATGCAAGCGAGTTGTTTTCGATTTTCAAGAAAAAAGTGGGGGAGAATCGGTGGACGATGGACGAGTCGATCAAATTGGAATTTTTCGAGAAGCATCACGAGAAATTCAAGTTTTTTGGTGGCGATATGGAGTTGCTTTTTAATAGCTGTAAACGGGCCCATTCGCGGCGTGTGTTTGCAACGGGCGATGAAAGAAAGGTGTTGCGACAGGCGGATATTGAGAAGGGCTATGAATCGTTTATGAGCAATAAGAGGGATGGAAAAGATGGAAAAGGGGGCAAAGATGAAGGGGTATGGCAAACGATGTACATGTAAGGAGAGGGGAGGTTTTAATTTGTTTTCATGATGTAAATTAATTTTATATGAGATGGATCAAGTGGAATTGGTGTATTAGTGTATGGAGTAGTACAGCCAGGGTTACCAACACCGCACATACAATTGGCGCCATTAACATCGCACATACCTGTAATAGGAAAATTATTATTAAAATCTTGCCCACTACGGCAATCAGAAACAGTATTTCCAGAACTATTACCAGTACCATCACAAAGATTGTGAGTAGACTTATATTGTTGAAAGCTATACGTATGGGTATGTGTTGGAGCAATATGGTCTGAGTGTAAAGTTACAGAATCGTGACCACCTATGTCTCCTAGTTGATCGCTATTACTATCTTTGTTTAAAATAAATTTCGATGTTAAATCTGGAGTGGGAGTGGTACTGTCTTTGCCATCACATATTAACCAACCTTTTGGAATAGCCAAACTATTCCACGCACATATTGATCCAATTGGTATATCATTTATATTGCTGCTTGTTTTTTTAATGCAAAATAAAGGTTGATATGATGGTAAAATATCGAATGAGGATATAGATGGGTCTTTAAGCGTTGGGAAACTCGGTGTTTGGATAAATCCTTGGATCGTTGGGTCCGTACTAAAAATATTTCCATCCGGACATGAAACTGTTCCATTTGGAGGATTACTAGTCTCTGTGCAGTTATTATTAAAATCTGGAACAAGTGGATATTGAAAGCTATGTGTATGATCAGGTATATCAGATTGTTTTAAAGTAATTTTATTGTTTCCAAATGTTTTACCAAGTTCATGGCTGTCATCTCTGCCTATAAAAAAAATGTCACTAGTTCCATAATATGTCCAATCGGAACCAGATAAAGATGGCTTTTTTTTAGTACCTAAATCGTACAACCAAATAATTGTACCAATTGGAAAAGTATTTGTAGCATTATTTAGAGGTGTTGCGAATATTACAGATGTACATGTAGGCGTCAAATCAATAAGTGTTGGTTGACTACTAGTTTGGTTATCCATTGTTTTTGTTGATTTAGGTACATTATATTGACCAATGTCTGAATAACTCCAAAAACAAGATACGCCCTTAGTACTGCTTGGATCTTGTGAGTATACATTGGTGCCTAATGATTGTGCAGGTATAACATGTTCGTGATATGTTTCGGCAAGTGTTAACATATGGCTTGAGTTTCCTTTAGTCTTGCCAAAATCTAAGTCTTTTTCATCACATCCTTTTATAAATTTTCCTTGAATATCAGGAGTGCCATTATTTCCATCACACTCTACCCATCCGTCTGGTAGATCGGCTGTATCAAATGCAACAATAAAATTTGCAAACACACACTTGTTGTTTATACATTGCGCATTACCACAATCCTCATCTTGCTGACACTGTTTTTGACTAGGCTTTGTAACGCATTTGCCGTTATCACATACCTGGTTGTTTCCACACTCATTGTCACTTTTACATTTCGTGGATGGATCAATTTTATAACATTTACCATCGTGACAAAATTCACCTGTTTTGCAATCGTTGTCCGTTTTGCATGATTTCTTTTTAAATACCAAAAAGTAAAGTGCGGCAGCGATGCCACCGACAACAAGTAAAAATATACATAGGTATATAATAACAGTTTTATGAGAAAGTTCTGACACAGGTGCTACTACAGGCAGGTCAGAACTCATCTTTTATTTATCTTTTTTTATTTTATTTATTTTATTTTATTTTACAGATATAGTTATTTTAAAAGCATAGATTACTTATAAAATGAAATTATCTCAACCGATTCATTGTCTCCCCACTTTAATTCGCAAATTGTCCCACAAGACAACGATGGACCCGCTTTCTGTTGTAAATTTATACAAGGGCGACGATTGGCGTAAAGTCGTGTCTTTGCATCCCGTGTCCTTGTGGAAAAACGATTATATGGAATTGGTGATTAAAAATTGGATATCGGGTGAAAAATATTTGTACCGTAACAATTTTTCGACGGTGCATACAAAGATTTTGGAAGGCAGTTTTTTTTCAAAGATGTGTGTAGACAAGTCAGATATCGCGTTTACGCGATACCTTGTTACAGATGATCATTACACATTTGATCCATTTTCAAATGTAACAATGACGGCATTGGAACGGTCGTCAACTATCCAGCTTTATTATTACCACCACTTGTACTAAAGCTGCACCAAAAACACCACTTTTATTGCCATAATAAATTTATAAATATATAATATAAATGCCAAAGCATACAGTGACCCGCCCTCGGTCTATTCTACCTTATAGAAACCGAACCAGTCGCCCTCTTATACCACCACCTATTAAAATCCCAGAAATTTTGGGACATAATACTCCTCTTTCTTGGTTGGAAAGACAACACAAAGAAAATGAAAGAATTTATGAACAAAGTAGAGTAGTTGATGAATTCATTAGACTTTTTGAAATATTAAAAACAACTACGGATAAATTTCATCATTCTTATTTTGATACATTACAATTTTTATATGTACAGGCTCCAGGTATAATAATGAGAATATTAAAGGAGTGTACAAAAGATGATATATCAGACGACAACAAAACTAAAATAATTGGATTAATTATTGCAAAAACTTTTCCATTATATGTACTCAAGCATGAAGAATATATAAAAGCCATTGAGGCAACTATTGATGCAGAAACTATAAAGTGTATAAATGAAAAAAGTCAATCGTACAATGTTCTTAAAAATCCTGATTGGTCAAAAATGAAAACAAAGAAAAGTACAAAGAAAAGTATAAAGAAAAATAAAAAAAGTATAAAGAAAAGTGTAAAAAGTATAAAGAAAAAAAGTGTAAAAAGTATAAAGAAAAGTGTAAAAAGTATAAAGAAAAAAGTGTAAAGAAAAATAAAGGTAAACTGCAATCTAAAACGGATTAAAAATTTTACGAGGAATAAATCCTCTTAAAATTGTAATTACACCAAGCAGTCTCACTGATGCCACACATGAAAAGACCCCACGTGTTCCTTGCACGTATGGCAGTACAAGGTATCCCCTGATGCTGCCGGTGCTGGGGCAGACGGGTCGCTTTGGCGACAAGCCGATGCTGCAACAGACGGGTCGCCAATGCGACAAGCCGCTTTTCCACATGCCAATGGATGTCGGCACACGCCAACACGCGTCGCGGGACTCTCGCAACACGGGCACTTTATCGACGTGATTTGACGTACCTCTTCAACCGGCGTCTTGCAGAACGGACACGGGGGGCAAGATGCCGATGCGGATGCCGACTCAAACGTTTTCTTAAAGCAAGGCTCGCACGACCCAATGTGCTTGCACGGTAAGCACAAAATCGTCGACTCGGCGTCAAAACAGATGCTGCATTTTGATTGATCCTCGGACGAGGAAGACGCCACCGACGACGATGCAGACATAGAAGCCGTCGTGTCAGAAGCACCTGCGCTCAGTGTGTGCACAAGTTGCATCATACAAGGGCTTTCGGTGGGTCCTTGCCCGCGTTCAAGAAAGCGGTCGTAGGCTGACAATGTCATCTTGTACGCATTGCGAAGCCGGTCCCACACAAATGAAAACAGTTTTTTCATATAGTCGGAAATGGACGGGTCTTGCAAGATACTTGCTCGGCAAGCCAGTTTTGATCGGTAAAGCACATTGATGTCAGTCGACGACGATTCAAGCCCGCGCATAATGCCAAGCATCGTTTCACACGCCCCAAACGTCTTTGCCGGCTCTTCCTCCACTACCGTGCTTCCGCTCACAATTTCGCGGCAAACTTCGCCATTTCGGCCCGTGTACCGGACTTCAACCAAACTGGGGTTGCCCTTGCCCAAAAATTTGTACACGTCGTCAAGCATTCGCAATTTGACCGTCACTTTGAGAAATCCGCCGCTTTCGTTTTTCGACGACGCGTATATAGGACGCGATCTTGTTTGCACGACGCCGTCATTCATCGAGCCACTGATGTCGACTAGAAGCGTGACTACCGTCTGAACGGCGTCTGCGCTAGCGCTAGCACTCGCACTAGATTGCGCTACCGAAAAGATAAACACGTTTTTTTCGGGACAATAGTCGCACGCAAACAGATTGGACACAGGCACCGACGGGTCCGGCGTATCCATCATGTCGACGGTTTCCACCGTGATGGACGGATCGGTGGGGATGTAAACGTTTCGATTTTCAATCCAAAACACGACAGAAACGTCCCTAGCAATGGCATTTGCGCCACCAAAACATAATGCTTTGATCGCGTTTTGAAGCGTGACGGGATCACACGCGTGCGTGAACGTATCGGGGTTTTTTGACGACAGGTGTTTCAAAAACGCAAGATCGACATCGGGGCCAATGCCCATAATGCCGTCAAAAATACCAACGTGTTCATCGGTGGTCATTAATTTTTTTCGGTTTTCTTGAGATGAATCGTAGCCGTCTGTCAGCAAAAGTTTGACGTGACGTGTTTCGGGCTTCAACGCAGATTCGGTCTCGGCAAGACACTTGAAAGCGCTTTCAAAATTGGTGCCCAAATCGGCGTATACACGGGCAAAATCTTTGGGAGCTGGCAGCAACTGCGCACGGCTGTTGAACGTGATGATTTGCAAAACGGTATTGGGAAGCGTTTCGCACGCCGGAATGACACTGTCCACCAAAGCCTGTTGCGCAAGCTGGTGTTTCGACAGTACAATTTCGTGTTTTTGTTCCGGGGGTTGGTATACACCTCCGTCGGAGAAGGTGAAAGAAAGCCCTGGAAGCGCAGGCGGAAACGCGAGCCCTCCCGCATGTAACAAAGGTGGCAAAGCTGACAAAGCTGATTGACTCATTTTTGGGATATCAACGCTAAAACTGATACACTTTAATTTTAAATGTCAAAAATCGATTTTATAGGCTTTGTCTATTATTTTAAGAGGGGTAACCCCTTTTAAAATTTTTAAGTTTTTTGTGTTGTCTCACTCCGTCTCCTTACTCGTCTCCTTACTCGTCTCGCAGAGACTTAAATATCTCGATCAATGAAGTCTGAAGGTCTTTTGTAAGCCTCTCCTTTATCACTCTTGACATATTCTCATGTCCAATCATCGTATTCAAAATGACAAGATTTTTTTCAGCAATAGAATGCTGGAATTCCAAAGCCGCTTTTTCACAAAAAGCGGCACCAAAAAGCTCGTTCACTGAGGCAGTTGTACCTTGTTTTTGAAAATGACGTCATTGATGCATTCGTCAAAGTCACACGCCCATTTAAGGGTCTTGTCAAGGTCATTTAAACCATCCCAGTTATCCGGCGTGTATATCACGCGCACACACTCGACGTTTGTGTACAACTCGGTTGTAAAATAGCATTGGTAACGATCGCCGTACCCACATGTTTTGACAGTGATTTCGATGGGATCATCAGATCCGTTGGAGATCTTTTCCGGTCTAAACGCGTCGATGAGGGCTTGTCTTGCCAATTGTTGCGTTTTTTCAAAAGTGTCCAATTTGGAAGTGGACACAAATTTGCAAACGATTGTTGGCCCATACAATCCCTTAAATACGATGCGTACAGTTTTCGAGGGTGCAAACCAACTGGCCACACCGCATTGCTCCGGCGTAAGTGTAAGACTGTCCATTTTTTGTGTGCGCACGTAAAACCTGAAAAATGTTAATTTTAATGTGAAAAAGTCGATTTCAAAGCCGCTTTTTCAAAAAAAGCGGCACCAAAAACATATTCGCAGTTTTTCAAAAAAAGCAGCACCAAAAACATATTTGCTGCTTTTCTTAGGCATTTTATGAAGGATAAACCCTCTTAAAATTGTTTGTTGTTTTTTCAAAGACCTGTCGTAGACCCTTTTCGTAGACCTTGTCGCGGTCCTACAAAAAATGACGCAACGCATCCCTCGTTTTAAATGTTATTTTTTTGTCTGAAAGCGCCTGCTGAAGAAGAGGAAGGAGATGTTCGCCCACATTTTCACGCGTCTTTTTTTTCAGAAAAGACACCACAAAAGACTGCAACAAGCTAGGACGCGTCTGCAAATGCGACACCGCGATAGGGATGTAAACGTCCGACTCGAAATCTTTCAACCTTGAAATGACCCGATAGGCGCACATGACGTGCTGGTCGTTGTCCGATTGTAAAAATGGAAGAATCGCCAGATTTGCAGACGCGTCCAAGGGCGGAAAGTTGTCATAATCCACCCAGCTTGCCAATTGACGCAAGGCATCGTAATTGCCCGCTTCAATGGCGTTTAGGATGATGGGCAACATCTTTGGAAAAAGGTTGGCTGACGGGTCCTTGCATTTTTTGTACTCTGAAAAAATAAAGACGGAAAGCACGTCGCACCCTTCTGAAAAGTCGATGCTGCCGTCGGCATTTGCATGAAAGTGCAAGGGGGGCAAAAAGTTGAAATATTGTATCTCGCGAAAATTGCAGATGCCCCCCGAGGTGCACTTGTCAAAGTCTTGGGGGGTGATGGCAAAAGGCTCGATGAAAGATCCACTCCAGTCCATAGTGTGGGCAAATCAATTTTTGGCATTTTTTACCCAGAAAAAACGATTTTATGACAGGGGTATGCCAGTCCTAAAAAGCCAGGCAAGAATTCTTGGTTAGTTCTATGGCCATCAAGAGCGCTTTTTGGTACAATTGAGGCGACGTAAATCGTCCAGACACACACTTGTTTGCGATAGACTGAATAATAGGATTTTTGCATTTTTCAAATATGCGCCCTAGCGCGATCACGTCTTCGACTGGATTGTGTTTTACCACGCTAAAAGATTTGGCCGTTGTATAGTCAAAAAACTTGTAGACACGATCACCATTTTTGTTTACAACCCATCCTATCGTTTTTGGACTAATATTAAACAATGCAATTTTATTTAAATGAAAGTCTCGAATGGCGCGTAAAAGTTGCAAAAAACAGTCATATGCGATAGCATCCCTTGTTTCAATCTCATCTGTCGAAATGTCAAACCTTTCATCGGTAACAAACGTGTCAACCACTGACTCCATTATTCCATCCAATCGCTCCATGGCGATATTATTGTCCCACATATCGTATACATTAATAGAATGTGGCATTCCATTAAAAATGTACAAATAGCGTATTGCAGATACCATATCAAGCAACTTTTCTTGTGGAAACTGTTTAATCACGACATTGTCTCCAAACTCTTTGTGCGATGCAATATAAAATCTGCGATGTTTCGTGTTTAAAAATTCATAAAGGATTTGGTATTGGGAATACTCGCTAGGACCTATTGTAATATCGTTCCAAGAAAATTTGGAAGAAACCCGTTGCATTAGACCCTTTATTATAATGATAATGAATGATAATGAATGATAATGATAATAAATCAGTTTTATAAATACCGCATTTTAACAGAGCGTGTGCCCTCTTAAAATATAACCCCACCACCACTCAATACGACTCGCTCATTTTGATCCCGTAACGTCTTTCAAGAATAGTGACTTCTTCTAAAAATAAATCATGCTCGACCGCTTTCTGTCTAATACTGTTTTCAACCTGCTTGTAGTTTATCCATGATTCTGTTGACATTGCTTTAAATTTCACATCTGGTGTAAGGTCTTTAAGCGTGTCGTGCAAGTCTTCCAGTTTTTCTTCCAAGGCTTCCATTTGCCTCAAAAGCCTGGAACGGACCTTGTAGGCCAACTCTAGAAACAACTGTTTTTGCATCGCAGATCAATCAATCATTTAAAAAAGAAAATCAAAATAATCGATTTTATATACAATTTAAAATTTAAATTCTTTAATAAAATGGGAGTGTTATACTGGGTGCTCGGTATATTTACGATTCTTACGTCGCCATTGAGTGCGATGGCAAGCGTAAGCTCAACACCTTCTTATACTGACATTGTCCAACAGACAAACAGTATCACGTCTGAATTAAAAGACGTTGCATTGAGCCAGTTCTACGAAGCCAAACAAGACGTTCTCAATGCCAAGCAAACTCTTGTGTTGTCAAAGCAAGCGCAAACGATTTTTTCCCAATTGCAACAAACAAATAAAGGTATGGATTTGACAAAGTCCAAATCTTTTTTTGTCGATTTTAAAAACCGATTTGAAAATGATGTGGAAAACGCGGAACAAGGCGTATTGATGTCAAAGCAAATTCTTACTCTTTTTACACGCTTAAAAAATCAAATTGAGAAGGAACGCAAGGAATGTCAATGTTTGTGTACGCAAAATTCTGTTATGCCTACACAAAAGTTTAAGGAAGTTTTTTCATCTGCCAAAAAATTGTTGATTGTTACGAAGAACACGCTCAGAAAGGCATTGATAGCATACGCGCAAGCCACTAAAGCAAATGTCAAGGAGGCTCAAGAAACTGCTAAGCGCGCTCAAAATAAGGTTATAATTGCCAAGGTCGTACTGAAGAAGGCAGAGAAAAAGTTTGTAACCACCACGTCTGCTCTCATTAAGGCAAATACAGAAGACCAAAAGAAAGTAGCCTCCAAAATGTTTTCCGATGCACAAAAAGCGTTAGTTGTTGCTAAGAATGCGGTCAAAAAGGCATTGAAATCAGCCGAACTCAATAAACGTGTCGCCGTGAAGGCTGAACACAATGCATTGGTGGTATACGCAAAAATAGCCAAGGCAAATGTCAAGAAAGCACAAGAAGAAGCCAAGAGCGCTGAAAAGAAGGTTACGATTGCCAAGGTTAATAAGAATAAGGCCGAGAATAAGTTAAAAACTTTAAGGGCTACTCTTATGAAGGATACGACACAAGAACAATTGAATGTTTCTGTCAAAAAGATTGACATTGCCTATAAAGAATTGGCTGTTGCAAAGACGAAACTTAAAAAAGCATTGGTTTTGGCTAGTCGCAAGCAACATATCACAATGAAAGCTGTTAGCAAGTCATTGATGGCCAACGCAAAAGCAGCCAATGCAAATGTCAAGGAAGCTAAAATTGCTGTGAAGCGTGCTAAGGTTGCTATTAAGAAGGCTGAAAAGAAGGTGACTTTAGCAAAATCTGATCTTATTAACGCCAAAACTCCTACACAGATGAAGATCGCTGTAAAGAATATTGCATCTGCCAAAAAAGTGTTGATTGTTACCAAGAAGGCTCTCAGAAAGGCATTGATCTCGGTCAATCGCAAGAAGGGCATTGCCATTAAAGCTGATAGCAAAGCATTGATGGCATATGCACAAGCCATTAAAGCAAACGTCAAGGAGGCTCAAGCAGCTGCTAAGCGCGCTCAAAATAAGGTTATAATTGCAAAGATTGCCAAGAAGAGGGCAAAGAAGATGTTGTCTACAGCAAATATGGCTCTCAAGAATGCAAAGACATCGATTCAAAAGAAGGATGCTACCAAAAAGATTGCCACTGCCAAGAAAGTTTTAGTTGTTGCCAATAAGAAACTTCAAAAGGAATTGACATTTGCCAATCAAAAGAAGAGCATCGCAGTGAATATGGCTCGCAAGGCCTTTATAACTTATGCGAAAGCAGTCAAGGCAAATGTCAAGAAGACCCAGGCAGCTGCTAAGCGCGCTGAAAAGAAGGTTATAATTGCAAAGGCCACCAAGAAGGCGGCAGAGAAGATGTTGACGGATACAAAAGCTTCTCTCATGAATGCTAACACCCCCCAACAAAAGAACGTCGCAATCAAGAAGATTACAAATGCTAAGAAAGTGTTGGCTACAGCCAACACTATGCTTCAAAAAGCATTGTTATCGGCCAAACTAAAGCAACAAATTGCCTTTAAAGTTTCTAGTAAGTACTTTGTAACTTATGCGAAAGCAACAAAGGCAAATGCCGAGAAGGCCAAAGCCGATGTTAAGAGAGCTGAAAAGAAGGTTGCGATTGCAAAGGCTATCAAGAAGACGGCAGAGAAGAAGTTGAAGATTGCCAAGGCTTCTCTCAAGAGGGCGAAGACCTTCGTTCAGAAGAAGGTCGCTGCCAAGAATATTGTCACTGCTAAAAAAGTTTTAATGGTTGCCAAGAAGACACTCAAAAAAGAAATGGCATCGAGTAATATTAAGCACAGTATCGCCATAAAGGCAGCTCAAAAGGCATTGGTGGCATACAATCAATTATTAAAGTCGAATGTGAAGAAAGTACAAGCCGCTACTAAACGAGCTGAAAACAAGGCTATTCGTGCAAAGGCATCAGAGAAGACTGCTGAGAATAAATTGAGGGAGGCCAAAGCTGTTCTCATGAAAGCAAAGACACCTGTACAAAAGAAAGCCGCTGAAAAGAAAGTTGTTGCTGCCCAGAAAGTAGTGGTTGTTGCCATGAAAGCTGTTCACAAGGCCTTGTTTTCTTATTCAAAAGCCGCAAAAGAGAATGTCAAGCAGGCAAAGGCTGCTTTTAAGCACGCTGAAAAGAAGGTAACGATTGCCAAGGCTGCCAAGAATACAGCTGACAATAAGTTGAAAGCTGCCAAAGAAGCTCTAATGAATGCTAGAACGCCTAACCAAAAGAAGGTCGCTGTTAAAAAGATTGTCACTGCTGAGAAAATTTTGGTTGTTACCAAAGCCACGCTAAAAAAAGCAATAGTATCGGCTAATCACAAGAAGCAAGTCGTATCCAAGGCTACTCGTAAGTTATTTATGGCATACGCACAAGTTGCAAATGCTAATGTGACTAAGGCAAAGGAAGTTGCTAAGCAAGCCGAAAAGAAAGTTAGGCTTGCAAAGGTTGCAAAAAAGAAGGCCGATAAAAAGTTGAAAGCTGCCAAAGAAGTTTTAATGAATGCTAAAACGCCTAGCCAAAAGAAAGTCGCTGAAAAGAAAGTTGTCGTTGCCAAAAAAGTCGTGGTTGTTGCCAAGAATAAACTTAGAAAGGCGCTAAAAGTTGCCAATCGCAAGAAGCGTATCGTAAAGAAAGCTACTCACGAAGCGTTGATGGCCGCATATCGCGCAGCCAAGGCTAATTTTAAAAGGGCTCAAGCCTCTGCTAAGCGATCTGAAAAGAAGGCTGTGCGTGCTAGGGTTGACGAGAATACAGCCGAGAAGAAGTTGAGAGCTGCCAAAGAAGCTTTAATGAATGCTAGAACGCCTAACCAAAAGAAGGTCGCTGTTAAAAAGATTATTACTGCTGAGAAAGTTTTGGTTGTTGCCAAAAAGGCCCATAGAAGTGCATTAATATCGGCCAATCTTAAGCAGCTAATCGCACTCAAGGCCAAGAAGATCGTCGCTGTCAATCAAGCATTGGTTGTTAATAAGCCAGCGGTTATTCCTAAAAATGTATTTGTAAATAAAGTTGCTCCCAAGAAGGTAGTAATTGCTCCTAGGGTAGTAGTTGCTCCCAAGAAGGTAGTAGTTGCTCCCAAAAAGGCAGTAATTGCTCCTAGGGTAGTTGCTCCCAAAAAGGCAGTAATTGCTCCTAGGGTAGTAGTTGCTCCCAAGAAGGTAGTAGTTGCTCCCAAGAAGGTAGTAGTTGCTCCCAAGAAGGCAGTAATTGCTCCCAAGAAG